GGGCCCCGCGCGACCCCGGGGGGGTTAAGGCCGCGATGGAATTCGGAGGATTTTTTACTGAAAATCTGTATTTTTACCTCAGAAATGTGTGTATGTACTGTGAAGTTTGTGAGCATAGAAGCAGTTAATCCCTTTGGCAGAAACAGGCCGCCTTTCAGAGAGCATAGTCAAGACTTTGAGAGAGCCCTGAGAGGGTACAGCAAAGAGCACTTATGCAGTGTTGTTACACAGTGTTCTAAAGATTTTGTGCAAATGTTGTTTTCCCCGATAGTGCCCCTCTTGAGACATACACAGATAGCGCAAGAATGCTGAGACGGTTGCTTAAATCAAAGTTAAAGTATGTGTTCTGTTTTCCCCATAAAGTGTCCGAGGCCTAGTCTGAATGCAGCTTGCGGCCGGAGCTCAAAACACAAGATAAGTATATGTTTTTATTTTCACTAACAAAGGGGAAGGGGTCAGGGGTCTGTCTTATAACATGTACGTGTCTCCGCCTCACAGATTCTGGCATAATTTTTTAAATATGAGCGTTTAAAGGGAAGCGGTGCAGTGTGACGCAGTTTTAATTCTGCCGAGAGACCGTCCTGTTTATTGTGTGAAATAAAAGCAAAAAGGTACTTATGCCTCCGACGAGATGGTCTCCTCCCGGCGCCGGGGCCCTCCGGAGCAGTGGCCGGTGTTCGTGGCCCCCGATATTTGCCTGGATTTTCAGAAAAATCCTCCGAATTCCCTCGCGGCCTTTGTACTTTCATTTTCGCCGGGCCGCCGACACGGGCTGTTTCTCTGTAAAAATACCAAAGAAAACGCAGTTAATCTGTAGAAATTTCTTGGGATATCAAGTCCCTAGACCCCTGCCTCCTGTTTTTCACAAAAATTTCTTCTTAAAAACTCCGGATTATAGCAGATACAGAGGTTTTTCTACTCACCGGGAAATGTTGGAACTATGCCAAGTCTGTGACGCAGCAATAATTCTCAGGATCTCGGTCTTCTTTCAAGACCCCGGTCCACAGAGGTGCAAAAATAATGATGGGCCGGGGTCTTCAGCCGTCTTTCTTCTTTCTAATCATGTTTCCACCGGGCCCGGGGTCCTATCCGGACCCCGGGACGGAGCTCCGCGCCGCCGCGCGTCCGGAGCCCGTGTGACTGCTTGGTTTCTGTTTTAACACGCCGAGGCGGAGCGGGGAACTGCCCGGGGCGTAGTGGAAACGTAGGGAACTTGGGAATCACCGGGAATTACCCAACTACCAGCTGAGTTCCCTCGGGTCCCGGCTGCTTTCTAGGATTATGTTGGATCTGTTTTCATTCAGAGCATGTTCAAGCCTGCCCGGGCGCGGGCGGGCGGGTACAACCACGCGGAGATCTTCCTGCAGTCGTTTCAGAGTAACGGGAGCGACCTGAAATACCTGTACCCCTTCAGTCTGAGCCAGTTTCTGGCGCGGCCCACGGCCGTCCCGCAGCTGCCACACACACCGTGCAACGGCACGGAGCAGAGCGGGACGTCCACGGGCATGTTCTACTACGGAGAGGACAAGATCTGCGTGGACATCAGAAACACAGACCTGTCCATGTACAGGATCCAGGCCGCGGTGGTGACCATCCCCCCGATGCTGGCGTCGGCCGTGGACATGCACTACACGCTGTTGCACAACCACACGAGCGACAACTCCACCGCCCAGCGGTTCGTATCCGGCCTCCCCATCGTGGGCCTGCAGAGCCTAGCCTCGGTCCTGGACGAGGAGATGCACGTCATCCTCGAGAAGAACTACACGGTCCAAGGCAACTCCTGGTGAGCGGGCGAGGGGCGATGAGGCGGTGCGGGCGTCCCGGGGCCAGCACGCCGCCCCCCCGCTCCCCGGTCAACTACCCCCCCCCCTTTGTTCCCCCCCACAGCACCGCCTTCGCGGGAGCGAGACTGACAACCACGCAGGTGAGAAACGGAACAATGTTGAGAACCCTGCTGTGGGTTGGCTTCTACCACAGCCTGAACCTGTCCTGGGAATACTGCCTACACAAACACCACAACCTGAGTAACGGCACAGAAGACACGTGTCCCGAAACCAACTCCACATCAGCCCCGGAGAGGTAAGAACGTGACACGCCCACATCCCAGGTGAAATTGCACACGCATGCAACGTTTCAAAAATATCCAATAAAGACCTTTCCACACAGCACAGGAAAAACTGAAATCACTATTCCAAGGTCTCGGACGGGCATTGGCAATCAAGGCCGCGGAGAACGCCGCCACAGACTACACGATCCGGTATCCAGTGCGGGCGATCCGTGAAGTTCGCAGGACAACGAGATCTAAGTCTAAGAGGCGGCCTCGTCCCAGGCCTCGTCCCAGGCCTCGTCCCAGGCCTCGTGCAAATACTCAGGTCAAACGTATTTATGTAACATGCCGCTGCAACCGCACCCGCTGTGTCCCTGTCAGCCGACCCCCCCGGCAGGTCAGAAGCAGCAGAAATACCCCCTGTTCCAAGGTACATTTGCAAAGGAGAAAAGAAGTCATACCCAAACACGGCATAGGCATCATAGACTCGTAAGTACCCCCCCCACACACACACACACACACACACCTCCGGCAGTGTCAATATCAAGAAACGGCAAAAAAATTAATTTCACTTTGTGATTACAGATTTCTGCAACCGAGGACCATCACTACATTCTGGCAGGAAATACCACAGAACATCACATACACCGATCAGACATCTCCCACCGTGATCAATATCAACAATACGGAAAAAGCACAATGGTAAAAGCAACGGAAGTGCATGTGTAAAACCTACTGTAAGCATAAAAAAAATCTCTCTACGCTAACAATCCACCCTCTCTTAAATTCACAGCGAAACAAGACTGAGAATCAGCACCCAGAGGCACACTTGGAAGAACAGGCCAATGATCATCCTGAAGATAATACAGGCCACTCAAACCAAGAGCGACAACGTTTCTGACTTCTGCTACCACGGTTACATCAACCCTGTGCCCTCCGCCGAAAAGTAGCAGCACATGTCCCTGCTTCCCCATAACTGTAGCCACATGCAGACCCACAGACACTGTATAAGTATTAAAACAAAGAATAAACACATATAAGGAAAATGTTGTTCCTATTTTTGATACTGCAGCACGCTCTGTGCAGCGAGACTGAGCTACACTTCGATCAACACATTGAGCCTCAGAGTGATCCCATGTCACTTCCTAAGCTAGGATTCTGTTGTGATGAAATAGTCACCGAGATGCCGGAAAACATCCCAGAAAATGCAACCATCTGCGAGGAGGGGGTTGTGTAAGTGTCTTAACTTATCTATCACTCGCATAAGGCAATGGCGGTAACGCCTGGCCACTGAATGCCTCCTCAATTTCAGAATCACCTCACCCTCAGAGTCACACATCGTCTGCTTCGCCGATCCACACATCACCCGCAGTCACTTCCCCCCTAAATACGGAGAAAAAAGGCAGAGAGAGCAAGACTTTAACTTATTCATAAGGTATATGTCAGTTTATTATTATGACTTCAAAAAAATCCTTCAAAGACTCATCAATGTCAATTACCTTTACAGCGAGAACAGCACAAGCACATTTTCAGGACGCCTGAATGATACACAGGATTCCCTGTCCCTCACGGAGCTCTTTAGTACCATTTACAACGATTCCTGCATCAGAAGTCCCTATGATGTATTCTACCACCTTCCGGACACTTTCAACGGTTGCAGATTCAAGAGTTTTTATCAGGGCAATCAGAGTGAATGAACTTAATGATATTAAACAGGTCTGAATGTTCAGCATACTGTTTCTTGGAGTAAATCTCAAAATCAAAATACCTCTTTCGGGTTGCTATTTTAAAAAAGTGAAGGAAATTGTCTGCCAGATACCAGCTCTGCTTGAACTGTCTGTTGTAGCCGATAATCTGCAGGTTGGCATCTACACAAATGAACAACTGACTGGTCTCCGCAGACTCATCAGTGAAAGTGCTGATGAAGCCGAACACATACATTGGAACTCCCCTGAAGCTGAGAAATCCATCAACACAGAGGTCATCTAATTCATACCCCCCCACTGTAAAAATCCTGTCGGACATCCTCCCGGGACACCCATTGATGAGCCACTTGCATCCAGTCAGCTCTAGCCGTAGCTTCAGCAGTAGGGGCAGAGTCATACCATGGCTAATGAGCTTCTTTAGGGAGGAGTCCACTACAGTGGCAAAGGGTGTGTCAAAGTCCTTGTACAGCGTGTCACACCTGCACAGGCCATCTCGGGAGAACACCTCCGCAGACTCCGCGGCGATAAAGACCCGGGGGTCGCCGTAGCGGGCGTCAAAGAGTAATATCCACCCGCACTGCAGCAGTAAAAGGGCCGCTACGGTCTTGGAGGGTGACATTTTCTCGTTTGAGTGAAATATGAGCCCAAAGGGAACCATCCAGCCCGCGGGAAGATCATACTCCCTCAAGAGAGTGTCGCAGACATGATCAAACACATGACTGCTCGCAGTGACTATCTGCAATCTCTTTCTGGGGGGCCAGGGCAGGAACATATCGAAACCATCATGTATGGTCAGATGTCTGCAGATGTCCCCGGGCCCCTGGTGTAAGAACTCCATCTTCCTGCGCACCTGTCTACACACACCCTCAAACTTACCGATGCTGTCTATAAAAAAATCCACTGACCTGAAGACTACATCATTAATGCACTCTCCCGTAAACTTATCCTTAAGGACCTGCCTGTATTCGGCATCCCTCATCACACGATCCACGATACAATTGATAGCTCGCGGATCTATCTTCCGCTTGATGTGGTTCAGCATCCCATAGATCTGATTGATCCACGGTACGCTGACCCTACGAACAGTCTGAGTATTTCCCAGATCATAGGGGGCACCTTCAAAGGTCATCACTCTCAGCAACACAATGCACTCACGGCACAGGCTCTTATCCACATCACTCAAGGCATTAAAAGATTCCAGCAAACTGTGGCAGGACTCCTCGGTGTCAGTATTTGTTACATATTTCCGGCTACGCTTCTTATCAGAGGCCGACGGGTGCCTATGTTTTACAGAGGTACTTCCATCCACCAGAATAGCCTCTGACTTATGTGTATTGCTTCTTTGTGACAAGAAGGTAATAACTTCTTCAAGTTTCCTTTTCTTACTACATACGTGTCCCCCGTGCATTTCCACCTGCATCTGAAGCAGCAAGAGATTAGGCAGATCAGTTAACAGAAGTACCGTCACATAAGACAGCGCTGAGTCACAATCACTTGAGACTTTCCAAAAAAAAAAATACGAGGTATTCTCAGAAAAGAACAGGTGTTTTAATCCGCGGATAATAAGTACCTACCAAAAGATTGGAGGCGAGATGATGCAAAATACCACCCGGAGATGGCACATCTCCTGGCCTGAAACCAAATCTAACAAATTGAGTACAGCAAATAGTCCGTCATCGTCTATCTACCTTGTCCTTAGACCATGAATGACACCAATGAATAGCCAGTTAACCTTGACCTTAAAGCATGAAAGATTAAATTACTGCCACTTCACGGATGTCCTCATATGCCGTGTAAATCCAATTAGAAAAATCCAATTATAAAAGCACCCATGATGTTCTGCCCACCAAAAATCCTGAGCATGAAAAATCCAATTATAAGACAAACAGAAATGTTCTGTTCAGGACGTTCCCTCCCACTCGGGAGCTTTGTTTGTTTAACTTGTCCTCAAGGACAAAAAGGCAACCAATAAATTTCCTTGAGTGCCTCTGCAATACTGTTAAAAAAAACTGGACATTAACCATTGAATACATTAGTAAGACAGACATAAGACACTCACCCTTCTGCGTATCCTTGAGTCTCCAAAAGCTCTGGAAAAAAAAGAACAAAAATCCAGTTGAGAGAACATTATTAACAGCAACTACTTGCATCGGGGTAATTTCCATACCCCCCCCCAACCCCAATTTTAAAAACTTCAAAACACTGATTTTATAAAAAAATATAAAAGTACATTTATAAATTAATGTTAAAAAAACAACTTGGTAAATTGTAATAAAACCACACCTGTTCTACATCCCCACGGTTTTAAATCCCCCTGTATACCAATACCCTCATTATTTTATATCCCCCCATCTGTCCATATGTCCCTGCAAGGCATCACAGTGACTCTGGGCATAAAAGTCTTATGAGCCACAGCACACTCACCAGGACTGTTGCGAGCGAGTGCTGGGTACAAGACACCGCATTATATAGATGAGGTGTAGGAAAAGTAGGATCCATTGAATGGTTCCTTCATTCAATGGAAGGAGGAGCCAGAGAGTTGGCACAACATCAACTCGAACTTCTGGCATCGACTCAAAGCTTTAATTGATCACACATCTGGCACACACCCAGAAGACTGATTACTTCCTCCTTATTGTGCATGCGGCGCCGTGACATGCTGCCACAACAATGGCCCTCTCACAAACCTTGAGAAGGCATTTCCAGCAATTTACCATGCACTTGAACATTAACTCAAAGACATTATGAGAGCATGGTAGGAATACACTGCACGGCAGATCAGAAAGTTATTCCACTCTGTGAAAGAGGCTCAAAAAGTATCGGTGCAGCAGAGTAAAAAATACACAGAATAAAGAACTGATTGTGTGTGCTCCGCCCGCGCCCGGGCAGGCTTGAACATGCTCTGAATGAAAACAGATCCAACATAATCCTAGAAAGCAGCCGGGACCCGAGGGAACTCAGCTGGTAGTTGGGTAATTCCCGGTGATTCCCAAGTTCCCTACGTTTCCACTACGCCCCGGGCAGTTCCCCGCTCCGCCTCGGCGTGTTAAAACAGAAACCAAGCAGTCACACGGGCTCCGGACGCGCGGCGGCGCGGAGCTCCGTCCCGGGGTCCGGATAGGACCCCGGGCCCCGGTGGAAACATGATTAGAAAGAAGAAAGACGGCTGAAGACCCCGGCCCATCATTATTTTTGCACCTCTGTGGACCGGGGTCTTGAAAGAAGACCGAGATCCTGAGAATTATTGCTGCGTCACAGACTTGGCATAGTTCCAACATTTCCCGGTGAGTAGAAAAACCTCTGTATCTGCTATAATCCGGAGTTTTTAAGAAGAAATTTTTGTGAAAAACAGGAGGCAGGGGTCTAGGGACTTGATATCCCAAGAAATTTCTACAGATTAACTGCGTTTTCTTTGGTATTTTTACAGAGAAACAGCCCGTGTCGGCGGCCCGGCGAAAATGAAAGTACAAAGGCCGCGATGGAATTCGGAGGATTTTTCTGAAAATCCAGGCAAATATCGGGGGCCACGAACACCGGCCACTGCTCCGGAGGGCCCCGGCGCCAGGAGGAGACCATCTCGTCGGAGGCATAAGTACCTTTTTGCTTTTATTTCACACAATAAACAGGACGGTCTCTCGGCAGAATTAAAACTGCGTCACACTGCACCGCTTCCCTTTAAACGCTCATATTTAAAAAATTATGCCAGAATCTGTGAGGCGGAGACACGTACATGTTATAAGACAGACCCCTGACCCCTTCCCCTTTGTTAGTGAACATAAAAACATATACTTATCTTGTGTTTTGAGCTCCGGCCGCAAGCTGCATTCAGACTAGGCCTCGGACACTTTATGGGGAAAACAGAACACATACTTTAACTTTGATTTAAGCAACCGTCTCAGCATTCTTGCGCTATCTGTGTATGTCTCAAGAGGGGCACTATCGGGGAAAACAACATTTGCACAAAATCTTTAGAACACTGTGTAACAACACTGCATAAGTGCTCTTTGCTGTACCCTCTCAGAGCTCTCTCAAAGTCTTGACTATGCTCTCTGAAAGGCGGCCTGTTTCTGCCAAAGGGATTAACTGCTTCTATGCTCACAAACTTCACAGTACATACACACATTTCTGAGGTAAAAATACAGATTTTCAGTAAAAAATCCAAGGTGCTTACCTTAGTGTCCTTTGCCTCTCTTCCCTGGGCCGGAGAGGAACAGCTGGAGCAACTCAAAGAGCCAATCAGAGGTGAAAATGTGGGTGTGTGCCTTTAAGAAAACAGAAGTCTGGTTTGGCGGGACCTCTGAATGACTTCAGTTTCATGTAACAGTACCCACGTACTTTCTTAGGAGAAAAGGAAAGATAAAGTCTGGTTAAATCAAGACATCTGGCAAGTGGGGAGAGAACAGGGAAGATACCCTGCGTGACCCCGTGTGATTAATTAAGACATTTGGCAACTAGGGATAGAACAGGGAAGATACCCTGTGCGACCCCTTGTTTTTAAGAAGTCAGCACAGTAATTTTCCAATAAACCTTCTCACGAGAAAGGAAGACATGAATTTAGAAACAGTACACAAGTGACAGGAACAGGGAAGGTACCCTGTGTGACCTTTCGGCTTTAACCATTTCTGGGAAAAAACTGTGCTAAGGACTATGAGAAAACAGAAGTGAGTGTGTCTCCAGAGTTAGGAAAAACATGGTGTGACTCCACCAAATGAGAATTGCATATGGTCCTATACAAAGAATAAGGAAGACACTTTAAATGAACTTTATGTTTAAGCAAGTTTGTGGAAAACAACACATGGATACAGTAATTAGAAAAGGGAAGTTAGCCTCTAAATTTGGAAAATGTGCGTGTTGTTCAAGAAGAACAAGGAAGACATTTTCCATGAACTCTATTCTTAAGCAAGTTCGCGGTAACATTGCAGATAGCAATCTTAATTAAAAAAGGGAAGGCGGGCTCCCAAATTAGAAAGTGCGTGCGTGTTCACACCAAGGAACGAGGAAGGCACCTTAGGTGAACTTCTTTCTTAAGCAAGTTAGTGGAAAATAACAGATAGACATCTTAATGTGAAAAAGGAAGCCGAGCTCCCAAATTAGAAAATGTGTGCGTGTCCATCCCAAGGAACAAGGAAGGCACTTTAGGTGAACTTTATTCTTAAGTAAGTTAGTGGAAAACAACAGACGGAAATCTTAGTCAGAAAAAGGAAGCCGGCCTTTGTCTAAGTAGGAACGGGCACCCCACCTAATGACCAAATTGCATGTCTGTCCTTCAGAAGAAGGAAGATACCTCAGTTGACCCTTATTCTTAAGCAATTTTCTGTAAACAGCAAGTGTCCGTCTTCGTGAGAAACAAGAAGTTCCTCCCTGTCCCACTGAATAGCAATTGTTAAACCGGGACACGGGTAGCATAACTAATTGCATGTTTTGAAAGCCTTAAATGTTTTTCCAAAACAGAGGCTGAAACACCATTGGTCAAGACGTTGACTGGTAAAGCAATCACACCGCCCAAACCTTCCCTATAAAAGAGGCATGTGAGAACCCGGGACACAAGTCTCCCGCAGGCAGACAGCGGGACAGGCGCGCGCCGAACTCAGAAAATATACCGGTGTCTCCAAAAACAGTAAGTACGCTGGTTTTTTGTGCCCGCCGAGGCTTTCTTGAAACTGTACACTTGCTACTTCAGAGATTTTTAGCTGCCATGTACTTAAAAATGTTTAGGCTGTTAATGTGATCGTTGCTTTTAAGAAGGGTGTGTTTGCTGTGATTTAAACTCATGATTTATACTGGAAACTCTTGGAAGAACAAGGTTTCTGTGGGGAATGTAGATGCGCTTGTTCTGAAGAAAGCTGAGAGACCTTTAAGGTTTCTCCGAGCGTCCATGTCTGCACCGTGCTTAAACTCTGTTCTGAGGAGTATTTCCCGGTGTGATCATATTTAAAATTTGTGCAGAAACTTTGTCTTTGCATTGTGAGGACACAGGTGTGACAATGGGACCGTAAAGGTTGTCTGCGCCGCGGCAAGGTCGGTGTGTTTGACAGAGATCGGGGTCTGTAGAATTTTATTTGTTATCCTGCAGTGACATCTTGTGGCCAAATTCTGTAAAGGCGGCTGTCTGTGTGTTCGCCGAGGTATACTTCATTAGCGGTCTTATAGTGACATCTAGTGGGTGTTTCACATAACTACAAGCAAATAAGTCTTTGTCCATTATTTCATTTGTGGTCTTATAGTGACATCTAGTGGATTTTTAACATAACTGCAAGCAAATAAGTATTTGTACATTGCTGTACTGCTGTTATAATACTGTTACCTTATCATATTGTTACCTGAAATATCTATAATTTATTGGTTATGGTTGTTACATGTCTATTACAGTCTCGTTGGTATTACTTATGTCTTATATTTTTCTCAAAGGCCCTACCGGGCCTGGGGACTCTGTGCTGGGCCCACAGGCACTCCTGGGCCAGTGCTGACCTTTCCTACACACTCAGGCCTGGGCCTGCTCTCCCCGAAGGCCCTACCGGGCCTGGGGACTCTGTGCTGGGCCCACAGGCACTCCTGGGCCAGTGCTGACCTTTCCTACACACTCAGGCCTGGGCCTGCTCTCCCCGAAGGCCCTACCGGGCCTGGGGACTCTGTGCTGGGCCCACAGGCACTCCTGGGCCAGTGCTGACCTTTCCTACACACTCAGGCCTGGGCCTGCTCTCCCCGAAGGCCCTACCGGGCCTGGGGACTCTGTGCTGGGCCCACAGGCACTCCTGGGCCAGTGCTGACCTTTCCTACACACTCAGGCCTGGGACCCTTGTAAGAATGTGGCAGACTTAGAAATAATGCCTTATTGCAAAAAGTACAGTATTACCTCAAATATAACATTACAGAACAATGAATATATGTAATAAACCTATTATTTTTATTTTAGGTGAAGCCATGGATCCTACCAAACCAATATACCTAACAATGAAACCAACACACGGAGAACCATCAGAGAAACTTTATCCAAACAACAGAAAAGAATTGGAAAAGATTCAACAAAATCCGTATGTATTTACTATTCATACACAGACACAAGTAAAAAATCTTAACAAAACACATATAATTAACCCCCATAAATACTTACAGGTACCCTGATGACAAGTGCACATCTACCTCAGTCTCTAACATGTTCTCCGATGTAAAATGTAACCTAACCAGCATGACAGATGGCCCTATGGGTCTGACATATATAAGCAATCCCACACAACAACAAAGACTGGACATGGACAAGACATATACATTTGACCCAAAAGACCTTGAGGAGTCAAGAGGACCTTTCATACCCATGGCCAGTAAGTATGATACACAACTAATAAAAACTTTTCAATAAAACATGGTGGTGTGTATGTTTCCACTTACACTTTAATATAATAAATAAATTTACTTTGATAATTCACAGTGTGTTCTATGGGGACCTGTTTCAAAAACTGCACTACAGATTTAAAAGACAAACTGGAGTCACTGCTGAATGGTATTGAAATCACCACATTAACTGAAATTAAGAACATATTCCAGGATGCAAACAATCAAAGACAACATATCACCGAGAAATTAGAAAACTTTAAGGACTCTAACTTACCTGAGATTCTGTACCAACGTGTGAAAAACACTTATCTTGATGATGATATTAATGGTGATGTCATTAATGAGATTGTTTGTAAAACAATTGATAACATGAACCCCATGTTAAGCATTCTCTTGAACAATGACATAGAATACATAAAGAGTAAGATTACCAAAGGCAAAATTGATATGCTTGTATTCAGAAGTATCCATATCGGTATAATAAAGTACCTGCAAAGTGTATACCCAATTGAAACATCCAACAGTGGATTGAATTGCACAATGGCCAAGGCCATGGCCATTGTGACAAGTGCGGGAGATGATCCCCTAGATATTCTCCTCCCTAAAATTAATGGGATCAAAGCTTCAATAGTTCTCAATTTGGAGCTGATTGACAGTAATGCCACTAATATGATCTCACAGCTGTCCAAAACACTGGAGACTAAATTAAAACTCCTGAAAAAGGAGAACCTAGGGCTGCTTAAGGTACAAGCAGCCACTTCAATGGTACGCTCCACTGAGGACCTGATGAAAAACATTGTACAAGGCCTATTGTCAGCCTGTGTAGTGATTGTAAATGAACAGTCAGATGTTGATAAGGATGTTGTGATCAATAAGCTAACAGAAGCTGGCATATATCTCCTTGGAAATATATGCTATACTAGAAACTGTGGAAGTTCAGACATCCCAACATGCCAGGAAGCATTTGATGTCTTCTATGACCATGGTTCAGGAAAAAACACTCTGATAGATAGTGATGCCCTCAGTGATGTGTCCAAACTATCTGCTAACAACTTCCACATCATATCAAATGAGAATGTGTCTGGATTAACAGACACAGATGACAGTGATGATGACAGTGATGATGACGATGATGATGATGATGATGATGATGATGATAATGACTATGATGATACTGATAGCAGTGATGATGACAGCAGTGATGACCAGGATGACAATGATAGTAATGACTCTGAGGGAACATTGTCAATAGTTGAAATAGATAGCAATTGTGACAGTAGCAAAGATAATGGTGCCGATCCTGAAAAAGGTGAGTCCTCTGAAAGTGAAGGGAAACAGGAACCACCCAAAGAGTCAGGTGAACTCTCTGAAGCACCTGCACCCCCAGAGGAGTCTTCTGAGGCCACTGAAGAGATCTCTGAGGTACCTGAACCTTCAGGTAAGCCTTGTGAAACACCTAGATCCTCAGATGAACCCTCTGGGGTATCTGAACTTTCTGAAACACCTGGACCTTCACATAGTAAATCCCCTCTAGGAAAAAGAGCACACGGGAAGGAGACAGACGGTCCTCCCTCTAAGAAACCTGATATGCACGTGTGCTCAATGATATGCTATGAACAGGGGAAACTATACATAAGTGATATTATTCCAGATAAAGGTCCAGATGATATCAGAAAGTTCATTCATGAGAGAATTAAGGAGCACGTGTGCTCAATGTCTTGCCTTTCCAAGGCAAGAGACATAGAAGATGACCCCAATAAACCAGAGGACATTGACAGTCTGAAATGCTACATTCACTCAAAAGTGGAATAGATGCAATAATCTTTGGTATCATTTAATACTATGCATTTATTGACAGTATAACTTTTAGACATTTTCAGATATTTTGTATTTTGTATTTTTGTATTTTGTATTGTATACATAATTTCTAAGATCTAATTCACTTACTTTGATTCACTGAATATTTTCCTGCATTGCATATTAATAAAACTAAAAACCTAAAATTGAACTAATAGTTCAATGGTAGTATATACATTAAAATGTATACTGATAACCTGTATATGAAAATTTCATAGATAATAAATGCTTCAAAAGCAAAGTATTAATACCTTTTTGTTTTCTATTCTTTTTGTTTTTATATGTTGTGATAAATATAAATCAGTTATCATTGCATACCTACTTTTGATGTCAGATAGTGGATAATGTTAACACCCTGTATCAGATAATGAAACAATGTTAATTGCCTCATATGTACAAACTAATAAACCTAACCATATGTAATAAAAACAAATACAGATAAATCAATGTATTAAATACAATAAAAGTAATAAAAAACTGACTTACACTCTGTTGTCATCTGTCTTTATTTCTTTCAGATACATATGGATATAATCCTTATTACAACACCCCAGTAAGTGCAAGTGCAGGATATAATCCGGGGTGGACTCCAGGATATTATTATCATCCCACCTACAGATCTTATTATGATTATCAATATAATAGAGACACGTGGAGAAAACCCTATCAAGACCATAGACAACCCCCAACCCAAAGATGGAGAAATGATTACCAATACAGGAGGGATCTGTATAAGACTAGAAGTCTGATTAGAATAAGTAAAGAAAGTACACAACAAAACAGAAAAGGTGATAGGCATAAGGATGGACGTCATACAGGAGATAGAGGACACAGAGACCGCCCACATAAAGAAAAAGAAAAGAAACACCATTCTTCTTCGAATAGCAAACGTCATCACCATAGCTCATCACAGAGAGAGAAAATACGTCATCACTCCCCTTCCAGTAATAGAAAATCAAGTAGACATGAACACAAAGGTCATACAGATGAAAGTAAGACCCCAAGCTATAAATCTTCAGGTGAAAAGAAGTATCACAAAAGCTCAGGTGACCAGAAGTCCCACAAGTCTTCAGGTGATCAGAAGTCTCACAAACCCTCAGGTGAACATAAATCCCATGATTCTTCAGGTGAACAGAAGTCCCACGACACACACAAACAGACAAATATACATAGATCCCCAGGTAATGCAAATAAAGACTCAAAGCCTTCACCTAAACAGAGATCTCCAGGTAAAACAGGTAAAGGTGACCAAAACAGCGAAGATGGCAAACTCTGTCTTGTTTCCACAAAAGGCAGCAAAGACAAACAGACTATCACAGATACACAAAAAGGTAAGAAGCCCAGGTATAAAAAACCAAGAGGGAAATTTGACATAAGGAACTTTATTCTAAAAAGGAAACCCAAACGTAAACCCAAAAAGGACACACCCAGTAACAGCATAAAGATCACCAGCTGTAGTGTAGTGATCCCATACAATGAGATGAAGCTAGCATCCAAACACCTGGACACAGACTCCAGCAATCAAGAATCCCTCTGTAACAAGGTAGGTGTACCTGTGTGTAACTCTGATGTCATCTACATATCCAGTTCAAACACCTCGAGGGCACCTACACCAACTCCGCCCCACGAGGGGGGCCAAAATGCTGATTCCATACACCCCAGTGACTTACTACAGGTGCACCTGGAAGAACTTTCCAAAAAACTCAGAGACATATCAAATACCGATGTGACAGACATGGATGACCTAGTAACCAGTGCAGTGCAGAAGTTCAGGAGTGACATCAAAAATTCGGGCACTGACCCAACAAGTGATGAAGGAGTGCAGATGTCCGTGTCATATTCACCGGTAGAGGGTGCTGACGCTCCTCCCCCGACCCCCGATCCCACTGAGAATCCAAGAAACCGTTGGAACATAGACAATGATGACGTCACCAGTCTCAGTCCCGTAGCGTGTCCTGAGATACCCATGCCAACAAGCAGCAGAGACACACCACGTAAGCCAGCCATCATCAAGTCTCCTTACACATCCCCGCCCTATGAGATGAGAATGTTAATGAAATCACCAGTCTTCTTAAAGAACCCATTTACTACATCATTTCCCGTGCACGGCTTCACAAACACCCAATTGCCAAACATGGATATGCAGAACATGACTGACATTGGTAAGGACGTGAACCCCTCTGCAGCTTCTTCTAGGTCTGCCTCCATAACGTCACCCTGCACCGGAACAAACGCCGATCCCACCGAGGAGTCCTCCTCGTCCACCGATTCGAACGACGAGCCAGATGAGGATAACCTGAGCTTCAAACTCTGCAAAAAAGGTAGGTTCGTTCCAGCCCCCGGACGCAATCCAAAGGTTGCAGTGGGCGGTGTCATCATCGGTCGATGCCACCCAGATGACACCCGTACGGCGGATGACGCTAAGGCGGCTGTCGGCATAACATCTCCCGAGGCCCCCTCCTCAGAAAATAAACACCACGACGCGGCTCAGAAAAACCCCGATGTTACCACGCCCCCCGTCAAGACCCATGACGGTAACTTAGATGCCCCCGTGTCCGACCCACCGGAAACTGTTGACGTCCTATACTCCACCCTGAATCAAGTCCTCACCGAGGATGAGCAGAAAGCCCTAGAGGAAGACCTGTCCCAGGTAGACCTTGATTTCTTTTCCTCTTTTGTCACCACCGAATGCTGTTCGGACCTCATCCGCACCATAGACCCATATTCAGACATCAATCCCTCACCTAGACCTACCGTGACCTCATTATCAGACATCATTACTCCACATATGCCCACCTACAATACAGGTGTACAGGTACACTCGCAGGTATCCAGCACCGAGTGCACTTCCACCTCAAACACCGCACCCGCATCTAGCACGGTAGATACAAACAAGCCAGGCAGTAAACCATTCTGTGAGGTCTGGGCCAATCAACCCGAACATGCAGGTAAGCCACCGTCGCCGCCACCGCCTCAGCAGCAGCCCACCTACCTAAGGTACTCAGACCCTCTGTACAGGGCCCCTCCCCGATCTCCCCTCGTAAAGAACATTGTCAGTAAATATAAGAACCTGAGGAGGAATGTCCCCAGGGGCAAGGGCCTGGGAAAGAACATCAGGATACGGAAGACGACCATCGACACCAGCGATCTGCCCACCATCGATAGCAAAAAACTGAGTGAACTCATCGACATCGATACACCCGCCCCCGACATCAGTATGGACTTCCACCCTCCTGAACCTGTGACATCCAGACCTGCATTACCTGGACTTTCAATAGCTGGACTTTCGTTACCTGGACTTTCAATACCTGGGCTTTCATTACCTGGACTGTCAATACCTGGACTTTCGTTACCTGGACTGATTACCTCTAATGTAAGTGCCGGCACGAACCGGCACGTGACTGCCAATAATGTGAACAGTAGAGGTGGACACCTAGTCACCTCCACTGAAGCTGATACAACTGTAAACAGCGAAGAGCCATTCTCCGCTGTATGTGCTAATAATACATCAGGTATTGTAACCAGCGGGAAGCAAAGCACTTCCGCTGAGACAGGCACCATCAGTATTGTAACCGGTGATGACATCATCACCGTTGATGAGAGTGACTGTGACAATACCACTCAGCCCCGCCGCGAGACACCGGCCCCCCTCAGACCAAGCGCATCCGGATCCGGCCCTTGCAGATCACCGTCACCAAGATGTCCATCACCCAAACCAAGCACGAGCAGAACAAATGACATGAGACAGGGCGACGATCCGGGACCAGATGATAACATCATATTAGTGATAAAGGAATTGCAATCCATGTCAGATAAATGCATGAAAAAGGACCCCGTAAAGAAGATAGGGCTAAAATACGGACCCAGAAAGAATCCCGCCCCTCAGGTACAGATACCATCATCATGTGACGACGATGTTCCAGAACCTTGGCCAATAGAATCCAAAGACCAAACTTCAGAAAGTACCCCAGAGAATATTAATTATAGGCAATACATAAGAAACCTAGAAAAGTGTGAATCGAAGAAATTCAAGGTAAGTCAGGGGCGAATGTCCAACACACAATCAGAAAAGATCTTCCGTTTCACCAGAAGATCCCTAGAATATAAAAAATTTCCACTGAAGCAGATATCAGAAAAGATATTCAAAACTGAGGTGTTCAAATACTGTTCTGAGGGTAGCACAATAGATAAGGCAGTATTACTGTCTTTCCACAGATCTAAGGATGTTGCAGACAAAGTTAAAGTATTACAGGAAGAACTCACAGCCATGCCAAACATAACCTTTTCCCAAACATTTAAATGTGTACATTCCCCGGCCCAGGTCCACCCTAAGGAATACATAAAAGATTTTGCCGCGGCCGTAAAGCAAGGTGTGGACACACTGTGGGATATGCGTGACCCCGAACCGACACCCCTCTATCCCAGACACTCAGATTATAAGAACATACTATTTTTTGCAGCCACCCCTCCGTCCTTCTTGTGCGTGGCCAGAAAATGTCTAAAATTGGCAATGGAAAACAAAAACCTTATCGCGGCGAGGCCAATCCGCATGCTAGGGGGGACCAATCCCATACCAGTATATAACAACACCAGCACTGACTTCAAAAAGAGATATATTGTACACTCAAAATAATATGAACTAACTGTTGAAACAGACATCGATGTTACCAGAATGAGTGTATAATATTACCATGATAAGGTATGTACAATATCTGTGAATAATGTATATAGTGTAAATATAGTGTGTGCATTATCTCACTGTATAATAAAGTAATAATCCATTTCAAATTTTAATTGTCTTTTTTTAAAGGAACGGCATCACCCATACATATGCATATACCGTTACACAAAGACACTTATCGTCACATTACAATGACATCACTTTCCGTATCCGCTGCGACTCACGGCAATAGCCACCAAAACCTCCAAACCGCTCACGAACCGACAAGAGACCCCGTGGGCACCTACGATGTTCTCTAAATTTCACAGGGAGAGTTTCTGTACTTTCTGTCTCTGTCTCCCGCTCCTTTTCATCCCGAGTTGTTCGGAAGGATCTATCCCAGAACACTCGGTCAGAGTCGGGGACAGCGATACCATCCAATGTGAACTATCAGGATCGTTTCACGAACAATTTCTCTTGCAATGGAAAAAAAACTATACCGTTAACGATGATGGCGACCGCTGCGGTAGAAAACACACTCACTCGGAAACCATCGCGCACTGGGGTTATAACGAATCGACGATGTATCATGAGAATGAGGGCCGCGTCGACGTCCATCATACGGGATCTAAGCTATGGAGCAACCTGACGCTGAAAGTGACATCAATGTTCAGTGATGGGATATATTTCTGTGATCTCGATGGACAAAGAACCAACGGGACCAAGATAATTCCATACATATACCCCAATACCTCCATAACGCACGAATACGCCGAGAGAACCTGCAGAATCTCATGCGTCTGTTTCAGCAGTCCAACCCTTACATCGATGACATTATCTGTCATGGGAGAAAACTACACTAATTCCACCACGGAAGAAAACGTCAGCCAAAAGATCATAAAGACAACCATATCTATTACAATTTGGAATCAATCTTCGATAGAACAAAACATCTCCTGTTCCGTGGTATTTCGCAATGAAGTGATAACAGTAAACTCTACTATAAAAGAAGAACCCCTGACAATGCTCTCCCATATCAAAGAGACCACGTCAGGCGACAAAGAAGCCTTCATATATCTTCTGATCGCGAGCTCCATCTGTGTAATCTCCGTTTATTTAATAATTTTTAAAATCTGCATCGAAATCCACTTTATTCTGCGTGTTTACCAAAAACCCTGAAATAAAAGAGACGACCACGTAAAATCTGATCTCTGTATGTCTGTAATCTGTGCGTTCAGAACCTAGGTGTTTTATTTAACAGGTGTACAATATTGCCGATGCCCCGAAAAATAGTGAAAGTAAACAAAACAAAGAAAAAAAGAGACAGGGCGACGGCGCCAGATGAAAAATATACAGATGATGTGTATCAGTTCTCAAAACTAAGAAAGATATATAATGCGTGTACATCCGACACGAGACTGGTCAGTAGCAACATGTCGAAGCAGATAACGAATGGAAAGGTCACCGCCATCTCCTCGTTCAAGAAAATCTATCTGGATGAAGACGAAACGCTAGAAGACATCACGGAGAGGAACAAAACGACCCTGCACAGAATCCCGTATTCGTCCTACACCGCGAAGCTGTTCCTGACCGAACTACACCGCATGCTGCGGTGCTACGACTCCTCGGTGGTCCAATTGCAACTCTACAGCGTCTGTCCCCTGTTGATAAAAGCGGTGCACGAAGAACTGTTAAATATCACCAACATAGTGACCGCTCACGGAACTCAACACATCTCAGAATGCCTGCCGCACAGCAAGGAGACATCCATAATCGTGCACAAAGTGATAAACGGAACAATACACAACGAAGAAAATAAGAAGCAGGCGTTTCAGGGGATACCGGCAGACCCTCGAAAGAGGAAGCTCAGCGGTGTACATTGTCTCTTTATCAACGCCGCGACCGAAAAAGATCTCTACTGTGCCGCCCACGTCTGCATGAACGCCTCGATCCAAAACCCCACCAAAATATCCATGAATATAGCAAAACTCGTAAGTAGCATGATACTGCCTTGCCATATACCAATACACAACACGTACGCAGAATATATATTTAAGAACGACTACGCACAGAGTCACATTTAACCGCTGTACTCTGCCGCAAATATACGTGTCGCTTACTGTTGATTTGTTCTGGGCAACCTCGACTGTTTACCTTTCTAACCTAACCACTAACGCCAACGCCAAGACGCCATTGCAACATAATCATTTCACAGATACCTCTAAAAAAAAACTAAAACCATGCTTCTTTGTACCACATTCGTTCTCATGCTATTTTTATCAATCAACGCCGAACAAACTACGGAAGACAATGACAATGAAGAAGGTTCCGGATCATCAGGTGCAGGATTAAGTGATGATGACGATGACCTTGAATACTCGGGATCAGGCGAAGGCGAAGACGAAACACCGGAAACTCCCAATGACGGAATAAGTCAGGGTATCGGGACTGACGGCCAAGAAAATACAGTATCAAAACCTGTAACTAATAAACAGATGGAAAAATATGCCGGTAGTCCTTCATCCTTAAATCGTGCGTACGATTTTACTAGCCCTGTCACACACAGAAACACCACCAGAAGATCCAAAAGGTATAGAAACTTCTTAAAATTGTTAAAACTGTCACAACGACAGTATAACTCTTCATACGCCACACACCGAATGTACAGAAACATGGTAAATTTGTTAAATTTGTTAAAACACTATAACTCTTCACACACAGACATATACAATCCGTATACCAATGATAGAAAAAGTAGAAAAACTAGACATAGGGTAAGAAGAAACGCCGACGACACAGACATATACAATGTACATAGACTTAACAGAAAAACCATAAATAGGGTTAAAAGAAATGCCAACACCTCCACACCCTCTCCTAGCAATAGTACATCAACATCAACACCGCACAGTAACAGTTTATCAACGTCATCTTCCACATTCACCTCCACCATACCGATTACTTCCTCGACCTCACATAAGTCCACTACCAACTCAACCACGCCATACCATAGCGAAACCACGAATACAACGGCCACAGGAAATAATAACCAAACCTTGACTCCTGATGTCAATGTGACAGAGATCTTAATCTCGACCGAGACAACGGAACTCGTCATAACCACCGCCACGACCGTGACCGTTGACCCCAGTTCACCCTATCCCACGTTTGAAACGACCGTGAGTACTGAGATGACACTAAACACCGAGAGCACGCCCACGGAAAGCACATCACCGTTTTTATCCACGATCAGCCCCTTCTCCATAGACTGCGTTCCCTTCAAATTCACGTCCAAGCTCACAAACAATAGCACAAACGCATACTACAGTTCTTCGTATAACCCTGAATGTCTAGATCAACCCTTTCAGCAATACACGTCCCACATTCCCGCAAACGCGTCAAAATGTACGGTCGAGGGCAATGTAACAAATTTCGCAGATTATGACAACATAACGTTCTATCTGTCATCGTGTACCCACGGAATAGTATCGCTAGAAAACAACAAGACCACCGCGCATATGAATATCGACCTCGGATCTGTCCTACTATCTACAATATATAAAGAACTTAACATCAGCTGGCTATTACCAACATTTATAACGGAGGTGCAAAAGTTCAGATACGGTCTGCTGACTCTCGAGCTACGATGATCCGCTATATTCCGCACCTCTTGTTTACAGCAGCGACCGTACACGTGTTGTCAACAGGTAATCGGTACAACTTTAACATGACGGAACAATGCGTCCAAATAACACGCAACTGTAGCGGCGAACTGGACCTCAACGAGCTAGACATCAATGAGGGTACCGAAAATCACTCCCTGGTAGATCCCAAAAAAATATCCACAATAATAAAGTACGAACCACCTAAGTACTTATTTAACATAAAATTGTTAAAAAACAGTTCGTTTTTGAATGATTCTTTATTATTACGAAACAACGTACAACAGGTAAGAACACTGCTAACACTAATGAAAACTGACGCCGACACCTGGTCGCAGGTTTTTAGAGGATACGAACTATGTCACGGACGCGACGTGTTGCACACGTGCGTCGGAGAAAACAATACATGTGCTACATACAATTTAAGAACCCTATCGTACAATCCATCACCATTCACGGAAAATGTCGTTGGATTTGAATTACAGAAAACATCCATGAACTTGAACCTCACCATACTGATAATGCTAAGAAATGATTTCAATAATCAGAGCAAGGTGGTCAGGTTACCGATAACATCCGTAGCGTTCTTTGACGCGTTATTCAACATAATCGAGTTTTATAGGTTAAACACGGAGTCAAACATCAATATACTGACGGAATTAGCTCATTATGGATATACGTTTCCGGAGTTGCAAGTACACCGCCCAATCCTCATTGTCAGAGAGCATTATAAAAAACATGAGATACGTAACGGGACACACTATAACACCACATATCTCAACGTCACCACTCAATAATGGCGTTGAAAGACTGGCTACGATCGAACATAAAAACGGAACACGATGAATTGACAAACGAACAGATCAGCACACTTTTCGGGATATCTAGGAGCTGGATTGATTTTATTGATCTATCATCTATAGATGTCCACTCATTGAGAAAAACGTACTCTATTGTACGTGAACTACGGAATAATAATATTGTGTTTCCTGAACACGACTCCATTCACGTATGGAGTCACCTGTGTACACCTGACAGAGTGAAGGTTGTTATTCTCGGACAAGATCCCTATCCAGACGAGAGAGGTTGCGGTCTCGCATTTAGCACAAGGAGAGACCAACCCGTTCCAGAATCTCTGCGTAATATATACAAAGAACTGGCCAGGAGTTCATTTTTTCGAATACCGCAGAGCGGTTGCTTGGAGAAATGGTGTGATGAAGGGGTCTTGCTGCTAAATACAGTTTTCACCGTAACCGCGGGGAAGCCATCCTCCCACTCCAACCTCGGCTGGCAGGTATTGTCCGAGAAGGTCATCACATCCATATCATGTAACCTGAAAAACGTGGTGTTCCTACTGTGGGGAGGACATGCGAAAAAATTTATTTCCCTGATAGACGATTCAAAGCACCTGATCCTAACGTCCAGTCATCCCTCGCCTAAGGTGACGTCTTCAAAAGACCCTTTTCTCGGAAACAATCACTTTATCAGGACCAACCAGTACTTGCAGAGTCATGGGAAGACGCCCGTTAATTGGAACATTTTAACAGACTAAGGCAAATTTCAAAAATAAAACGTTTATTGTTTGTATATTAACATCTGTTCACCTTTCCCCTATTCCTGTTAAAACCGCGACCCCTTCTTCCCTTCCGTCCTCCTCGCATATAAATACTCTGACATGTTATGTACTTTGAACACACAGATGTCTGAACAAATGTGAATACTTTCTTTGTGTCTTCACGCGGAGTGTTCTGAAGCATATCCTAAAAGAATATATAAAATGCGTTACAACACTCAAATACGTCTCTCGAATCCTTTATTGTGTAATTTAAGTGTCCCCACACACCTGCCCGGAATGACTATCTGAAACACAACCATGATCATTGCTCGAAAGATCATTACACGTGGCATCATTATTGGACACCGATCTGTCGGTGGAGTCATTCTTATTCCCATCCTGTCCGGCCTGATTTCCGTTTGTGGATGCATCGGCATCGTTCACATCGGATTCATCGTGGTAATGTCGCTTTTCGTGTGCTCTACACTTTTTTTCTCTGGGGCAGCCTGTAAAACAAATAGAATTACCGCCATATTCAGGGATATGTAGATAAACAAACAGATCTTTGACCACATACCTTCATCATCTTCCTTTTTCTCCCGCTTAGTTTTTATAGCCTTCTTTCTCTCTTCATCCTTACGCCCGTGTCGCTCTTTCTTATCTAAGAACTTATCTTTATCATGGAGCTTTGACATTGTGATAAAACTTATAGACAATTTCGGGGGATCGCACGCTATGGTCATAAGCCGATCGAAAGGCTCTTCCTCTACCCTCTCAGCGACCGACAATAGATTCTTATTCAGAACCAGGTTCCCCCGTATAGTCATGGTTTTAAATTTTTTCTCGGTGAATATGTCAAGCGTGACAGATCCATGCCCGCTATCACCGTCGTGTGTATTTGTCAGAATGAAGAGACATCCATTCTCATAATTTTCTAATTCACCCGACTGTCCTCTGAACTCCATAACCGTCAGAGAGTCAAAATCAAATTTCTTAGTGTCTTGAACTCTGTTAACCACCTGATGATAAACCCTTACGGGGTTACAGAAATTCAGATACACCCTGTGTATCGGTAACATGATTTATATCTTTTTAATTTTCCAAGAATATCAAACCGTTCCCTCGGCGAGATCGATCCGTGCGAGTATCACCGAAAACTCCAAAATAATTACGTGATGTGGAAAATTCCAGAAACATAGAGTCCAGAGGTTCAGATTCAAGGAATCAGGAAGCCGTCCAATGCAAATCAGCTAAAATAGATCACCACTGAGCCAAGAAATATTAGCACACCGGCTTATTCCACACATGTTTTATATGGAATACATAATTTCCTGGAATTCCCTATTGGTCGATGCAAATGATCTTCGTGTATTTAAACACGCCGAGTCCCAATGCTGATCAACTCGAGAAAAATGAAGTTCTCCGAAGAACGTCCTACTTCACAATAAGCTTGTGCCTCGGAGACATGAGTTTTATCAGGTACGATTTTCTTTCTATATACTACGTCGCCGAACAAAATAGCATTGTATTACATGTATGAATTTTTTACTTACAGGATTGAATTGTGTATATAGTTTTGACAGGATTGTATTACATGTATGATTTTTTATTTACAGGAATATCATCACTGACAAAACTCATGAGGACAAAATATGCAACGGACGGTACTAGCTCACCTGAGCCAACCCACTCATCTGAGCCAATCTTACAGAACCCAAACCAACCCTTGAAGCACCTTATTTATTATATTTTTATTTATTTATTTTTATACAACTTCATATCTATTATGTGTCTGTTTTTGTGTACATTATTTGCATGGTTTACAGGAGTCGTGTTCTTTACCATGAAGTCTCTTTGAAGTCTCAGTCTCTTTGGAGTCCCTCTCTCTCTGGTAGGTTTTTTTAATTTGCGAATCAATGTTTGGTCCCTTTTACTTCTTCTGTGGAAACATAGTCATTAGTACAAAGTTGATAACTGTCAAAGGCGTTTCTTTAAAGTGAGGGGAGGGGATGTTTTTCGTTCCATCAATTTCACAATATAAGTAGTGCATTATTTCGGATCCATCACTTTCATTTGAGTGCATAAAAAAAGAAAAGGATATGCTGGCTCTAAAAAGTCAAAACATTCCACCAATTTGAATTTGCGTGTCTGTGATTCAGTTTATCTATCGCATCCGTCTTTTTTTTAGGTTCTTAGAACGTTTTCATCTGCGCCCATTTAGGATCTTTACATGTATAGGAAAATTGGTTTACAACAACACCTTACTAGTCAACTAGTTAGCTTTAGGATTTAGCTTTAGAATAGTAGAAAAGTTCTCCAACTTTCCAACCTTATTGGTTAGCATAAGTTCTTCAAAAATAACATCGGTAAAAACACCAAACCTAACAACACCAAACCTAAACATTGCTTTAAGTATGTTCACTGTGTTCACCGTTTTTCGCAAAAAAAATACACGGGTATGTTGCCATACTTTTTTGTCTATTGACCGGATGGTTCTCTGTAATACCCTGAACTGTATAAGTTTCTTCATATATTAAATGTTCTTGCTGATATGCCTGTCTTTTTCCGATACACTGGATGCCAATGCCTGATATACTTTTGTTTGTGCTTTCAACCAAAATAACCGAAAATATATTCGTTTTTGTCAGAAGGAATCTCATGTTCTTCTTGCTTTTTTGCCAACAAATGACCCTATTTTCCAATTAACTTCTTTCTTTGGAAATGGAAATCCCCAGATATTTGCTGCTTACACGGATTATATACCAATTACAACAACTGGTCCTATGCTCCGGTTCAAGCTTCGAAGTGAAGGTTTTCCGCTCTGTCTTTGCGATTTGGGTACCTGTAACATTGCCGTGGATATGTCCTCCATATATCTACGTGAAAAGCTTACCTTCAAAAATGATTCATTTTTGAATGACCAACCGAAACCATTACGCGTTTTTTGCCTCATCGAAAGATGTGTTCTACTTGGATTAAGTCAACATTGTTAAGTCGCTTTTCAAACCACCAGAAAGGGTCATCACAACACCAAAAAAAAAGTTGCAGTTATAGGTCAAAGGTCATTTTTATGTCATAGTCTGTCGTTTAATCATAGTTGAGCATATAGTAAATGAGCTTCATAGAATAAACATAATTATAGTATCATAGTATAACCATAGTATAACCATATTATAACCATAGTATAAGTATAGTATAAGTATAGATAAGTTTTTAGATGTTAAGTTTTAGACGTTAAGTTTTAGATGTTAAGTTTTAATCAATTTTAAATAACCTACTAACACTTAAGCCGATCATGTAGACATTTGTGCTATCTCTGTTAACTCTGTTTCTTTAATGCTGACACGTACACCTAACTAAACATCAATAGTTTGGATGAATGCCATGGTAAAATAACTACTATTAGTGTCACAACTACCTTGACTGTTAGGTCTTTGGTTCGCGGTTAAAAAAACCTAGCCTTCCTTTGCGCTGGTCCAGGATGTGTGGGAGTACGAGGAAACAATTACCCTCGTACTTCCACATTGTCTTTTTTTGTCTTTCAGATATTGCTCATGGGAACTTCGCAATGATCAAATAAGAGAAATTAGTCACGCTCTCTACGCATTCATTTCCCACCGACTGAAAAGCTTACACCGATGTCTCTCAGTAATTACCTCCTCAACTCCTTCAAATAAGACTCAACTTTTTATTCAACAACTTCAAACTTTGTGCAAAACTAGTACCACCACCATTTTTTTGGCCTACGATCAAAATGGTGTCAGTTCCGACCACTCCATTCCTTTGTTTCCCCCATCCCAGAATCTAATAAACCTCCTTAAAAAAACTTCCGAGTCGGGTATTTATTAGAAAATCAGCATCGTTTTATTGCTCCGTAACGCTTTTACAATGTGCGACGTAATAGGGTTATTGTTCTCGTATGACAATCTCATGGGGTTCAGATTCATAATGAGGTTATCGGGACTCACCACTCTGGACATGGCGACATATATCTGACTCATGCTCAGGTTCTTCGGGTTGTCCCCAAAGTCTATAGCCACCTTTCTGAGCGTCAGTCCCTGACACTTGGTGATCGTCATGGCCATCTTCGATACTATGCCATAATCTATTATGGTGCACAGGTGAAGGCTCTTCTCGCACGTAGAGTCGATAAACTTCGCCACGTTGTGCTCCAACACGGAGATAAATCCCACTTCATCCTTTATGACTAAAAAGGGCAATCCCCGCTGATACACTTCCGAGCATATCTGCTTGTCTCCATCCAACGAGGACATCACGTGCGTCGTGTATCCCTCTAGCGTGTACTCCGACACCGGCGTCGCGTAAGACAACATGCCATGAAATATGCCAGTGTCCGACACTATCTCCCCACTGGGTCTCTGCACGACATTGCTCCGATTGTACGTGATAAACAAGGTGTCACCCATCTTCCCATTAGAGTACTTGTCTAGTATTTTATAGCGTTTAATAAAAATATCTTTGAACACATTATATATATAGCACGCATCGTCAAACGACAATGTTTTCGCAGGGGGTTTTCTGTACTTTAGGAAAAAGGGATCAGAGTAGGAACACGAATCTTCCATGACTTCGGATATGGCGGGTATGTCATATGAATCGACTCCATACTCCGCCTCATCCACAGTATTACTCAGAAGATCTATAAAGGGCATGTCAATCCTCCTCATCTCCTCCACGGCCTCATCGCATATGTATTTAGAACAATTAAACGAGTACATGCCAGAGTATATTATACCCAGTAGAAATGAATACGCGTAAACGGCCTGATCACACGACGTCTTATCTATGAACTGTTCGCTCTGCAGTATCTCAATAAAGTTTCTGTATGATCCCGAATACCCTATAGTACATATCTTCATCTTGGTGTTCACGCCAATGGAACTGTTTTTCACATACTTGACCTGACATGTTATGAGAGTCTCCTTATCGTCTAGATCAGAGCAAGGAAGATTCTCTATCATAATATTCTTAGAAAAATCATGATCTATAAACTGAGAGTATGTGCCTATCCTACTCAGGTTAGCCTTAAACCACGGGCCGACCTCCAGGGCATAATTCTCCGTGATCTGCCTGTACTCCTCGAAGCATTTATCAAAGACTACACAATACACGGGAAACGTAAGCAGATCGTGTCTGCTGTTCAGCGCTATCTGCTCGTGGAGGGACCTGAAATAGGACTGCACCTCATTGTGGGATATGAACAACCTTGTCATATCTATATCATTAGACGGATTCCTTATATAAGATGATGGCTTAACAAAGCTGTCAATGTACTCTATATGTTCTTTCTCTAGCGGTAGTCCAAACTCTATAAATTTCAGGAGATTCCCAAAGTCAACATCGACACATCTCTTATTATTTATAAAGATGACCCAGTTGTCTGTGGTCTTGCAGTAGGATAGCAACGTGGGATCGCTTATCAGAGCAGAGAGGATATCCACTCCCCTCCTCACATCCTTATTCTGCGTGTGAGGGTTATACAATGTCCTTATGGCCGCCGTCTGCGTGGGAGAACCCACGCAGACGATGCAAGGTATCCTCCTCCTCTTGTACAGATCCGTCTCGTACAGTGCGTTATAGAACCAGTAAAAGAAGACCACCGTGTGTAATATGTGCCTCAGGACAAGTCCCGCTTCGTCTATGACTATTATATTCGTCTCGCACATCTCAATGTCTCTCTTTTTATCCGTCAGGAGGACTTTACCGCATATATCCGAAATAATCCTCCAGTACAAAGACAGATCCTGCTTCTGCTGTAATTCGATAGACCCGTTATCGCTCCTGTCATAATTCTCTATCCTCTCGCACATGGACACGTGTTTGCTCGTGAAGCCAAAGGCCTTGAAGATGGTCTGTACGTGCGCAGCCTTGGACCTGTTCAGGACAGCGCTGAGATTCTGAGACGCGATCACCGTCGTCGCGGTGATCAGACAGTTGAGATTCGCAGCCAGGCATTGTATGCTGGAAGTCTTCCCCGCACCGGCCGTACCGGTCACAAGCAAAGTATTAAAAGGTAAGAAGGGCAAAGGTTGGGCTAATTCCTCATCCCCCACGGGGCATATGTCCTCGTAGGTGGGATTGAGTTCGACCTCAGGATCCAGAATGTGGCGAAACCACCCCGGGGGGAAGGGGGCCTTCAACGTATCGGCGGACAATCGATCGACCCGATCGACTATATCTTCGATCTTGACCGCGGACGACATGTTCATCAAAAATTTCGTGTCGTACCTCTCGGAGCACAGGTCCGAGTTTGACATCATCTACCCTTCGGAGAGGACCGAGCACTTTTTTGAATTACTCCACGGGGAATATGGCTTCTCCAGGGGTCAGAGCATTCACGGAATCCTCCGAGACCCCACCGTCTTTAAAAAACAGCTGTTCTACGGAATGTGCACAATATTCTACAATAACATCACACTGAAACAGATCAACGACGAATGGAAATTCCACTCCGACGTGTTCCCGTACACCGACGGGAAGGGAATCACGTTCCAAGAATACTTCAATACCTGGAGTGATGCCTTTCAGCAGCTGATCATCTATGAATCATCAAAGGTGGTACAGGATATACTAAAAATAATAGATGATGAAAACTACGCGCGGTACATCGATTGGGTGGTCACCACGGGCATCATCCCCATTAAAGAGACGCACCAGTTTCCCCGCGACCTGAGCCTCAACGTCATCATGCACAACCTCCACATCTCCAGGATCACGCAGAGGATAATCCAGAACAGGTCCTACCTGGTCCAGACAATAATCTATCAGCTGTACAACACACACATAGCTAACAGCAACCACCTCATGATATACGTGGACAGGCGAACGCACGATATAAGGTGCGTAAACGATAATAAGAACCTGAGAGTGTTTGTTTACACTACACCCATATACCATAAAAATGGCATATCCCTGACAACGGTATTATCTCACCTGTTCAAGGAGATAATCCGTTCCAACAACCTCCACAAACACCAGAAACTATGTCAGCTTCTGAACACCTTCCCCGTAAAAGTCCTGACCACATCCAAGCACGAAATAAACACAAAAAAAATAATGGACATAATAGACAAGGAGGAAAAGGCAAGCGACGCCAAAAAACACATAATAAAATTTTTATTGAACATGTCGGGGAGCAGGTCGAAAATAGGCATAGAGGACAGCGTCGAGAGCTTCCTGCAGGACATAACCCCTTCGATCATAGATCACGACAAACTCATGCCGTCGCGCGAGTACAGCACCAGCATCTCCAACGTCCAGGCCAGCGTCCACGACAAGAACGTGAAGGCGGCCTTCAAGAGGCAGATACTGAAGTGTATGGAGGAGCAGATCCAGAGTCAAGTGGAGGAGATACACGCCCTGAAAAAGATGAACGAGATAAATCACTCGAAGATAAACGAGCTTCAGCAGATCATAGAACAATACGGCCACCCGCTGAATTACGACGTCCACCTCAACTACGATTTCGACCTAATCCCCCTGGCGACCGCGCTCAACAAGACCCAGAACATCCCGTTCCACGCGATAAACCTGGACGAGGGCAGAACGGCCGCGAACAGCTTCCTCACCCAGTACGTGCCGGACACCGAGTACAGCGACAAGAGACTGGATAGGCTGTGGGAATTGCAATATTATAGGGAGTTCAAGCTGCACCGTAACGTGACAAATCAGGGCGACGAGGACACAATCGAGTACTCCAACCACACGGTGGAACTGTTGATACTGCCATACCTGCTGAAGATCCTGAACCTGAAACACGTGGATCTCATCCCGGCCAAGTACATGTCGCTGTCGTTCTTAGAGCTGTCCAACGCCATATTCTCCCACAGCAAGGCGAAGCATTACCTGAACCTCATCCGGGCCCAGGAGCTCAGCAGAGCGCCGTATAAAAACATAGGCGCCGAACCGGCGAAAGACCAGGAAAATGATAACCGTCCGAACATTCTGGGAGGTTTTTAAAATAGACGGCACCTTTGAGATGCAGAGGCCAAAGATAATAGACCTGACCATAAGCGAGGGCACGATCAGGTTCATCCTGGAAAACGGCACACTGCTGACGTCCTCACAGTACATGTCAGAGTGCAAGAGCAGGGTCGGGTTCGTGGGGTTCTCTATGGTGTTCATACTAGATAACGAGGACCTGTTCGCTGAGCTCAAGGTGTCCGAGTTCCAGCTGAAATATAGGACCGGCCTGTTAAAGGCCAAGTCGGAGACAGAGTTTCTCCTGAGCGGCCTCATATACTCTCTAGAACACCTAGCCCTAAAGAACCACGTGCTGACCGACATCGACAATTACCTTCACACGCTGCGCCCCAGTACCCCCATAATAAGACTGTTAGTGAACACGTGCCACAAGTTAATAAACACGTCAAAGTTTTTATTTTACGATGAGACGTATCTAAAGGTACCGCTTGTCGTTCAGTTATACACGGAATCAAAAAAATCCAACGCGTCGATAATATGCGACACGCTGTTCGGGAAAACGGAGTCCACGCCAATCTCTACCTCCATAGCAGAAAAAGTGTGCAAAGACACGGGAAACACCGTGCTGACTGTCCTGAAGAACTCCTTCAACAACACGAACATGACAGACTGACCTCAGTTTATGTCAAAAAGCACGCCGTAGACGCTCGCCAACTTCCACTCCAACAGATCTATCTTCTCGTTCACGTTAGACTGACCTATCTCATCTATGAGACATATCCTCATCGTCTGTATCATATTTTTTATATAATAAATGTAGTCTATGTCATCCACGATGGTCGCGGACAGTGATTGTCTATTCAACTTCCCACTCAAACCCCACACGGCGTAGAACACGTTCCGCTCTATCACACCGTTGGCGTTCTCGACCTCGTAGTGTTCCGGACTGTACTGATCCGTCCAGAACGAGGCCACATGCCTCCGGGCCGCGCAGAACAGGACCGTCTTAGTTATCTCATCTTGCAGGTCGTGCATGTTGATCTCTTTATTGCGGAACTTAAAGATGCACGTCGACACGAACTTAGATTTGACGGTGATCCAATGTTCCTGACACTTGTACGTGGAGGGGAAGCTCGTAAAGAGCTTCCCCTCCTGGTATATGATAAAATTACCCGTAGGAGACCGCTCCGTCACACACTTAGGCTCCCTCTTATCACCCATGATCTTCTTCCAGTACAGTTTGAACGTCTCATTGACGAAAGCGCTGATGTACTTCACATCCTTCTCCGGGTTCTTATTCAATATGTAGAACTCGTTAGAGTTCTTCACCACTATCCACTCGAATCCCATAGTGCTACACGCAGACGTGAAATAATGTGACACATAGTTCAATATAGATTTAATCAATGTATATATTTGCTTTGATTTCGCGCCAAGCGAATGTATATACATCTCGGCCAATCTCTCGCTGTGAGCGGACAGATCGGTCCTCGTGATGGGAAAGTCCACCCACCGGACACACTCCTGTAATAATCTGATCAGAAAATTGGGGAAGGATACTCTGTATATGTCACCGTTAGTCACAAATAGCTTTATGTCATCCGCGGCCGGATCGGCTATCGAGTTCGCACAGATCGGAGGCTTCATGATCAGGCTGTTGGTCCTCACACTCATTCCATCAAACGCGAACATCTCCAGGTCATTCTCTGTGATGAGCGGCGCCGTTTTTGACGCCGTTATCTGATATCTACCGTGGTCCTCGAAGACCTCGGGCAGACCACAAATAGCCCGTATCTCGTCCAAAATCACATCCGTCGCCACCTCACCGTCCATTCTATCGATGGAACGGAACCATATGTTCGGAAACCCGTTAAAATATATAGACCTAACGGACCCCTTCCCCCCCAGGTCAGGACCTATGTACTCACAGAGGCAGGGGACTGTGTTGCTCTGGTTGAAAACATTTTTGTGCAGGAAATATACGGACTGCCTCAGGGCGAGCAGACACTGGTCCTCGCTGTACAAGACAACGAAGAACTTTTTCGGGCAGACAATAGTAAATCTGTACCCTGACCAACTCACTATCTTGACATCAAACAACTTAGAAAAGTTGCCGATAACGCTCTTTTCGGTGTCGCCCGTAGAAAAGATAACCTTGAGGTTATTGTGCCTCAGCGAGAAATCAGCCGACTTAATCTGCACCTTCTCGATCTTCATCTTTTTTGACGCGTGAGCGCCGAGCTCTCTCGGCAATATCGACTTTACATCGGCCTCGTTAACATACGTCCCAATGCTCGTCAGAAACAGAGGCGTCAGTGTGTTGATGGCATTCCCTAACTGCGGTGTATCAACATACATCACATCGATTATCTCTACATCGTTTAGAATCGTAAGGGAGACGGGAATGAACATGCGAGAGAGTTTACGTATGACACCACAATTCCCCAGCAGCATTCTGCACAGCGTGGCGTTCCTCTCATCATAACGGTCGTTATTCCCGGCGGCATTCTGCTCGTACTCGGAGCGGAGTATATGCGTCTCTTTCTGAGAGAGCTGCGTACCTTTGACCAAAAACACATGCGGAGATATGTCCCAAAAGTTCTCTTTATTCACCTTATAGAACAGACACTGAAACACAGGCACGTTCTCTAAGATCCCACTATATATCACGTTATACAATCCAAAGTGGCACACGATTCCTTCGACCCGCGTAATAATCTCATCCATTTCTCCTTATCCCCGACAAGTCCACCAATGTTAAATCCACTCAGTTTATATACTCTGCTATCTCGTTTGAGTTTGGCAGCTTCTGATAAAGCGGACCTCAGCGCCTTGTGCGTCTTCAGATGTTCTCGCGATACCTTCCAGTCATCCAATATGGCCTCTATCTCATTCTTACGCAAAGACCGGAAAGGCCTCCCCGCGACGTATCGGGGAGCGCTCTTTAAAATATGCATGTTATAGGCTGACTTGAAAAACATCTTAATGATAAAAACACTGAAAACAGAAACATTGAAACCAAAGGGGTCAAATTTCATTCCCTTTAATTTGTAGAACAGCCTCAGCGAAATATTGTCATAGCGTTCGAAAAACTGGATGTGGCATGTAAACACTATCTGTAGTATACGGAGGATCTCCGTGGAGCGCCTAGCGGCGCATAGCAGCATATCATCCTCTTTAATGTCCGTCAGGGTGTCCGTACACGACGAAAGCCCCAGGTCCCTGTGTATGGAAGATCCCAGTACGGCTATGTCATACAGCATCTTCCACGTGTACGGCGCTATCACATCCGTCAGGCTGAAAAACGCCGCGCAGGCGGTATCCGCGGGCAGCCTGCACCTCTGCACATGTTCGTGGAAAATCCTTCTAGACTCCTCTTCGCTCAGTCCATCCGTGACGAACCTACTCAACAGCGTCATGCTGAAGGCGTGCCTGTTAACCTCCGCCCGTAATCTCTCCACGAGCCCCGACACTTCCACTATATCATTTATGCTCAACATGTTATTCGAAAACTCGTTCACACTCTCTAGAAAATACCTGTGAACCTCCACGCCCTTGCTCACGAGCATGTCCCCGTTCCGTTGCACATCATGGTCCGTCACTATCTGTCTGACATTCTGCATGATCCTGTTCTCGTGGCCCGTGATCTTTGCCACGTGAGAACACGTATGAACCATTGTCTTCAATATCTCGAATAGTGTATTTTTATGTAAAGGATATACATTATTATCAATATAGACACCTATTTTATTATTGTTTAATAGTATGCATAATAAAGTGACAGTGTCAGATAAGCTGTTTAGTGTTGTCCTCTCTATATAATACCTCATCCTGAATACGTGCCGTATACTCCACTTATTGAAATATGTGCCATCACACTTCTCCTTAAATTCCTGGAACGAATCCGACACGATACCTCTCTCCAACATGCTCCAGTCACCACAGCTAGGTAATGATATGGGTGACGTAGGCTCATGAGACTTTATGAGAACAGGATTTATGTATATATACATGTTATTATCTATAAGTACTCTAATTCTACCCATAGATTGATAGATAGATACGATATCTGGACCTTTCTGGAAGAGATGGATGTAAATAAACAGACTGTGAAAATGAGGCACATCAAAACTCAGTCCCACCGTCACAACGGAATTGTATATCACCACGTCAAAGTCCCTCCACCGCTGTATGGAGTCGCAGCCTCCGTGCTTTGCCGTCACTATGAGCATCTTCTTTTCTGCGTGCGTCTCTCGTATCGTGTCGTGTATAAATTTTGCGGATGATACGGTGCTGCAGAAAACGCAGATCTTTTTCCCCAGCGACAGGTAGCTCCTCAGGATATCCAGGAAGCCATCCGACTTTCCGATTCTGTGAAAGCTCTTGCACACGTTCGCAGCTCTCCTTGCAAAATTCGGACCGCTGTAAGAATTTATTATCAGCGCGATGGAGGCGTCCCTCCTTATGCGAGAAATGAAATCGACCAGCGTTCTGTTTATGGTGGCATCCATTATAACCATAAACTTCGCTCTCCGCACAAGGGCGAAAAATTTATTCTCCACGTCCCTCGTCTTCTGCATGGTCTTTGAGAAAAACTGCGAAATAATCGACATGACCTCATCCAGAATCACCACCTCATAGTCCGTACACACCCTGTGCAAACTCTCTATCTGAACGATAAGATATCTCGAATCTATCGAAGTTCTAGAAAAATCCGAGTACACGTCAAAATCAGCTATCCCACTCATTCTGAATCTGTTCCGTAGCTCCAGGGCAAACGTGCGCCTACAGGAAACTGCGAGGACCGAGTGCTCTTTCATCGTGTCACACAACCATTCTATGAGGGCCGTTGTCTTTCCAGAACCCATCGGTGCGCGCACTATTTTAATATTTTCACCGATCCCCGTAAAAGTGACCGGATCGGACGTCTGAAAGTACACAGACACGTTCGCATCGAACTTATTATTGTTTAGATCACAGCCAAACCACGAGGAAAAAGCATCACTATTATAATCAACCCTAGCGTGTTTCTCAACCATCTCCGTAATTATGTCCCTAAGCAGGGTGGACAGCATTAATATCAAATTATGGGTGTCTGCGATAGTCTGCGTCTGTCTGACTTATCTAAACGTCATAATATACCTGATATCCTCGCACGTGCCCGGACTCGGCTTCCCCTGCGCATATTTTGAAATCGTTGACCTCTCCTCTATAAATATGACGACATACAACGATATGCATACGCTGACACCGCAGTTGTTTATGACCCCTCCCATGACAGTGACCTACGTAGTTTTCACAATGATAGTCTACACCATTATCACAGCGTACTACGTGGCGTGCTGCGTATCCGTGTGTCTGTACTCGTCCAAAAACACAAGCGGACTGAATCACTCCACCAAACACATAAAATGCCTCGGGGACATTTTCTCCTGTCTGCTTTTCATCCTGTGTATGGACACGTTTCAGCTTTTCATCACCACGCTATCGTTCCGGTTGCCCGCGATAGCCGCTTTTACTTTTTGCATACACTTCCTGTGCTCTACGTTCTACACGGGCACTCTGCTCACACAGTACGCCAGCTACGAGAAACTAGGCGCCCTCTTTAAGCAGAACAAATTTCTGTCGATGATGGTCACGGCGAAGAGTGTGGTCGTGAGCACCCTCGGTGTAAACCTGGGTATATGTTGCATGATATTCTCCCTCACGCTCTTCCTGGGTGTGGGGAACAGTTTCTACATTAAAACGGCCAACATAACATTCGCATCAATAAACCTGTTCATGATTTTAATGATATTTTATTGCATACTCATAGAATCGGTGTTACACAGAGCAATGAAGATGAATTTTGGCTTTCACTGTGGTCTATTTATAGGACTATGTGGATTATTATATCCCACGCACAAATATGAAAGTATCTATGCATCGGAGTGGAGCTACACCATAGATGTCAATCTAGGTATCGTTGGAATCGTTTGGATTATCTTCACGATCTGTAGAATCATAAGAACGCTCTTGCCACTCAGACACAGAAAGCATTATAAGCCACTCCTAGACGAAGAGACTGAACCTTTAAAATAACTCGAAATCATTTGTCCATCTATGCTTGATACGTCATACTGCGATTTCCTTCGTCCTTTAGCAACTTTTTCGTCTCTCCGTCAGACGAATCATCTTCCTCATCGCTCGTCTCAATATCTATCTTTTGAAATTCCTCCGTAATGTTAATCGCATTTCCATACACGTCAGTTATGGCGTTTGGGGTCGTGCCAGGTAACTTGCAGCATATTCGCTTACAGCACTGCGAACCCATAGTGATAGTCCAGTTCGCCGCGCAAGGTCCTTCTGCCAAATCTCTATAGAACTCGTTATGGAGTTCGTTACAAATTTCGGGTCAAAAACAACAGGGGTGACAATGATCGCGAGGGGAATGTCCTCACTCAAAAATGTCTCCGTCCCCACATGCAGAATCAATCCCTCTTCATCTACAGACCTTTTTCTCAGAATAGCGGAAACTATCCTACTAACGGGCAAGTCAGATTCTCTAATTTCTTCGGGGTTAACGTGATCTCTTATATAGTATTGGGACAATATGTACTGCTGTATCAATACCTGATAAAAATATGTATGTCTTGGATTAATAAAAGCATTAATGTTGAACCTCTTTCTTTCAAAGAGTTCCAAAACAGACGCAGCGGTACCGCCGTCACTGCATTTTTTTTCTACGCAATCGAACAATACAACGAGAGATCTCTCATTCTCATTCAGTGAGATAATGTCGGTGATCTCTTTCTTAATTATAGCGGGCAGCGTACACGCCCGTTTTCTCTTTCTGAGTCTGTACGCCACATCCCTCGTCACCAGGAATTCCTTAGAGAAGGGTATACTATTTTTCTCCCTGTACTCTATCCCAGGAACTGGGTGGGAGAGTATGAACCTGGCGAATGACTGCTCGGAAGGATCTTGGAGCAAGGCCTGGACAAAGCTATCGTCCCTCGTCCTGAGGTATTTATACCTACACTTGATCTCGTATATACGTGCACCCTCTCCGACAGTCAACAGGTTTTCGAACTCATCCACCCCATAGCACAGATCTATAGATGCGCCCAACAGCCCGGATGTCGGATCTATAAGTAAACCCAGTCCGCCCTTTATCGGTTCCCTCTTGTACTCCACCCACGTCTCCACCAGACACTTCACCAACCCCTCGTGTCTGTTCCCGAACATCGAGGCGTCCCCGGAATACGGCGCGAGCGACTCTCCGGGGACTATCCTGGACGTGCATATGGTGAAGAACTTTGTGGCCGTGAGAGTAAATTTCCTCAGGATGTGCCAGAACACATTGTTGACCTGACCTCGCGTCTCTTTCTCCAAACACTTCATCAGCAGCTTCTCGGTGCGTCCGGTCCTGCGCAGCCGTTCCGCCATGCCAATGCATCTGGCGGTGACGTCCTCGTCTCGGACGTCGGCCAAATCGCAATCGCAAACAACATCCCCACAATACATGTCGTGAAACATCTTCAAAAAACCTTCACCAACCACGTATCCACTGGTTGAATTGTATTTATTGAGTATATATTGTATATATACAAGTTTTATAGAACAAAATGGTATCTTCCTTACATCCTGATATCCGATAAAATTTTCCATAAGAAACAACTCAAACGAGTTTTTATCCATCACCTCCAAGGCCTTACGGAGACCTTCATTTGACTCCATCCTCCCTGACGAACAGCTGCCGATGATCACCGTCCAGGTCCGCCAGTGTCATGATGGAAAACGCCTGCTCCAAATCTTTTATAAGCGACTGCCCTCCCTGATACATGGTCACAACGTCATAGTTGGCCTGTATCTTTTGACGTAATTCGTCCACGTTTCTCCTCCCGTACGCGCGAGTAAACTTGTCCTTTATCCTCCTCTTCCCCTCTATGTCGCACACATTGCAAACGACATTATACTGCTTCACCGCACACTCCTCAAACAGCAGGCGCATGTGCCACAGCTGATACGCCAACGTCTCCGCCGTGCGTATTATATAAAACTCCCTCTCGTGCGCCGCCGATAAGCGACACACTGCGTTCGCTGCGTCAAAGACATCATTCTCGTAATTCCTCTTAGTATCCGAGACACCATCTTTATTGAGCATCCTTATCAGGGAGTACAGGCACACGAAAGAAAGGGCGCAGAGTTCTAAATTACAATACCGTTTCGGGTCTTCGCACCCGTCAAAATCCCCCTCGTCATCTATTATGATACAGATCTGATTGACAAGCGGCCTGAACGCAGGGTGATACATATCAAAAACTTTATTGTAATTGCGCGTGAGCGGCTTCACCATCTCATCGCGTTCGAAGAACACGCCGCACATGCGATTGAACTGTGGCTGCATCTCCGAAAGGCTGTAGTCGGAGAGCACCGCACTCAATATGAGGGACTCGTCACATTTCAGTAAAACATTCGTCAATGAGATGTCAAGGTGACTGAGCTGACAATCGATATTTAAGAACCTGATGGCGTCGGCAAGACCACAGAAACGATTATAGTAATTATCAATGTTGTGCGGATCCCATTTGGCGTAGCTGTACAGATCGCTGTCGTACATCGTCGACAGACACACGCCATGCTTTATGCAGCAAAACTGCGGCACCAGTACGTTCTTAAAGACGCCGTCCATGTCCCTGGGCTCCGCACCACACTGATGTCTCACCAACCCGGACACGTATGCTGAAATCACAGTCTCACTATGATTGGCCATTTTAACCGCCATATCATTGTACCCGTACACATACCCAAACGACCCCTTTCCCAGCATTTTTCCCTTGCTTCTTTCGAACGAGCAAAAGCGTGCACACATAGAGTTATCGTGCGGTACATATACAATGTAATAAGCATCATCTCCCGCTTCGTGAGTAAACAGATAGGGTACTGCAATTTGACTAAAATTAAATGTATCCAATTGAATATCCGGGAAGTCTTTAGACGATACTAGCTTTCGTTTAGTCCCGATTGATCTTAACACTCGGTGAACATCCTTTCTTTTATTTTTTTTTCTAGATGATGTTTCCTTACAGACATCCGCATCACGGACAATATCCTCACGTGTCGATTTCTGACCCGAGAATGAAAAGTCTTTAAACTTTTCATCACAGAGCAGGTATGTACACGAGTCAGTCAAATCTCTAGAGTCCTCATTTTGTGACGAAGATGTGGTGTCACCTTTATTGTTTTCATAATCCATGGTATGCAGTACCCGACCTCTTTCACACTACGCGTCTTATTCAATTGTCTCTTCCATCAGAGGGTTGCCCATTATCTCCGACTTAATATCTCTTGCGCCATCCTTCACGTCTAAGACGGCGTCCAGCAGATCATCCAATCGCATGCGCCGCAGATTTTTCAAAGCATCTTGTTGTTGCCGCACATACTTGCATTCCTTGGATATATCCGAGACAGATTTAATTAAATATTCATTTGCCATCAAATTCACCTTCACTATTTCCTTCGCTAACGCGACATCCTGAGACGCGCAGAGGGGGTGTTCTTCCCCCAACCTGCTGCGCAGCGATTGGCTCTGCTTCTCCTCTAGCTGTTTCTTTAAAAGCTGCGATATAATTTTTTTCCTCTCTGCCATCTCTCCCGTATCAAAAGTCAAAGCTGATCTTATCTCCACTTATGGTCATAGAACCGAAAAGGCGCGCTATATCATAGATAGGGAACACGGCGACAGATTTTTTTCCTAGCTGCATATGTCCCGAGAAGACATTCGTCTGCAGAAAAGAACAATCTTTAATTATTATAGGACTTATCGGAGACGTCCGCAGATTCGTAGACGCGTAATCTATGGCCAATCTGTTCTGATTATATAATGCGCAAAACAGACACGTGGTGGACGCATAGATATTCAGATTAACATCAAAGTTACAAAACTTCGATCTCAGCTCGGTCAGGGTCTTCTGTATACGTTCTCTGGCAACCGGCTGCAGGTGTTCCACGTCGTCGAAGCTGAAGTTTCTGTACCACGAATACGCATATAACTCTGCCAGACTTATATACGTTCCATAATCAGACGGGATATTGTAAAAACACGGAGGCAGTAGTACTGGGAAAGCGTTCCTGAAATCTTCCTTCCTATATCCGAGACATATATCGGAAGAACAAAAACTATAAGGCCCGCAGAACAGCAACCACAGCAAACATTCCGGGTCAGATACATTATCATGGCATAATATTCCGGGAACGTCAACATACTTCAGCAACTCGGCCACGAACGCGGACTTGTCCAGGGACAGCGCGTTCTCGAGGTCTTTTTTGGTATAGGTTATATACGATCCCACCATGACGGAATTAGACGACCCCACCGATGTCGCGTTCATGTAATTAGCCGAATAGGACTGCGACGACCTGATCGAGGTGTCCTTTGCGAACGATTGCGCTAGCCTGTCCATAGCATCTTTTATATTTAAAGAAACTTTCTCGACAGTTTTTCTATTCTTTGGCAGCACGTTGGTGACCATGAGAAAATTCTTTGTGGGAGTCTCGATCAGTCTGAACCTCGTGCTGGGGGCTATATTCTTACATATCTCCAGCGCATGATCAACCGCCTCCGAGAAAGATGATCCGTTATCCGACTCGGAGAAAATAGAACACAGAGTAGTGATATTCGGATCGACCATGTTGCAGAAAGAGGACAAAGACTTTTTTAAGAAAGAGTACGATAGGATTTCACTGAAGTATAGAAAGTCCAAATCTATAATCTCCACCAATTATCCGGACGTTGCCATAAATTTCAGAAAGAGGTTTCAGACAATAACACCGGAGCTAGGTCCCACTCACGTGTACAATACCGTGATAGAACCGCTGCAGTTATTCTGTCAGAAAACAAAACTCCCGGACCCTTCCCCGGAAACGTACAGGCTATCCGAGAATCTGCAGGAGAGCCTGAGGCACATAAAATTCTCAAAATCGGACAACGCGCATCTCAAACTCTACACGTCCTACATAGAGGCGCATAACAAGATCCACAACGAACCGTTTTTCCTTCAGATGCGCGACTTCATAGAGGATTTCAAAAACTGGATCGCCAAAAAAACAGATCCGATAGACTCGTCCAAAGACAGGATATATTTGGAACCGTTTCAAAAAAATATCCTATTACACGTAGTTTTTTTCCTAGCCGTAATGAAACTGCCCCTACTGACCAATCACACAATACCCTACATAAAACAGATCCTAGACATAGATTTCATAGGCGACGCGCAGGTAGACCAGTTGAAACAAAAGGTCTCGATTTTCCTAGTACCAAGAAGACACGGAAAGACATGGTTTATTATACCAATAATCAGTTTTTTATTAAAAAACATTGTCGGACTCAACGTAGGTTACGTAGCACACCAGAAACACGTTTCACAGTTCGTTCTCAAAAACGTCGAATTCAGATGCAGGCGTCTATTGCCCGATAAGGTGGAAAGCAAAGACAATGTGATCAGCGTACAACACGACAAGGAGAGAAGCACAGCTCTCTTCGCCAGTTGCTACAACACGAACGTAAGTATATTTTACGTCATGACTAATGATTTTAACACCGGGCACGAAAGAACCATAAGTCTGGACACCGTGTATCCGAGCTTTAACAGCACCCAGTTATTGCGCTTCAATGGGATGGGGTTACCGTCTCCGTCTACGACCGTGACAAAATCGCTTATATTTGTGCTTAAACAATTATTCTTAGCCCTCACCGTTATTTTATGTGCATTGCCGTCGACCATCAACGGCAGATATCTCATAGGGTTTACGTGTCCGGTATTCCTGCACTGTGTATAGCACAGACACGTCTTTTGGTTTCTCCCGGACTTGTCCTGTTCTCCGCCCTGGGGAACGTGTCCACTGTGATTGTTGCAAAAAATGCAGTTCTTTCTTTTACATTTAATCAGTTGCTGGACGATGCTCGCGAGTGATGGGAAAACGCTTCCGTCGCAGCACCCCAGGTACAGATCAAACTGTAACGCGAACGTGATGAGAGAGTATCTCCCATCAGACTTGGTGCACCATCCACCGCAGCCATTGATGCATATTATGTTTTTTCCGGGTCCCTTGAAAAAGAGGTTTCTCGCATCAGCATCGCTCAACACCTTTGCGTGGTCATATATGTCAGAGGGGTTCAGGTGGAAAGCGTATGATGATCTCACACTATAGAGCGGTAACACAGACTCACAGACCGTAAGCGGACTGATCGAGAGAATATTGTAAATCTTATTGTCGGACACTCTCAGTTTTTTAAATTTCAGTGACGTCGCACTGAAACATCCGTGATGCACCCCGTTAAACGCCACGCTCACCAATATCGATCCATCGTTTTTTTTTAACAAAACGATGCCACAGCCTACCCTTCCGGGTTTCACCAACTCTACACTGTAAAGTATAGGTAGTGAGGTAACAGCTCTATATTCCCTGCAGTAGTCGCTCTTCCGGACTATGATCCAGTTACACTCTTCCGTGAGATACGATCTCAGCCGGGCCAAATCTCCAACGGAAAAACGAGACATCTTGTTCATCGATCAAGTAATCAAACGTGATCCCGAATCCTCCCGGTAACACAAAAAAAACCCTCAGATCCGTCCCGCAGTAAAAAGCACCACATTCATATAACTGCTCCCAGAAAGCACTTTGACCGTCTCTATATGTTTGATATAATCCTGAAAATTCATTTTTTTTGAGAGTCACTTTCAGTCCGTACCTTACAGACCTCCTGGCGTAATCTATAAGGTCTCCCCACACCTCATCATTCTCAGTTACCGATATGGGAATGTATGTTTCACTTCTAAGGTGTTCTGAAACCGCTTTAACAACGCAGCTCTCGTCTGTGATGTTGAGGATCCAGACCTCTTTTAAATAATGTATAACTGACATTATGGATTTTAAATCAAAATCCTTGCGAAAATTACAATGAAACATCTGGGGAAAAGACCTGTCATTTTCCACTATGGAGCGCGTAAGCGACGTAAAAACTTTATTAACAACATTAGATAAGTAGGCACTCTCTCTCTCCATCACATCTATGAAAAAAAACCTTCCCTCGCACTGGCGATTGATTTTTGTAGCTGTTTTAACAATGCAAGATTCCCTATAGATCGCGATCGATAATTTGGCGTTAAAGGAATCGTATATGGGTTCATGCTCAACCTTGTCTACCTTCCATTTTTGACAGATGGATTCCGTCGGTTCCCTGCACCTCACCACCTGATGTTCCGCCGTTCGGTCCGCCTCTTTCTGTTTTTTTTCTTTACCCCTATATGTCGAGGGCGCCTCTAATGGTCCATTTGACGTCATAAGCGCGCTGCTCCTAACTGACTCCTCCACGACACCTACCATATTAATATCAAAAAATGCTTCTTCGGTATTTACCGTCGAATCCCCTTCATTCGTATCGATCCTATACTTATCGATCCGCTTTATTATATCATGAACGCCTATAAGCAAGCGTTTCATCTCAAAGGTATCCAGACACACCTTCAGCTCAACACAATCCGTCATGGGAGAACAATTGTGATAGGAGCGACACGAAAATGAGCACGCGATCGCGAAATCGTTATATCTATAATATTCCGGCCAGTCCTTAAAAAGACGATCATACTTAAGATTGTCCAAGAGTTTAAACGGTATTTTTTCCCACCCTTCACATATAATGTCCCCATCACGGGAATAAATGTTCCTACTGTATATACCCTTAACACGTTGAAGATTACAATTTAAAGATTCCCTGAATATAACCAGGTGCACAGGGACATTCTTCGCATCTACGTACCTACGGCTGTACATGATTTCTCCCAGCAAGTGCGTTTCCATATTCTAATCTCATCCGTTTCAAAATATTATCTTCCTTTTTGCGTCTACTCACTTTAATAATATCGGCATCATACTTTGTTTCCTTAGCATACATACCGATTATAAGCTGTATGAATAACTTTGATATGATCGGCAATGGAACCCTATAATTACTGTTCTGAAATACTCTGTTGAATGTAAAAAATATGGAATCCTCAACCTCCTTCTTGAACTTATCATCTTCTATCACACTGCTAATGATGTCATAATAATAATTACAATTGTTTATGAGATAGCTATATACATATGATAAAATGACGGACACTACATTGAATGAATCCGAACTGGGTTCAGCATCCGACTCTTTCAAGCGGGCCGACAGGCTCGGCATCATACTGTCGTACACAAATCCAGTTTTCCCGCACACGTATCCCTCCTGTGTATTATATATCTGACAGTCGTGCCGCATATCACATATGTGCATCCTGAAACACCTGCAACACATGAATACGTTCCCCATGGCCAATTCGCAAGTCAGTGGATTGTGCAGATTCTTCATCTGGCAAGACTCTCCCCCGTTACATGGGTCTGCCATGTTCGTATATTTCCCCCCTCAGTCCTTACCGTCACCCGTCACTGTCATTCTCGTCAAATTATTCAGTATTTCAACCGCTAGGTTATCTATGAGAGATGACACACTATCTACATTCTTCGGAACCGACTCGCAGTGAGATAATACGAATGAACAATTCTGGAGAATTTCCAGAATTATCTCAACTACATCGCTATATGAATCGTGTTTTCTGAATTCTCGCTCGAGATCGCTAAACACAGAATTCATTTTTTTTATTCCAGAGCATACGCGGACAAAGTTTCCATCTGTTGATTGTCGACGAGACTCATTTTATCAAAAAAGACGCGTTCAACACAATTCTAGGCTTTCTGGCTCAGGCCACGACGAAGATCTTATTTATATCGTCGACTAACACCGGAAATGACAATACGTGTTTCCTTACTAAGTTCAATAACACCTCCCTGAATATACTGTACGTCATCTCATACGTATGCGAGGATCATGCGCATATGCTCAGCGAAAGAAATAACGCCGTGTCGTGTCCTTGCTATAGATTTCACAAACCCACGTTCGTAAGCATAGACGCTAATGTGCGAAAGACCGCCAACTCCTTTCTGGAGGGCGCGTTCGCTACAGAGATAATGGGGGGCATAAATGCGTCCAACAACGTGGGCCCGCTGATAACCGATCAGGGGAAGGTAGAGTTTGACCTCTTCAGGTACAGCACCATGAACGAGAGGATACAGTGTAATCTGGGCAAGGAGCTGTACGTTTACATAGACCCGGCGTTCACGTCCAACCGGCGTGCGTCGGGGACAGGGATAGCAGCCGTGGGCACATATATCAATCAATACATAATATATGGCATGGAGCACTTTTTCTTAGAGAGCCTTCTGAGCAGTTCGGAGACGTCCATAGCCGAGTGCGCGGCGCACATGATAGTCTCCATCCTGAGGCTGCATCAGTTCTTCACGGATATCAGGATAATCATAGAGGGAAACTCTAACCAGTCGGCCGCGGTAAAGATGGCCTGCATAATCAAACAGAACCTCCTGGGGAACACCTCCATAAAACCCGTGTTCTACCACACGGTAGACCAGAATAAGATAGCCCAACCTTTCTTCATAATGGGTAAAGAAAAAAAAAACGCGGTTGAATATTTCATAAGCAACTTTAATTCAGGGTACGTGAGGGCGTCACAGGAACTCATATCATACACAATAAAACTGACACACGACCCGGTCGAGTACGCCCTGAGCCAGATCTCCAACCTGCACATGTTGACGACGAACACCACCGTGACGTATTCCGGGAAGAAATCGAACTCATCGGACGATCTCCTCATAGCGATAGTGATGGCCATATACATATGCCACGACAACAGAGCAACATCATTCAACGAGATATAGCTACGCGGACAGTAACATCGTCATGTTAGACTTTGAAACTTCCGATCGTGCTTCGAACGGGCACTCTTCGCAGATTGACTGTATGGAAAACGTCTCATTAAAATTTCTGAGTAGCTTGGCCGCAAAATCTATGGTGGCGTTGTTGACGTCTATAAAATTGCGAAAATACCTCTCGGCCACACCGCGATACGCGTCGCGATCTATCGCGTCAACGACAGGCAGAGCGTGTTTATTCTCGTAAACGGAATTTAGCACCATGGCCAATTTATACGCGTTCATCATGCACACCCTGTGCCCGGTAAACCTCAGGTCCGATAGGTGCTCTCGGACCTTCACTGATCCGAGAACATCGGATATGCGCGATTCGCCGCCCAGTTGCAAAACACACACCTCACTCAAAAAAAAGTTTTCGACCCTCGACCCGTCGAACAATAGCAGCTTCTTTTCAGACGCCAATCTGTTTACCTTTTCCATCGTCGATAGCTCTCGCTCCGACACCATACATACATTCTGAGTCACGCACACATAGATCGAAGAGACGGTCTTCCGGAACAGTTCCGTCTCCGAGCACTCCATGTACTTTTCCAAAACACCGAATTCACCCTCATCGGTGATCATAAATTTAGATAGGTGTGCAGACGTCTGCACCACTCTAACTTGTATATTGTCATTCCATCTCAATTCCGTAGATCTGGAACTGTCCCTCATCAGGAATATCTTGGGCTTGGTGTATATCTCATGAACATCCTCGGCCAACGGCTGTCCACACTCTATATATATTTTATAGCAATACACTATACCGGTCATGGCATAGACGATGGCACTGTTCGTGTTCCAATATACAGAAAATCCGCACACGCGTCTATTACACCTGCCGCTCACATGAACCGAAAGGTCAGGGATCATGACAACATCAGAATCTAGCTTCATGTGCCTTGCGATAGCTTCGCACCTCAACTCATGGGCAATTATAGATCCTCCTTCGAGACAGAGACCGGCATCTTGCCAATGAGCAGACTTAAACACCGCCATCACCGACACATTCGATCATCCGACGAAGCTCGGACAACAAGTAATCACTCGCGCATGTGTGATATAAGTAGTTTAATATTTTATGTATGATTCTGACGATGGGAAACGGCATAGGTTTGTGGTTACATCTAATCATATGTCTGAGGACGGTGAGGACATTTGCGTTGCGGCCCAGATGATCTAATTTTATCTTTTTATTTCCTAACAGTATCTTGGGGACGTTGTTCGCGGCCCTGGTCCCTATAAGAGCGCACACGTATTTGAGCTTGGTGTGAGCCACGATGTTTCTACCGTAATCAAAAAATCCCCTATCTATGAGGTGGCACATGAGATTATGCACGAGGCCCTTATCCCCGAACCGTATTATCAATAACAACCTCAGAAAGAGCACGAACTGCTTACTCAGAAAAGGTATCTGAAACCTATTTCTCTTTTCGAGATTTGTTAATAGAAGCTGCAGGTCCGCATCGAGATATAGATTAGGTATATCATTAATAAATCTCAACTCCTCGCTAATGACCTTTTTCAACTTTTCACCGCAGACCCTAGGTATGATAGCCGTACCAGACTTGAACCAGCCTATATTGACCCTGTCCGACGTCGATATCATGCAAGGAAAATTTGTGATCCAGTAGACTCTGTTCCTCTCTTCCCTCAGCATGTTATGATCTTCTATCCCATGTATATCCATAGAGTTATTACTATTACACACAAGAGCGGGCAAAAAAAAATCTTCTATATTCACATGAAGCCTGTACACACACAGCGCATATAAAAAATCAATATAAGGACCTCTTATGTTTATATTTAATGAATTATAAAACAATTCATTATTCGACACGAAAGTGCTGAATGTGCAGGCAGGTTCCTTGAACGTGTGTTTATACATGACAAAACTGTGCGTCATGGTCCTCGGCACCTCTGGCAGATAGGAAACGTCCCTGAAGAGGGTCGCCTTCAGATTTATGACCCTGTTGGTCACGAACGAATTCACCACAAACCTCCCGCTATTCACGGTGGTCATCTCGGAGAACTCATCTCCTCCGACGGTACCCTCGTCATTCCCGGAAGGTGCTCTGGCGCCCCTGAAAGGAAAGACATTGGTTCCCTGTCTAAATTTGTTTATGGATAGTCTTCCGATAACTTTCAGATAGTGATTCACCGATGTGTCGGATTTTCCGCACCGTTTCATCTTAGGGATGGGATACAGATAAAACACGAGGAACAGATTTTTCCATAAAACATCCTTCTCCGTAAAGCACATGATATTCTTTTTATACTGTATGCTATTGGGTATGTGTTCTTTTTTGTATTTTTTAAAGGTGACGTGTATATTGAAGTACAACATATGTTTTTTAAATAGCTGCGGTGAGAAATGTTCCAGTATGGCTATATGATTTGCAGGTAACCGCAATATCGAGAGGACATAATTTCTGTTCGTCTCCACCCTCTCGAAGATAGTGTTGAAAAATCCCCTCGTGACCGAATTGTGTTTCCACACGGAAAACCACAGCTTCTGTATCTCCAGACAGTAGAAATTATCCCACAGCATCCTGTCTATATTTATAACGCGGGGCCTGTGCTTGAATCCGAACAGTAATTTAAAGTGTATGATTATCCTCGATGACAGTTTGCTCCCCAGTCTTATGATCAGATCGTTCATGCACTCCTCGATCTCGACAACCGATATAAATCTAGACAGAAAACACAAGAAATACGGGTAATACTCTAGATATATAGACTTGTTGCTAGGATATATCGTAGCAATGTATCTATCCTCGGTGCCCGTCATACAGTTACAGAAAATGCTCGGAATGGAATAATTCCAGTCTCTGAGTGACAACAGGCCTCTGAACACATGTGTGGTCACATAGTTGCTCATCAGCGTATATTTTAATGATCTGTCCATCCTCATGCATTTACAGTGGTCGCTATATACATATATAACAGGTCCCGTGCAGCTATATGCCCTTTTTGTCATGTAATCATTGACGTCCCATTCCTCGCAGTAGCAAGGCACCGAAACCGGACCCAGCAGCAAGCGACACAGTGCCAGTTTCGCTTTATCCGCATCATTGTACATGGCATCGCACGAATTAAAGATACACCATATAACCTCATCCGTCTTCTCCGGGGCCACATCTATATTCTTTGACACTATAGAATCTTCAAGTTTCGAAACCTCACACGTCAGGTCACAGGCGTCTATGAATACCGGTACAGACCGCGCATAACTTATCCCGAACATAACTAACTATTAAAGTATCATTTTCCCACTATTCATCTCCGTTTCAAAATGGAAGACTGGAGGGCCACCGAATTGTTGCCAAAACAAGTAACGTCCTTGGATACGATCAGCAACATCAAAACAAGTACCGGCGAGGAGCTCTTTGATAACTTCCGACTATACTACGGGGACGATCCCTCCAAATACAACATATCGTTCGAGGCCATACTCGGCATCTACTGCAATAGGATAGAATGGATCAATTTTTTTCAGACCGCCATAGCGTGCGGAGCCCACGCCATAAAATTCGACGACCTGAACAAAATGACACTCGGGAAAATGCTATTTTTCATTCAAGTGCCGAGGATAGCCACAGGAAATGGCGTCACGGCGCCCAAACAGACCACAATACTCGTAACAAAATATACAGAAAAACACCCTATAAGCATACCCTTTGAGATAAGTGCGGCCTGCCTGACGCACTTGAGGGAGACCTTCGAAAACACTATTCTAGATAAAATACTGAACACGGAAGCGCTCAATACTGTCTTGAGAGCCATAAAGAACTCGGCAGATGCTCTGGAGAGAGGATTAATCAATACATTCATGAACGTATTGATCAATAAAGCACCGCCGCAGTTCATACTGAACACGTTACTGGAACACAACTTCTCGGGCAGGCAGACCATAAGCCGCGTACAGCGTGCCAATGTCCTACAGAGTTTCAAATCAAACTTCCTGAACACCCTCTTCATACTCAATAGAACAAACAACAAAGTATCCATACAGAGATTCCTCGTGAACATGGTTAATTCCGTGACAGAGAGTATCCTGAACAACCCCAGCACCTATAAATCTAGCGATGAGAATATATCGGGAGTGCTGGTGACGTCCTTCAACACCATGCAAACCCTCACATCCGTGTTATCGCCACTCCTCAAAAAAGTCCCGGTGAGCGCGCCGGTATCATACGGGAAATTCGTCCTCGGGGCGGACAACGCCGTCAACGCCATCGCCCACCAGGCGATAATGGCAGATTTCACTGAGTACGCGAGACGCGCAGGCACGGCGGCCCAAGAGATGCCGTCCTCCGAGGTGTTCGACAACACCAGGAACACCGCGCAAATCCCTCTAACTGTCGCCAGGATCGGCGAAAAGACCGTCCTGATGGAACAGCTAGAGAAGGTTTACAAAAACACGGACATGAAAAACCCCCTAGAACAGGAGATAGAAATAACATTCTTCTTTCCACTAGGGCTCTATCTGTTGGAAGACTCGAATTATTCCACGGTAGACCAGCAGATAAGAATGAAAAACGAGGTGGAGGTAGAATTGCCCACGTCCGTGTTCTTCTGCAACAAGGATAACGTGATCGAAAAAATAGAGTACTCTGACATTCTGAAGACCCTCTGCCACCCGGCGGTCAACGACACGGCGCTGGAATATCAGATCTTCGCCGAGGCGCCCGTCCCGACGGGGGAACAGTTCGAGAAACTGTGCAAGGTGGAACACGTCCGCGAGAGACCCGGAAACATACTAAAATCACTATTCAACATCTACGAGGCGCAGGAGGAGATGCCAAAGTCCACCAACATGATGAAAAGCGAACTGAGCTGTAGCGATTTTTTTAAGCCGGAAAACATAACCATGATAACAGAACTGCACCCCATGTTCGATTTCACCTACCTGCAGGTGAATAGGGAAACACAGCCCATCTGCACACCCAGGATCATGTTAGGAAACATACCACAGCCCCTGGCCCCCGCGTCGTTCCACGAATCTAGGGCGAAACAGATAGCGAGCATCAACAAGATCAGTGGCGTACAGTTCGAAGCCACCATACAGATCCTAAAGGACAGCCTCTCGTGCGACAGTTACCCCGAACTCGCATACATATTAGAAATGTTGGTGCACGGGAACAAAATAGCCTTTAGGGTTCTGCGAAACGTAGTTCTCCAGTGCATACGATACTGGTATTCGACAAAGTCGATCCTGCTGTTCTGCAATAGTTTCGATATGATCGTTCTAATAACGTGTGAGTTCAGCGACGACCTCCTCCCACCCACCGTGTACAACCACTATAGAAACATCGTATCGCTCGTAAGAACCGTAAAAAAGATGCTCTCCGTGGCAAACGCCAACGAGCACATCGGCGGGGAGCCCGCGTGCAACTACCTAAACGGTCTATTCGACCCGAGGCTATTCCCCCCGTTCCTGCACACGATGCCACGTAACGACGCCAACGTCATACTACAGACGGATGATGTTCCGCTCACGGCCAACACGATAAAACAAAGGAATTATGAACTATCCGATCTGGGCAGAATGAACAACATAGACACGACCGAGGTTTATGCGGATGCCGACACGCCCTCGCAGGAAAATCTAATACTCAGAAAGATCTATTACTTCTGCGTCATACCCGCACTGACGAATAATCACCTCTGCGGGGCAGGCGTTGACATAAAGAACTTCATCTTGGATTTTTTCTACTGCGAACCATTCATATGTCCCGATGAGGTATTCCACCAGCAGGTGGTGCAAAATGACGTGCTTCTCACTCTCATACAGGATGCAACGGGACTGACCTCGGAATGCTCCGATATCGCAAAAGAGATATCAAAAGCTATCTGTTTCATGACGGAGAACACGAAGATAGTACAGATAGAAGGTACCCTGGACCCGGCCCAGCGTCACGGACACGCCATGGACTTCCACTCGTTACACTACGCGCTCTACAACGGGCTGTGCCTCATAAACCCCGTCAGGCACCTAAAGAATTACTTCATCCCCATCCCCATCTGCAGCTTCTACGCCAACCCCGGTATCTGCGCCGCCATGAGCACTAGCATACGAGCCTACCTTAACGCCTTCCCACACTACCACAGGTGCGATGGGGGATTCCCGTTGCCCCAGCCACTGGCCCAAGAGTACTATAACTGGCACCGTTCCCCATTTTTCTTATACTCGGCATCATGTGCCAACAATTTCCTGAGCGTGATCACTCTGGCGGCCATGCACTTCAAACTGTCTCCCATATCCACGGCCATCCAGAGCCGTCGAAAGATTCACCCGGGCTATTCGGTGACACTGGTCAGGACAGATGTCTTTGAGACAGACAATATCCTCTATACGTCTAAATCATCCACGGGTATAATCCTGAATAACCCCATAGTGACAAGAGAGGAAAAGGATATCGCCTCAGTCTTCCACGTGTCACAGAACCTAAACTTTGTAGATATGGGATTAGGGTTCGGGTCCACGTCATGCTGCAGCTCGCTCAAGCGCGTAAAGACAGACATGGGCGCGAAGTGCCAGAATCTCTTTAAGACATTCCCCCTGCACGCATATCCCAACAGGGATGTGAATAACTGGATCAGGAACACCATAGGGGTAGACCAGAAAGCTTTCTCGGAGACCGAAGCCCTGAACATCCTCACGTTCGGAAACATATCTCACGAAGATAAGTCCCTGCTCCTATACGGCCAACAATCCACATGCGAGGCGATCATAACCCCGGTGACCGCCAACCCCAACAATTTCAAACACATGGCGAACCCCAGAGGAAGAAGCTCATGCATGATGGGGACCGAGCCCCACGACGAGGAGATGGCGTTGAGGGCGCTGTACGATCACTCCAACACCGATAGCAAAGAGCTGATCAGCACGTTTAACCCGTGGGCCAGCCAGAGAGGGTCGCTCGGAGACGTCCTTTACAACCGCAAACACAGGGAAAGATTGGGGCACAACCCCAGTATATACAGCCCGTGCTCACAGTTCTTCACCACATCCGATATACTGACATACAACAAGTTCCTCTTCAGCGCTATAAACGAATACTGCAGCAAATCTAAAACATGTATAGACGGGGACAGCGAAACACAATACGTGTGCGTCGAGGGAACAAAAAACATGGTGAGAAAACCCTGTACTTTTTTCCAAGAAGCCATTCCATTACACTCGGCATCGAGTCAAGCTCTATTAGAGACCAGGTTGAAAAACAAAAACGTGACTACCTCGGAGACACACTTCGGAAACCTTGCAATCGGTGAGACGATACCCTTTTCCAGCATACTGAGCGCCTAAATGGAGAACATAATATGTACATTCGACCAGAAGCTGGCCCTGTCCGATGTCAGCAAACTGTGCAACGCCATAGGCACGGTCATCCCGATACCGGTGTCCCACCACCTGATAAATAACAAATACATAGGACTGAGTCAGATATTCTCGACGACCAAGGATTATCTACAGATAAAGGAAGCACTGAGAAAAATGAACCTGACTATACTCAGAAACGTAGAAGGGAATCAGCTGATTCTCAAAAAGCCCACCCACGGAATGCAGTACCTCATCAAAAACACCGGCCCATTCCCCCTGGAAAAGGGGGACACACTGTGCATAATCCCTCCTTTCTTCACCACCACAAACACCAAGATCATGAGCCTAGGTCACTGGGAGCTGGTACTGCCTCTGACAGTCCCCTCAGAGGTCGCCACCGAGGTGAACCTGCGACTGATATGCATGGGACTCCTGTCCGCGCACAAAACACTAATAGACATCAGGGCGGCCATAGAAGAATTACGTATAATCCGCTACCGAGATGTCACGGTCACGCTGCCTGATGTCACGAATAATGATAAGCTAATGTTCGACATCAAGAATGCATGCATAGCATTTTCTATGATAATGGGACTCGCCCCGGACATTGTGTACACGTATATAAATCAGATCGCGCTGGAAGACCAGTCCATGCTCATCATAAAATGTCAGGAGCTGCTCTCTAAGCGACTGAACATAGATGTGGATTACGACAGACCGAATATAGAAAACGTGAATGACGAAATAAAGAAACTGAAAACAATATTCACCATGATAAACCAAATACACACTATCATAGAAGAGAAGGCGAGTTTCATCATATGTGATGTGTCACCTGACAACAAACAGATAACCTGTATATTTAAAGAGTAAAAATCCCAATAAAGATATTAGCCATCATGGCAAAGCACACCGAAACAAACCTGCTGTCTTTAATTGTCTCGCCCGACAAAGCATACAGTCCTAGCGAAAGATCAAAAGTGTTATCCCTGGGGCATAGTATTCACACACGAACCGATGCCGTCATACTAGCCGGAGCAGACACCTTCACACCTTTCGGGGTGACGCTTTCCGCATCATACGGGAGGCTAGGAGCACCGATATTTATCGTTTCTAATCCAGGTGCCAGAACTAGAGAACCCATACGCCTCAACCTAATAGCCATACCGATCGTAGAAGTGACTGATAAATTTTTGGTGTATACCACACTCACCGAAGACAAGGAAAATAATAGAAAGGCTCCGAGAAGAGCCAAAGCCAGCCGCGTCGACGTATCTCACGTCGACACCGAATCGACTCGCACGCTCACCATTTCCGTCTACGGACTGCATTGGAGCATCATAACAACCCCGAGACAGCACGAACTCGGAGCAAATCTATATTTTCAGAGTATATGGGATTGCGCATATTACCCAGATGCATTCAGACCCATGTATAGCACACACCCTGGGATCTTTGTTAGACAAGTGAGAGTGACAGGTGACGATCAGTACATGGTATCCCTGAGGTACCACCCGACAGAATCTCCCCCGAGCCCTCCAAAAGACCTGATGGTAAAGATAGAACTACACATCAACTCCCTAGACTCCGAAGCGGTCATCCTATACAAACGGGCCCCGTCTATGGTACCGGTCCCGGGCAGAAACTGCGTAGATGTGCTGTGTCCGGAGGACGTCAGACTGATACCCGGGGAGGTAAAACATGTAAGGATATCGAATCAATACATCACTAACCACCACACCGGGCTATTCATCCCCGAGGTGTTCGAGGACGTCACAGTATATCCAAAAGTATGGAATGAGGGGGAATCGCTAATCGCATCATTTCTATCGAACAAGGACTCCGTAAGCGTAGTGGGTGAAGGATACAAGATCGGCTGCGTCTACTTCCTAAAAAACCCCTTTGTAAATAGACAGCACGGAAACGACGAACCGTCCCAGAGCATCACATTGAAATTAGACACGGCCAATAAGACAGTTTCGTTTCTGGGTATCGAAATACCGTTAGACGCACTGGAAACCCTCGTCATGGATCAAACCGCGACATCCACGGCAGAAGTAACATTACATTGCGAAGGACGCGTATAAAGAAATAATATTTAAATGACGCAAGATTCATAAATGCCCGTGCGATACGATGAGCCGCATGTATCCAAAATGGACGTCCTACATCACACAAATAAAAATAAACAATGATGTTTTGATATCGCCGCTAGAGTGCAAATGCCTCCTACTCAGCCTAAAAATAGAAGTACCAATAGGATCATGTGTTTTGATGTGCCAAGATAATGAAACCTCCGTATATGTTCCGTTCTCGTTCCTGGACGTATCCAACGACGGTAAGATTAAAGTAAACCTAATAAATAAAACTAACAATTACATCAGACTAAAAAGAACGCCCATTGTGCTCAATGTCTTCGCCATATCATGCAACGTCCCCGTCATCATCACCACACCGGTGAAGGAACTAAAGGAATTAGTCATAACAAATCACATGGTATCGAGCACAAAGAATGAAACACTAACCACCTACAAGGCTGGATCAAAGATATGCTTCTGCATCAAAACCAATTGGAAAACAAAACTGAAAAGCTCTACGTTTACAAGATTCGTGTCAAGCGCATGGACATTTCTGTACAGCTTCTACAAGGCGCATCCGTTCAATTGCGCATTCATCGAACACATATCTCTAAACGGCGGCTATATAAAAAATATATGTATATATGACAACAGCGTGTTGTTATTTGATATATGTATCGACAAAAACATAAACGATCCGGAGCCGCTACCGTCGGACGTATTCATAAGTATTCTTTTTCAGAACCATGACGCAGATCTAGTTACGAACGATAACTGTGATCCGTACATAACTAAAGGAGCTCATCCGGCAGAACTCTCCGTCTATGCCAACACTGACATGTTGATCAAACCCAAACAGCAAACATCGATCACTTATGATGTAAAGTATACGTCGTCTTCACTAAACGGAGTATTTCTACCTCTGTTTTTTAACGGTATTGAAATCTACCCAGTCGTGTGGAATAGCGAGTCTAATCTGTCTCTGCCGTTACGCGGAGGGGCCAATACAGTTCACATACGGAGAGGACAGTTATTAGGGAAGATTTATTTATTTTCAAATGACTTATTCAAAACAAGTGATATCACATCACACCCTAGCCTCGAAGAATCCTCATCCATAATCCTTAGTGACCATGTCCCTGAATCGAGCGGTCTTGGAGACAGGTCAAGACCACTACTGTCCCTCAGAAGTATACCACAGACAAGCACATCATCCAGCGTCTCAGAAACACTGTCCGTCTCTACGAAACCTAAGAGGGCGCAGAAAAAAACCAGTTCTTCGGATAGCACATATTTTTCCACGCCGTCAAAGAAACCTCATAAAAAAAAAGCAGACCCTTTCGGCACACCATATGCAAAACCTGTCAGCGAAAAGGGGTCACCCAAGAAACTTCGAATATCCTCTGGCGATACACACCGAAAAACAGAGCCACCCCCCAAATCCACACCTATATCGATTCAAAAACTCAAGATATCAGACACCAGCGACGACGAATCAGAAATAGAAGATATAAACGCACAAATCTTTTTTATCACTCCCCCCGACGAAGAACAGGCTAAAGGTCCCCTGTCAACGCGGACATCATCTCCGCGTATAGACGATACTCCCATGGGCACCCCTGTCGATTTTGGATTCGCCGAATCCGACGCGGAAAGAGAAAAGACACCCATACCCAGTCCCATTATATTTGGAGATGTCATAGTGATAAGTAGCAGCGACGACGATAATGAAAAACCGCACAAGACTAGACCCAGGCTCGTCAAACCCAGACCACTGGGGAAATATTCCAAGCCGCTCAGCTCGGACGAGGATGTGAACATAGGGCTGGCTCAGCAAGCCGTCTCCGCCATAAACGTACACGGCGAATACACTCTGAGGTGCAAACAGTTCCTAAACGCCTCAGAACCGATCTGCATCAGACTTCACAGTCTAGGTCTCACGCTTCCCATACAGAACATGTGCCCCATGAAACAATGCATGCTCACACAAACAAATGTGTATTTTGATATATCTGGCCCAGCGCCGAAATACATCACAACACTAGAAATAAAATAATTTATATAAATAAATTTATTGTACATCTATTTTATCAAGCGCGCTCGCAAAAAGCTTCCTGTTAATGTTGATAATTCTGTTAGAGTCGTGGGCCTCCATCACCTTCGGCACACACGACGCGTTGACCGTCGACATCTTCTCCGTCGTCTTGTCGCCATTCCCCGTAGTCGTGGAATCCAGAACATTACCATATGACTCTCTGCTGTTATTATTCCTGATATTCAGGATTTCTTTTTTGATCAGGTTAAGCGCCTCTAGCACCTCCTTTCCGTAATTTCTATCAAACTCCTCTCTATATTCATCCTCGTTGCGACACCTCTTCCTTCTCTTCATGCTGTTATAATCTACGTCTCCCGGGAAACTCATGTCATCATCCAGGTCCTGCTGGACGGCACGCTTTCTCTTACTGTAGTATTGATCCACTAGCTGATACTGCGGCTCATAGGGCGCGTGGTGTCTATACTGGTGGCAATACATGTTTGCGGGGTCAGGGCACGTCGGGTAAACGGGTACATACTGGCGTTCGTTAAACAGTTCTCTAGGCACACCGTTCGGATAGACCATCTGTTTCCCGGCAGCGGGCATATCCGCGCTCACGGGGTATGCCTGCCAATTCTGCTGCCTGGAATTAAAATTCGTCGCCGTGGCGGCGGTCAGAAGGGAGTCGAACGCGTCTTTCGACAGATAGATTCGTTCCGAAGCACTCTGAGACACCGCGCCGCTCAGGGCAGCGTTCTGTGCGGGCGGCTGCGCCATATCCTGCGGACCACTGCCTACCTCCCCACCGTGCTCAGCTATAATAGTGTTAATGCCCGTCCCTTCCGAATCCCGCGGTGTGACATCGCTATCTTTACTCCGTTCGGGGACCGTCTCGGACGAACCTCCCTCACTCCGGTCGGCATCCGTCGACTCGGAACCTCCGTCGGCGGTTCCGTGGCAATCTATCACGTCTCCTAAAACCTCACCGCGGGACGCGTCGTTTCCCGTCTCCGCGTCTCTAATATTATCGTCCTGTACATCGCACACACTCATCTCGCACACGACGGGCTCCGCAGGGTCCACGTCGTCTACCTTTCGCACACAATCACTCGCTTTTATATACGTAGAACTTTTTATTCCACCTACTTTCTTATCATATTTGAGCTTTTCAAAACGCTTATCTATATACGAAATATCCACTATATTGGCTATAAGGTCGTATATATCTAACCTAAACAGATCCCCGCCAACGTCCACCGCCTTATAATTCTGGACGATATGTTCCTTCTCTTTCCCAGATATGGTTTTAAATTTTTCTACAGTCCAGTCAAGGTCTCTCCCATAGACAGCAAGAGTACCTCTCCGGAGTCCCGCACCGCAAATAGACACGTGATTAAAAAACGTTTCGTCCAGATTCTCTGTATCTGATCTGCTGGACAGAGACAGACCAGGAAAGGTGGAACTCAAGAACTCTATGACCGAGTCCGGGTCCAGGCCATTAGAAGGTCCTATGCGTACGAGCCTTGACTTGGGCGCGGCGCGATCGACAATCTCTAAGAAGCTATCTGATGTGATTCTCCCACAGCAAAACAATCCGTAGTCCAGATCATATAGGTTATCGATTATACCTATAGTAGCTCTTTCATCATGATTTATATTTAGAAGCAGTCTCCCTCTCCCATGATGCAAAGCCTCCTGAACAGTCTTTCTGGCTATATAAAGATTCAGATCGTCGGGTATCTCATTATAGATCACCAAATACCCAGAAACGTAAATATCACCGAAACCCATGGCCAAGGTCGGTAAATTCCTACATTTCTCTAGGGGCGCCAATAATTTAATACTACATGTTACCCATAAGCTCATCAGCGGTAATGCCCTACAAACCTTCCGGCCAGAAGAGATATTGATAATCAAACACGTGTGTAATAACATGATGTCACGATGCATTGAAATCCTACTGTTCAGAGAGACGATCTGTAACCTGAACACATCCGACCCGGCCATACTCAATAGGAAGATATCAGCGACCTATTGGTACAAACTGTACGAACTCATAAAACACAGATCGGGGGATGATATCTTAAAACATATCTTCACAGAAGCCCAGTCCCTGGAAGTATTCAGACAGCTGTCAGAACAGAACCTTATCAGAAAGATAGTTAAGCAGTTCATCCTAGAAAACGCCGGTCTCGACGTACACCTGCCAGACGAGCTGCTGAACGACGGCAATGTACTATTTTCTCTCGGATCCATCTATAAGCACAGGTTATTCAAGATATGTAAAATCTTTACACAATACTGGGGCGTAGACGAAAAGGAACCCATAATACGACTGATATGCACATTCTTTTGGACATTCTACATAATATCGTACAAAAAGATGATAGTGTCGTCAGACGCGTTTAAGAAACAACGACCAGATCACCAGTTTGGCATATTCGGATTTTTATTGGAGGATTATAAGAACTTCAACGGACTCGTGGATAGATCAAACAGACAAGGCATCTCCATAGAATCGTTAAGAGAACTGCTAGCGCTGTAGCCCGAACCGGTCACACATCGTCGACGCCGACGATGTCCTGCATCTTCACAAAACCAGATGACTTTTCCTCGGTCCACACGTCCATCCTCTTGCAGAGAATCGAAGCCCTCAGGACGGTCCTCCAATCGGAGGATACGATCACAAAGATCATAATGGGAAAGTATACCAATTTGCTCAATAAAAGAGATTCTAAAAATAATTCTAACTTTGTTATGTTATTAATGTCCATCTTTATGGCATCCATAATCCCCTTCGCCATGATAGATGGGAAATACGATATCATGAAAAATATCAACAGACAGACAAAACCGTCCATAAATCCGCCTAGATCGTCACGTGGTATACTGTGCGCCTTCGTTCCGACGCAGAGGCAAATGAGCACGAAAAAAATCGCTAGGGTGATAGTGTGGGTCATCAACATATCGCTCCAGGACCTGTCTAGGTACAAGTGGCACGTCGCATCGAGCCGCAGTCCCCTCTTGGTGTACGAAATCACAGACCCGATAGACAGGGAGGACGCCAGTAACCATATTATGATGAATATGGCCACGGATAGTATCCGCGGGTGTCTCTTTCTGGTCCTATCTATAAGGTAGTTTAATTTCTCTATGGTCGCGACGGCGAACGAAAGTATACATATGTAGAACGCAGTATCCTCTATAAGCATTATCACGGCGCACTCGTTCACGGTGACTATCATTTTGCGGGTGAGAATAAAGATCCGCAAAGGGAACAGAAACGACAGGACAAAAAACGACCCAAGGGAAAAGACTCCATATAGCTTCTGTGGGTTCAACCTCTCATATGCCAGATAGGACCAGTACGCGAACGTGGTAACGAACAGAGACACACCGGAGACGACGGCGTAGAGAATCACCGTCGCCTCGCTGTTGCCAGCGGCGGTCGCGTTTTTCATGTTTTCACGGTAGAAAACTCACCCACCGACCCCGCACGCAATGGTTTAATACAATCCAATTATGCCGCTATGGGAATCGGTAAAAACCCGAGGACCAAAAAATATAGGAACTCGTATATATCTCGTACATTAAATAATGATGAGCTCACGGACAACATTCTATTTTTGGGCAGTGACAGGAGCAATAGCTCATTTAGGCCATGCTCGAAGTGAAACAGGCACTTATCGTGCACCTCCAACCGCATGATGTCCGTGTAGTTCGATGATATCTGAGAGAACATATACTCAACTATAGGATTCTGGGTTGATGAGCGAACGTGAAGAATGTTGACCCTCCTATTCTTCTGTTTGCCTCCCGGCTCCCACCCCGTGCTTATGCTCTCGTTAACCATCAGCAGAACGAGGCCGGGAAACAGCTTAGATATCGTTGTTTCACTGTCGCTCCTGTAAACGGGCGTAACATAGTTCTCGACCAGGTACTCAAAATTCCTTATATCCCTCGACTGAAAATCAACTTCCGATATCGTACTCGCGTCCACGTTAGAGAAAATCATACTCAGGAAAAACTTGCCCTTCTTTGCGCCGAACACGCTCTCGGAATTCAGTACTTTCCACAATAGGAACATAGACTGTATGGCGGTTATACCCGACCTCAGGTAATGCTGATCCTGTACAAAGTTAGGTATGTTGTGCCCCATCTTGGGACCCCAGAATCTCTTGGTCCAGTACAGGAGTCTATCTTCCACGGGAGCCCCGAACATCCGATCTCCGATCAGATCGGAGTGCAGGTGTGTCGTCTCCCTGGGAAGATGACCGAAAACCTCCCTCCGCAGAAATATCCTCATCAGTATATTATTGTCAAAGGTGCCCTTGTGATAATGTTTTCCCCTGTTGATGGGTGTATAGAATCTAATGCCCTCCGGGTCATCGAACCCGAAATTGATGGAATCGTCGCCCACGCTCTGTTCCATCACTATGTCATCCGCCAGAAACTTAAAGATCGCGGAGAGCAAAGGGAACACGTCCCCGGCATCCCTGACATCCTCCAGATCCACATTGCACGCGAACACCGAATAGTACGAGATCAGGATGCAGGCGGCGGCCTCCAGGTCCGATATCATGACATCGTATGACGGGTAGTACGTCACTTTCTCAGCCGCGTTAATCAGAGCGGTCAGTAACTCCTGTGAAATGGACAGAGATTCTACGTTCACGATCTTGAGCCTTCTCTTCCACTTGGATTCGTAGAAGAGATACTGTTTTATTTTGTAATACCAGGGACCCATGGTGTAGGACCACGCGTGGACATCGCTGAAAAACGTAAAGATTATCTCTCCCCGAAAATCGTGCACATACTCGATGTGGGGATCTATCTGCGTGATCCCCAACTTATTCGCAGACCCCGCATCACTCTTATCGCGTCTCATCTCATATTCAACACCAGATGACGTCAATAGCTGCTCCGACAGCGCCACTTCTATGTCGGACAAGTCCCTGTCAATTCCCTCTAACCTTACGTCGAACTTTTCTCTTAGGTGCTTTATCTCTCGCTGCAACTGGAGCCTTAACAACTTTTCCTGTTTTGCGACGTTTAGTCTCTCCCTTATCCTGTTTATATCTTGCTCTCTTAGTCGAAATACATCCCTCGGATGACATATCAGCACGTTCTTTGCGTGACTCTCGAATATTGGCATTACCGGGTAACGAAAGAAAAGTCTGTAGTCGCTCATCCTGATTCTTCTTCAGGAGATCATATAAAAACGCAAATGATAACTTTTTAGAGACAGACCTGAATCCCTTAGCCAGGTCCAGGGAGAGATTTTTCTGCCTGTAGAACAGTATGTGAGGATAGATGAAAACTGACTTATCGGATGAACCTTGAAATTTATCCAAATACACTATAGATTCGTGTAATTGCTTCAATCCCTGTAAATACTGAGCATTCTGCGTTTTATTCAGGCTAACGGTATTGAACGTGGTCCTAGAGAACGTAGTTTTCAGTTCGACGAGGTAACAGTGCACCTGAATACGATCTTTATCGGTAAATAAGAACACGCAGTCCGGAATCCTCGGCCCCAGGCGCACCTCATAGAAAACATACCTACGAAATTGTTTGAAACTCACGGGAAAGATATTTCCCAGAAACGCGTTGAGCTTATCGAACCTGTGCAGATGTTTCTGTATGTTCTTGTAGATCCTCAAATGATTATATTTCCCAATGCTCTTTCTCTCATTCGGAAGTTTCAAAAAATGAGACTCCGGATCCATCTCCACCCCAATCACACATATCTGCACGGGGCATTTTCTTTAAATAGACAATTGTAAAAAGCTTTTTTATCTTACCTATTTAAAGCTCCCTATGGTAACCTGTGGCACAGCCATGGAACTCAAACACCCCTTTTACTTTCTGCAGATTCTGAACCTCGTAAGAGCGTGGAATGATATCGAAATCGTCAACAGGTCTCTGACGTGCAAATCAGAGTCGTCTAACCACACTCTAGTACACCCGGGGCTGATCACCTTTAATTTCTACTCCGGCGAGGACAGCGTCAGGACATACAGAATGCCAAAATGTCTGTTCACCACGGAGATCGCCGAAAGGATCTTCGCATCCGTCAACCTATCAGAAACGCTCGAGGACTACAAATCACGCTTCAAGAAACAATTCTTACCTCCCGTACACGCAAATTATAAGGTGATAATCAATCAAAATACGCCCACAAATACTAACCCCGTATCAGAAACCAATAACCATAATTACGATAATAACTATATAACCCTCAAGGATTTCCAATGGATACCCATAGAACAGGACTGTCTGTTGTATAACGTAAGCACTGTTATTTTTCCGATCGTCATACAATGTAGGAATCTTACCTTCAAGGTGAAAGATATATCAATAACATTTTCATTCACCAATCATTTTTTTGTGTTTTCAATAACTATCGGTAACTCTAAACCCATCGATATAGTCTTCGGAAACATAGAACGGATCAATGTTAAGAGTCCATATAGGAAAGTAGATCTATTGTATAGACAGACCGTCACCGATGATATGCTCGTACTGGCAACGGTAAACGATACATCCAACGACTACTCGTCGCATTTTGGGAAAAATATATTTGATGAAATACTCCAGACAAATTACGTTAACGTGGAGACCGCGATCGGCTTCACCTCGCGATTCATCGCGAATTACTTTAAAAATGACCTGTGCCAAAATCGCAAGGAAGACTTTTACAAGTTGATATTTCTTTACGGACTCAGTTCTTTCGCATACAACCAGGTGAACGATTCCAGGAAGATATTACTGCCTAAGGTACTTCAGCTTCACACTGATATGGCCACGCTAACATTATTTTTAAGGATATGCATCGGGGAGGAGATAGAATTCGTACACAAACTAAAAAAAGATAACGTCACGTACGAAATAATAAAAGATGGAAATAGGTACAAAAATATCCCGTCAGATCCCACATCACTTGGATTCGTTTCATATATGAGCCAGCAGAACGTATCCGACGATAACCTGTCCGAAATCGAAAAAAGAGCCCTAACACTCTTAGATATGTACAGAAGAACCACAAACATAACACGCGAGGACAGGAAAACCATAACCATGCTGCAGCTCATCGCCAGGAAAAGTCACAACATGACTACCAGGAGGACCCTTTTGAACGTGTTGACTACCATGTGTACCCCCACGGAAATCCAGAAATGGGCGGAAAATATCCAGGCCCACCCCGACCTATCCGGTCTCTATTCACCGTGTGCTTTCAGTGGACGATTCGATCTGACACCCGGTTACCTGGAGAGACTCGTGCGGAGTACCGGTAGAGACACGTCCATAGCTAAACGCATGCACAACCTCATTCTAAAAAACAAACCAAAAACATTGGAGGCCTTTAATCTGAGCTGCGTGTCCACCGAACGCGACCTCATAGTGATAACCCTTGTAAATGTCTCTTATATAATATCGGATCGCATAATGGTGAAGGGGTTGTCGTACATAATTACAGCAACTATAATAAATACAGATATCATCATAACGGCGGTGTTCTCGAACGAGACCTGTACGGCGATTCAATATAAACACACAGAAGGAACCATCCTGACGATGGCCAACAATACCAACGGCGAACATTTATTAAACACCGTTCTCCTTCAGTACGATTCTGTGGAAGGGGTCGTACGGCTCGTGTACATAGATACAAAAGAAGAGCTGTTACGTATCCTCGATCCCAATAACGATATAATCGTACGAAGCCCGAGGACTCATTATCTTTTATTGCTGAACAACGGGACGATATTCAACGTATCGCCCGTACACGTCTTCTTCAGCGAAACATCCATCATCCTGCTTTTCGTATATTTCATCATCGCCTTGTTACTTATATTCGTTTTGTATATCATGTGCCGCGTATTTTAACCCGAGTAATTTCCGGTGTTATTAAATGCGTCCCTTGTCGAACGTACTATATCGTGTTCGAATCCCACAAAACAACGCCATATAACTAACACAAGCATCATAAGTGAAAGAACATTCGCGCATATAGTCCAGACTATCACAAACGTAGACGCCATTTTTTCAGATTGTGAGATCACCCCGCTAGATGTCTTCAGTATCCCTTAACCGTCTCTTCCGCAAAGGATTTGTAACACCAGAATTTCAAAAAAATTCCAACAGATGATAACAGGAAAAGGCTATTTATGAGTAGCCATATCGTGGTGAACGAGGTGAACTCAACCTCGAATACGTGGGACTGGCACGACTGTTTATAAAATTCCGTATTATGATCGATCTTATGAGAGGGAAAAGATAATCCCTCACTCGCCACGATGACGTTAAATAAAGCAAAACACAAAACCACGATCCAGGTCATAATTATATGACATAAAAAGGTACGGTGACGCTCATACTGTAGGTCTATCTTTAATAATATAGCCATCTCAGACCTCATACACTCCCCGAGCAGTCATATATTCGTCGTTTCATTTCGAAACGGAAACCCACATTCCCCCATCTCATAATTCTAATGCTTTATCCCCGTAACCCACCGTTTAAAAAAATTGGTCGCTACAAGCCATTTCAATTTTAAACGGCCTATCGTCCAAACGAAGCTCGTGATTTTCCGCATCCGGCATGACCGGCAAGGCATCTAGGTCCTCCGTCGCGGGCAGAGGCTCCGTTAAAAATTTCCCGCTGACCTCCGTATCTATATTAACCAAATTTAGTATCTTTTCTATGTCACACAGGGTGCTCTGATCCACAGCAAATTTCTCGAGAAGCTGTTCCATGTTGCTCTCGCCTAGCGCGAATTCCCCTATTAATAATTTTATGATGATTATGTCCATCGTTTCTATTATCTTTTGAGCTTTCAGTTCTTCCACGTGTAGAGCGCTCTTTATGTGAGGTAGGCATTTTGGCTTATAATTCTTTATGGTCTCATATCTTAATTTACACCGTTTATAAAAAGGGAGTATCAGTAATAAATTCTTGAAATTCTCAGTATCCTTCTGATAGTTTATGATGTCATTCTTATACACACCAAAGTCCTGGAAATTCGCGGCCAGGAAGTCATTCAATTCATCTTTCTCATAATTATCGGATGTTTCCAGCATCACATAATCAGCTTGTTCCCCAGGCCCTCTTCCAATCACCTTCAGGAACGTTTTTATGACACAGTTCCCCATACTTCAATAAAATTAGAAAAGATCGCTACATCACACCCAGCGATGACTCTGGTGGTATTCGCGACCGAATACGACACCGCAAATATCGTTTTCAGTATACTGTCGCAGACTATCACAGACTATCTGATATACCCGCTCCTGATAAAACACAGACCATCGAAAAATGTTCACTTTTGCCTGCAGACGCAAAAGTGCGACAGATCTAAGAGAATACAAACTGTCTTTATATGTCGTGATGAAACGTTACATCTATCCAAATATATCATAAGAAACATCCCTATACACAGTAATGACATCATAAAAGCATTAAATATTGAAGAGACCGAAAAATTATATGACGGTATTCTGACCAAAACGACCAAAGCCGAATTCAAGCACACTGTATTCTTTAACAAGGACATCCTCATAAAACACCTACTCAAAAAATACAAAGTGCCGACATCTCCCTTCTGGTTCATAGCGACGTACGGTCAGACGGAGGGAGGTCTCCTCCTGACCATGTATTATTATTTATTCGAAGAACAGAGAAGTACAATACAGACGACTAAAGACTACGTTAAATGTTTTTTGAACGATTTCGGAGGTGTGATCTTCACATACTCCTCCATGATAGACTTCATGAAAATACTCATAAAATCTAAATTCAAGTGCCGCATCGCGCCGTTCGTGAGATACGCGATGCTGAAAAACGCGAGAGACAGAGAGGAGCTGAACTTCGTCGACGAGGAGATAAAGCGTTTCACGGAAAACATACATCTAAACGACACGTCCCACGTGCATTACATATATCTGGCTTACAACACCGTGCTCAATAAACAGAGACTGATAAAGTATACGGTGGACACCGCGTACGATGAAACGTTACCGTCGGAGTCCCAGTGTAAGAAAGACATGCTCATGTTGGGGAAATCCCTGAAAGAGGAACTCATATCCGTCATGAATAAATATTTCAACATAGACACATATTTCGCCAATTATATTGACGTGTGTAAGGTCAGCGCCGCCGATCTAAAGCTAAAGAACTATGCGTATGACGGCGATTCTGCCAGGTCGGAAATATCTTTCGCAACATCTGATAGAATAGCCGAGACGCTCGAGACCTGTAACTCTCAGTTCGAGGGATTATTCTCCACGGTCAAGACAACGCTGCAGGGTCTCCTGCACGTGTCCGCGTCCGAAAAACAGTTCCGGTGCGGGGATGTATGTACAAAGCGGAGACAGTACGTTAAGCGCGGCGCCGAGGGGCCGTTCCCTGTGTTCAGGATAGAGCTTCCCCCTAACAAACATGTGTTCTGTTACGGGACCTCGGAATCGTGGATAAAAAATATGGATTTCGGCAGCGTAATAAAAGACCTGTCTCACCTATATTATTCGGACGAGGACCTGACAAACTCCGTCTGGCTGAAAGAGTCCTTCTACGCATCCACGGATGCGGCTCAGGCTTTCTACCAGACCAGGCACGAAATCTTTAACGAGAAGCTGCCCGTGACGAATTATATAGGTGATATGGATCTAATCCTTAAAAAACAATGCTGCCTCAGTAAAAAGCAGTTCTTTGACATGTGTAGGAGGATGAGGATGGTCTTCATGACCGCCTGGAAAAATATGTTCCCCGGCATCGATGTGGACGAATACCCCGTGTTTTTCTTTAAGACAAAGTGCGACTCGCCCGATGCGGAGGACGGTTGCTTCGGGTCGGAGCGACCCGTGTTCTGCATGTGCACGCGTAAGATCGGCATACGTGTCATCATACCTTTCCCCGCGGGGGTTGCCGTGGTGGGCAGCGGGCCCCTGAAACAGATATCCAAGATCCTTAACCACGTAATATGCCTAGATAGGGACTTCGTGTCGCAGGTGAATGATTTCGTTCACCTGGGGGACAGCTTCGATACGGGCGTTTACAACAACGGGCACTCTCTGAGGATGGGCTATATGTACAAGCTAGAGCCATCCACGTCCTCCCTGTACGGGAGGCTGATCCCCATATTTATCGTCCCGGCGAAGCGCAGGAGCAGTCCCCACGAGTTCGTGAAGGAGCAGCTCTCGCTGGAGAACCTACTCCACCACGGACGAAACATAGAGCGCTTCGACGAGATCATATATAACATCGTAGATAAAGGGTGCCCCAGGGAGAGCAAATCGTTCATAGACACGCGGAACAACATGATGTTCAAGAGGTCCTGCGCCCCCATGGAAGACGTGCTGCTGATGCACCTGCAGAAACATGAGGTCTACATGACAGACACCGGTGACAACCTCCTGATGCTCTATACGAAAAACGTCGCGTGGCCAAGATTGAGGGAGTATATAATAAACAATTACGAGGAGAGGGTTACTTGTGAGTTTACAGACGTCATATTTCACCAGGTGAATAATAATCTGGTCCAGGTGAAAAAGTTCAGTCTCGGAAGGGTGTTAGATTTCAGATGTCTGAAAAACAAGCACAGGGGGGACAAGGAGAACGTACAGGTGTTCATAGATGTCAAAACTGATTTTAAAAGGAGGGTGACGTCCACACTGTGGAGCAGGTGTTTCGCCAACAAATGTAACTCAAACACTAAACATGTGCACATTTCCGTGACACTACAGGGTCTGTGACCTGAACGGTTATACCGTTACAATAAACTTTTTTTAGCCATCCTGTCTCCGAGCTTCCACCTTTCTTGCGTCATCTAACAGAGATGATCACTCCCACCCCTTATAAACAAACCATAAGTATACCGGCAGGGCAATCTCCATTTTTCGGGCCCGGGATCAAAATGTATCCCGCTCGCGGAAGGGGATGCTATCCCTCCAGTTACAAGCAGCGCCGCGATACCAGGTACAGACATGCCTGTGACAGGAGACCTTATAGTCGCCGATCCGGCGACAGGTCGCCTCGCCCGGTGTTACGTCAGAACGAGAGAACCGTGTCGGGGTCCACGTTCACGCCATCGAACCTGGACTCGATGAGCATGGAAGAACTCACAAAGTTGAAAAGCATGATAGAAGAGAAACAGAGACTGAAAAGCGATGCCGGGACGCGACACAAGAACGCTGTCGCGATCGAGCAGGAGAAGCCGTGGTGCCTGGACAAGTACACCAGAGAGACCCTGAACCTCAAGAAGTTCAACGGGGAGATAAATTTCGACGAACGCATAGGGCAGATGACACCCAGTTCGTCGGACCAGGTGTTCTTCGCCCGCAACGACCTCCTGAACACGGACCTCCTGTTCAACTACAGGAGGCACTTCGACAAGCTGCCGAGGACGACCATACAGGACATGATCGGGGCGAGGATATTCTCCATGAACAACTCCCCCACCCTCGCCCTGGTGATAGCCATGGCCGAGGAGGCGGCCACCTACATGAAATACCACTCCGTCCACAAGCTGCCCTTCAACCCCGAGGACCCCATAATGTCCACCATCACGAACCTGAAGCACGCGGTGTACGCGAAGGTGAACATGGCCAAGCTGACCTGCGTGATAGGGGAGGACAACTACATCAAACTCAGGCAGCTGACCGACAAGCCGGTGGACGACCAGAGACTCTCCCACAGGACCGCCGACCTGCAGCGCGCCCACCCGAACACGTTCCAGTCGGGAATACTGAGGTGCATCTCCATGCTAGTGGCGTTCTCCAGGATGGTCCGGTCGTGCCGGAACAGGATGCTGAGGACGAACCGCACGCAATTCGTCACGGATCACGACATCCTGAAGATATGCAACTACTACCAGTGCGGACTCATAGAGGACCTCATAACCAGGACGCTCGAGAACCACGTGTGTAGCGACCTGATGTGCAAAAACCGCATAAAACGAGTCCTGCGTCCGCACGCACCGGTCCTATTCTTCTGTCCCAGGATATGCAGCGAAAAGCTGGGGCTGCAGGTCATATTGAAAGATCGTCCCTCTCCGAAGGAAGAGGAGTCCCCGAAGGACACAGACCCGGAGGTCCTGCAAGATGCCGCGGAATCCCGCAAGGTCCCCGAGACCGACGCCGCGGACAAGAGCGATTCAGAGACGGATCGCTCCGTGGCGGAAGATAACGAGAACACCGAGAGACAGCTATCTGAGGGAGAGTACGAGACAGATTCGGACAGCGACAGTAATATAAAGGCCGTGAAATCGAGAGACAATTTCAGGCGACAGGCCTCGACAAGCGAATCCAGCGATGATGAATCCGAATCTGAGAATAACGAGATAGAAGAGATGGAGACAACCGGTGAAAAAGTCCCACTGAATGAATCGGATCAATCAGATGTACAGCAGATGGACTTGGATTATGATGAGGACACTAATGAGAGCGATGAATCCTGCAGCGAGGACTCGGACTGAGATCCCCTGATAAAAAATATGTAATACCGAGAAATCGTTTAAAATTTTAAAATAAATATGATTTATATGGTACCATGTACTGGATATAAATCATTGTCAATAGTATTGAGCTCACACGGAACGTGGATCTAAAGGTATGTATCTTTTATATTGATTGTACCGTAAGAGCGTTCTCCCGTGTCTGTCGCTGTCTTCTGTGCGCTTCGGCTTAAATACTGTTAGAATGGTGGGCGTGGTTTAGAAGGCTAGCGCGATTCGTGGGATGTGAGTCACAGAAGTATACTGACGTAATCTTTATGCTAATGAGCGTTCTCCTTCCTCAAATAAGTAATTATTCTCTTGAGTTATAAAATACTTATTAGAGCGGGGTGAACGGGGGCGCGGCCTCGGAAATGATTGACGGCCTACATTATGCAAATTTGTAGATGACGTGTACCATCTATGCTAATGAGCGTTCTCCTTCCTCAAATAAGTAATTATTCTCTTGAGTTATAAAATACTTATTAGAGCGGGGTGAACGGGGGCGCGGCCTCGGAAATGATTGACAGGTCTGAACACACCCACCCATTTTTTTTAAACGGCGCGGAGAAGAAGGCGATTTCATTGGACAGATGGGTAAAAAATGGGAGTGTTATTCAGAAAAGCGCCTGCAATATCTTCTCCGATCCTGAGTTTCTCATTATCTCAACGGGATGGGTCTACTAACAAATTAAATTCTTTATAACCTTTTCAGATTTTTTTATATTGGGGAACGGATGAATTGATCGTACACCCGTTGGAAAGCATTTATGAAATATCACGTTTTTATGTGTATATACACATTTATATGTATCTTACAATGAGATAAGTTCTACAGACAATCCATAGAGAAATCAGAACTACGGTATCGCGGCCAAATTTTTTGCAAGTATATATATTAAATAAAAAACGTTATTTTTATTGTTGGCCGGCGGGAACGTGTGATATGGCCGATGACGGGGAAATTTCAACATCCGTGCCGATAACGGCAGCCGCTTGGCTGTATGTGGCCAAGAAGGAGAAAGAGATGTTGGAGTTGATCTCGGCGTTGTCCCTTTCCGACAGATCCTCGAGCGTGGTCATCGCGCCACTGCTCGTCGATCTCACGGTCGAGAAAGACTTCTCGACCACCGTGAAGGTCCCCGTCATGAAGTATGACGGAGTCGTGGTGACAAAGATAACCTCCGTGTGCCCGTTCGTGTTATGTTTTCACGGCACGGGGGACATGATAGAGACCAAGGAGGACCATGGCAACATCGACGCCATCTGCAGAGATGCGCGCAAAAAATTTTTCGTGCAGGAATTTAGAGCGAAAGATAGGCCTAGCTTTGACGTGGCGCGTCTGTGCGGATCCGTCCAGATGGACCCCGACGAGGTGATGTGTTACGTGGTGTTCGGTAGCGGCATGAAAGAGTTTCTGTATGCCGGAAATTTAGTGCCCTGCGTGGAAGAGGCCGTTAACGTGGAGATCTATAAGACCTGTGCCGTGAAAATACCTCTCTACGCATCGACGCTATTCGAGGAGAACGATGTGGAACCTTCCATTCATAAATGCAGCCAATTCGTGGCGGAGAATGGATTGTATATCCCGGAGGTAAGTGAGACCCTATACTACTACCTGTTCACCTCGTGGGGTCAGACGCTGAGGTTTCAGGACACGGAGAATCTCATAGATGCGGGATTGCAACAGTTTGTGACGGATTCTCACAGAAACGTGAAGCTGGCGCAGAACAAGACCTATGTCGGCTACGCGACGCAGAAGATATCGCAGCTGGAGCGCGACCAGCTCATGCTTATTGACAGCATCATAGCCGAGCTCGCGTTCAGCTACGCGTCCGTCTACCTCGACTCGGTGTATGAACCCACCCCCGTTATGAATTTTCTGGAATGGCCCATGATCAGATCGTGCAAGAGCCACGGGGAGATGCTGGAGCAGCTGACCGAGTTCAAGCTCCACCTGTCGGCACACATCGCCGCGAACGTGTTCGCCTCCAATTCCATACTGTATGCCACCAGGCTGATCTCCACATCTAACATCAAACAGCCCAACGCGAGCGTGACCAGGGAGAGCATGCTGAAAACCATTCATTTTTTTAACTGCCTGTCCATACTCTCCGAAGACCACTTCAATGATGCCAGGAAGCAGATCAAGACGAATGTTTTATGTAAGGAGGAGAAGTATTCCCCGTACCACCTGGCGTATGTGTGCGGGACGTCCCCTCACATGTTGTCAGAGATCGTCTGGTACCTCAACAGGCTCAATATCTATAACACGGGCGGGAACTTCGTGGACAACCTGTACTCACACGTGGTGAACTGCTCGGCCAGCCTCTGCCAGTTCTGCGAGGGGCGTACGTGCCACTCCTGCATAGGGACGGCCTTTGCCAGGATCGGCACCAGGCTGCCCGGCATACCCAGACAGGCGAAGAAGGAGCCTGTCGTCCTCACGTTCGTCACCAAACATTTTGCGGACGTGGATGTTCTCGGGGCCTTCGGGAAAAAATTTTCGAACGAGCAGAAGGAAGTCAAGGAGCTTCAGATGAACAACTCGGCTATCCTGGACAAGCTGAAGTACATCTCGCCCATAATAGAATACTGCAAAAAGAACTCTATCATAAGCTCCGCCAGCGGGGAAGACATACTGGACATAAAAAGTAAGAAGGATTTTATGCTAGCCGTCAGCGGCATAGTGCAGACCATAGATGAGGCGGTAGCAAAGTTTATCTCGGAGATGAGGAAGATGCAGATACCCAGGGAACATGTAGAGAACAGCACGCAGTCGTTCAATGTCGATCTGTCCCCCTACGCGACCGTCTTCTCCCCCATATTCTCGTACACGTACTACAAGTCGGTCCTGTTCATCCTCCAGCACCTCGCCCTCATAGTGGCGGTGTCATATGTCCTAGACAGACCGTTCAACGGTCTGGCCATCTCGAAGTGGCTGGGACAGCAATTCCAGTCCATCTACGCTTCCTTCGAGGGGACTTTCATAAAGAAAGGGTTCCTCAATACAAAAAGCATAAAGATAGTGAATAATGTGGAACTGGAAATGCTTCTAGACTATGACATGTACAGGAACGGGAAGTATGTAAAGACGTCCACGCAGGCGAAGCTGTGTAAGTTATCCGTGCAGGCTCTTAAAGATGTACGGGTAAAAAACAAACCAATCTCAAAGAATAGTGCCAAGAATTCACAGGTGAGCGTTTACTTTAAAAAAGGATCCTGGCAGAAGAAAAACCCCGTGAACGGGTGCCTTGGTTTTCTGCTGTTTAAGCACCATAAGAAATTGTTTCCGGATGTGAATATGTCCTGTCTGTCTTTCTGGCAGAAGATATTCCAGAATTCCCTCCCGACCAATGTGGACATAGGCAATATAGAGGAATTCGATAGTTTTGTCAGGTTTCTGATATCGGTGACGAACAATTACGAGGAGACTGACATAATAGACGTGCAGCCGGAGTGCGTGCTTAACTTTATCGAGTATTATTTTCACAACAAGTTTCTCACCACTATAGGTTTCAAAGATTATATCACAAGCCTCCACGCATTTTTCACCAGAACCGGCCCGCAGAACCATGCGCAGTTTCCGTCCCTGCTAGAGAGATACATAAAATTTGGTTCCATACAGGAATACATCACTCATTTTAAGAATCTAAAAATCCAGGGTGTTCCCGCTCCCAGGTCAGTGTCCCTGGTGAAAGACCCTATATTCTCAAATGTTTTCTCCTATAAGTCCCTGGTATCATTCGGTCTGACCCTAGAGAAATTCACTAATGTGGCCAGTAAGGATTTCTTTCAGTTCGGGCAGCTTTCCTATTTCGTGGGAACAGGGGTAGACAGGAGTCTAAACGCCTCCTCGGTGAGCCCGAGCGATTTCAAATTCATGAGGCAGAAGTATGTCATAGCCACAAAGCTAGTCGATCTCCTCATGCGGAGGAGCAGGAAGGACACGGTGCTGTATGATGCCGAGGTGCTCAAGAGTAAGATCATGTCACTGATGGAGAGTCCCTCGGACACGGAGCCCGAGACGCTGATCGCATGCGAAGTGCTAAAGGCTATAGGAGAGAAGCCATCCTTCGATGACATCCTATTCTACGTGGATGGTAACACATTCCTGGCAGAATCCGTTGTAGAGCAGATAGACGTGATCCTGGAACGGGGCGTTTCGGACTACGACATCGGGACTATTAAAAGTGTGTTGCAGGGGGAGGGTGCTGCCGCTAGCAGCTCGACGTATGATTTCTCTAGATTTTTTGTTACGGATGATGATGTTTCTGTGGATGTGAGCGAAAATGAAAGCGACGAACCTGTGACAAAGAGGTGTCGTCTGTGATGTACCTGCCGTGGTCCGAATAAAGACATGAATTCCGTTCAAGCGCTGTGTGTGTTGTGTTCTAAGATAAACGAGTGTGCGGTGGAACTGGAATGTCTGAGGTTTTGCGACCCTGGTCTCGTGTTGACGAACCTGAGGAATTTTAAGACCAACGGAGTAGTGGTGTTGCATCTGTATCGCACCGTCTATCCGTCCATAGTGGAGCAGAACGAGTGCAACGCCATGTCTCTCACCCTGTATATCCAGGTGTTGCTCAAGAGTGTTTACAAACTGTTTATGTTGATGGACAGGGCGTTGGGTGAATTTTATGTGACTCGCGACTACGATAGGTATTTTTTCAGAGTATTACAGCTGGGTGAATGTAAAAAACACATGGATATTGACATATTCTTCAACGACAACATAAAACAGTCCGTCAGCCTGCACACACTGAACGATATTGAGCGTCTGTTGTGCAAACTAAATTACGTGTTCGGGATCATTCAACCTGACATGGGCCTGCACATATGCAAGAGACTGCTGTGTTTCTTAGGTAACATATGTGGGTGCAGCGTGGTCGCGAACCCGGAGATATTCGTGGAGAAAGGCAGTTGCATCTATTGTTACGAGGAGCTGTCACTGATCCCTAACCAGGGGAAATCAATACACAGTCGGTTGAATAATAAGATTTGCGAACACGTTACTCTCGTCAAAGACGTGCTGGATATAGAATCAGGTATAGATGTGATCGAGAAGGACCTTGCACACTACGGTGAGCTGTACGCTGACATATCGGACGTTATCAAAAAAATAAAGGAGGTGACCGCAAATAAGCAAACATTCCAGGATCACATAGATGAGGCAGAACGGACGTTAAACAGTTACAATGTTTTCACCGATATACCCGATCACATATATTCACTGAGCGATTTCACATATTGGTCAAAGACCGCGGAGACGATCGTGAAGACCGTGGCCGTCACCGTGAATCAATTAAATTCCTGTCACGCTCACTACAAAGAGTTGCAGGATAAGATAAGTCGGTATTTTCACGGGTGTAGGATACACGATATATTTCTAAGGAATGAAAAGGTGCTGAAAAATGACGAGAGGCTCTTTACGGGATCTCTGTACGCCTCGCCGTGTAGGATCGTTAATCTCATTACTTCGATGAGTCTGAGAAATATGGAGGACCATCCTATTTTCATTAAAATGAATAACGATGATGATCTACGTAAAAAGATTAAATATATTGTTGATAGGATACAGGACAAGACCGATAGCCAGGGAGACACGTCCATAGAGACGACCGATAATCTATTACGATCGCATGATCTTCTTCACGAAGTCAAGACGCGTAAAAAAATGTACTCTAGCAAATTGGCGGAGACCGGCTATTCTAAGATAACACAGTGTATACAGGAGCAGGAGCTAAGGATAAATAAGCTGATAAACGTCAACATAGTGGGCTCCATAATCTATGACATGTTATCAAAGCTTATGAACGGATTCATTAAGAGACGTAAGTACCTAGAGGTGCAGGTGAACGATATATCTGATCTGTATACCCATGATGACCATCTGTACATAAAAAATAACCTGATTCACAAAAAACTCTCGGCCGAGTCTATTCCGGATCTGGGCCAAAAGATTTACCATCTGTTAATCGGACCCGTGATCACACATCACAGAGACACGTTTCCACTACCGTTCAATATAGACATGGCATATTCATGCGACAATGCCAACATATTGCCACACGTAAAGGAGAACCTCGTGAAGTGCATAGAGAGCAATATCGGTCCCGGACAGTGGATGGTGTCATCATACAATGGTTTTTTTGACTTTTCGGATTCAAATGACATAAATGAGATGCAGAGAAAAATGTGGTTGTATGTAAAAGAGCTGGTTTTTGGCGTGGCCCTATACAACGATATTTTTAATCAGTCTATACAAGTGTATAGAGTCGATGAGGTGGATGAGACGATGGAAGGTATTATTCTGACATATAACTGTAACTATCCGTTATTGTTAAATCTAAAATCTAAGATATATAAGTCTAGCGATTTGTATCTGCTGTTCTATTGTATATTTGACTCCGTGAAGGAAACGAGTAGCGAGACCGTGAGATGCGTACGTCGCACGCATAAACGCGTATGTTTGCGGTCTCTTGTCAGAGATGACAGTGAGCAGTCGGAATTTATTCCGGATTGTTTTATTGATTAACTATGGATATCTCGTGTCATCTAATTCTACGACAACTGCAACTTCGGCACCTGAATCATCGGTTACCACCGGATCTTCCGGCACTGTCAGCTCTGAAACAGCGACACCGGAAGTTTCTACGGCTTTTGTGAACATTACCGGAAATTTTTCGCAGGAATACACTGAAGCAAGCGATGATGAAAAATATCCTTTTCGTGTATGCAATATGGCCGTTGGAACAGATCTATATAGATTTGATAATTATATCACTTGTAATAAGTATGATACGGAGACTCAGTATTCTGAAGGTATTTTGTTATTGTTTAAGAAAAATATAGTTCCGCACACTTTTTTTGTTAGGACGTATACCAAGGAATTGTCGTTTCAAACGACGTATAGAGACGTTCATGTCATCTATCTTGTTGATAGGTCTTCATATAAAGTGCCCGTTCCTGTAGATGAAGCTGGATATATAAATTTGAATGGTCAATGTTTTTCCGCTGCCGAGATTAGAAACCAGGGAATAAATTATCGGGTATATCATAAAGATGATAATACAAACAATACAATGAGATTATATCGTTTGAAATTTGGATCTACTATTAATACTCGTTACATATCCACGCCTGATTTTCAGTTCACATATGGAACCCATTGGTTATATAAAAGCTCATCTTCTATTAATTGCATAGTAACTGATACTATGGGTAAATCTGATTACCCATATGATAATTTTATACTCGGTACAGGTGAATCGGTTGAGATATCACCATTTTTTAATGGAACTTCTAAAGAAGTATTTAATGAACAGATGTACTATTTTTCAATGAAGAGTAATTACACCATGTTAGAAAAGTTAGATGAACCTAATGGACCAAAGAAAACTATCCCTACGATCGCTTTTTTACAAAAGGGTGACACATTGTTTTCATGGGAGGTTACGAAACAGACTAATTCTCATTGCAAATATACAGCATGGACAAAAAAACATCATGCATTGCGAGCAGACATGACAAATAGTTATCATTTTATGATGAAAGACATGACAGCAACAATGGTAACAACAAAGAACACTATAAATCTTACGGGCACCGAATACGAGTGTGTGAAAAATGATATTGAAAAATATATTACAGATACGTTTCAAAGCAAATATAACAATACACACAACAAAACAGAAAACTATAGTGTTTATGAGACAACTACAGGTCTAATATTAGTTTGGCAGCCTATTGTTAGGAAATCAATCAAAGAGTTGAAAGAATTTATCAATGAAACCCAACAACATACTCGTTATAAGCGAGAAATTGATGGAAGTGAATCACTTGTTTACGCTAGTTTGCAGTATATGTACGATGCTTTGAGAGAGTATATAAATGCTGGTTTCGCCCAGATAGCTGAAGCGTGGTGCGAAGATCAGAAAAGAACCAATGAAGTTCTTTCCGAATTAGCTAAAATAAATCCATCTAATGTCATGTCTGTAATCTACGATAAATCATTATCCGCAAAATTAGTTGGAGATGCAATTTCCGTATCTTCGTGTGTCAATGTAAATCAGTCTACGGTGAAAGTGCATAAAGATATGAGAATATACGCCAATGGGACGGCGAATAGGGAAACGTGTTTTTCTCGCCCGGTCGTTACGTTTGAATTTTCGAGTAATAATTCAGTTCAACAATTTACGGGTCAATTGGGGCCGAGGAATGAGATTCTGTTAGGCACGCATAGAGTGGAAAAATGTGAACGTAACAGTGTTAAAGTTTTTTTTGCGGGTAAGGAGGCGTATTTTTTTTACAATTACATTTACACGAAAACGGTTAATATATCTGATATTAATGTCGTAGATACTTTTATCCACCTTAATATAAAGCCGTTAGAGAATACAGACTTTGAGGTATTGCGCATGTATTCTAAAAATGAGTTAGCGCAGGCTAACATATTTGATCTGGAAAGTCTTTTGAGAGATATTAATTCATATAGGAGTGCGCTTTATAATATTGAATCTAGGATAGCTCCAAGGAAACCAGATTACGTCTCAGGTGTGGATTCTTTTCTGCATGCTCTTGGTATAGGTGCACCCGGAGGGTTGGGTGCCGCTCTGGGTATGGCGACGGGGGCGGTCACAGATTTCCTGACTGGCATTTTTTCTTTCTTTAAGAATCCATTCGGGGGACTTTTTTCCATGCTGTTTTTTGTTTTGCTCGTTTTCTTGATATTTTCCGTGTATTACAGACAGAAGAATATATATACAAACCCGGTAGGTGCGTTGTTTCCGTATGCAAATAGTTCTTCGGGAACTGTAATATCTAATACGCATTCCTATTATGAGACAAACAATAAACAAGAGTCTGAGAATGACAGGAAACCTGATACGTCCAATGCCGTCTCTGAGGGCAGTGCCAATAAGTATTCTCAAGAAGATGCCGTCTGTATGTTAATGGCTATAAAGAACCTGGGGGATGCGTACAGACGGAAGAATACCACAAAGCCTAGCCCGAGCGTATTAGATAAGATACGTCACTTGGAATATCAGCAGCTATCCACCGAGGACGTGTGACCTGACAGGCATGACATTCTTTAATCCATATATAAAGAAAAAATATAACCCTGACGTTCCCGCCGCCTGTCAATACATCCAGATTCTTCCTAAGGGGATTATACATGATGGCGAGAAGGGATTGCTTAAGAACCTGTGCGAGAAAGAACCGCGGATGTTTTATAGGGAGAAACAGTACCTGTTGGATAAAGACATGAAATGGCCGTCCCTAAAAAGAAAATGCAGTGATTCTCTATCATCATCGGGGGTGCTGAAATTCCACGTGTACGACGCCATCGAATCCGTGCTGTGTACCGAGGACATTGAATATCTTCCGTACAACTACAGACATCATGTAATTCCCACGGGAACTGTGATACGGTTGTTCGGTAAAACTGTAAATGGTGTAAAAATCTGCGTCAATGTGTTTGGACAGCTATCATACATATACTGTGAAGTGCCCAGCGAAACATACCTGCATGATGTTATGAAAAAATACATGTATGAGAATAACAAGAATTTTACCTTCTCTACCGCGGTGGACAATAAATTTTCTATGTATGGATTCAATAGGTCTCCGGTGACTGTGTATAAGATCACTTTTACTGACTACTTTGCCGCGCGCGAGGTCGGGCGTATGCTCGAAGCGCAAAAAATAAAAGTGTATGAGACAAGTGTGGACGTTCTGTCCAGATTCTACATCGATAATGACTATCCCAGTTTCGGCTGGTACACTGTACAAAAATATTCAATCAATGAATACAAATTCTCGAATCAAAGTCTTGAGATTAGCTGTTCCGTTAAGGATCTATGCCCACTCGATGAGGACATATGGCCCGAATATGACTGCTTGACTTTTGATATAGAATGTATGAGTGAATCGGGGGGATTCCCAAATGCCTCGGTACAGTCAGACATTGTCATTCAGATATCCGCCGTACTGCACAAGACGGGCAGTGATAATATGGACGTTCATCTCTTTACATTGGGGACTTGCGACCCCATAGACGATGCCCACATCTATGAGTTTCCCTGTGAATACGAACTCATCTATGCTTTTTTAATATTTGTGAAACAGGTATCGCCAGAAATCATAACAGGGTATAACATAATAAATTTTGATTTGAACTACCTGATCATCAGAGCCACGAAATTGTATAGGCTAGGTGTCGGAGAATTTACAAAATTGAAAAAGGGACTATTGTGTATCAAGTCGACTAATGATTTTAAACAAGGATTTAACTGTATAAAAACAAAGGTATACGCATCCGGGATGATATGCATAGATTTTTACCCCGTGTGTGTAGGAAAAATAACGTCCGATAATTATAAACTGGACACCATTGCCAACCTGTGTCTGGGAAAGCACAAGGAAGATATGCCCTATAAGCGTATACCTATCGAATTCATATCTGGTTCTGGCGGACGTTGCAAAGTGGGCAGATATTGTATACAGGATTCGGTGATCGTTAAGGAGTTGTTTTGTAAATTCAATTACCATATGGAAGCATCTGCTATTTCTAAGTTGGCCTACTTGCCCATCAGGAAGGTGATAAATGATGGACAGCAGAGAAGGGTGTTCACGTGTATCCTTCATGAGACTAGAAAGAGAAATATGCTGATACCCGACAAGATAGCGCCGCGGGAGACCGGCGAGGACGAGAGCTACAGGGGCGCCACTGTTCTGGACCCACACGTGGGTTACTATGCTTCTCCGGTGATTGTTATGGATTTTGCCAGTTTGTACCCCAGCATAATGATAGCCAATAATCTGTGTTACTCTACCCTGATCTTAAATGACGAGGACGTGACGGGGATCGACGAGAAAGATATTCTGACGGTGCATGTAAACAAGAATACCGTGTACAGGTTCGTTAGGAGCGGCGTCAGGGAGTCTATACTCGGCACGCTGCTGTCTAGATGGCTCAGGAAGAGAAAGGAAGTGAAGGCGCGCATGAAACGCTGTGAGGATCCTATGTTGGCACTGATACTTGACAAGCAGCAGCTTGCCCTCAAGGTGACGTGCAATGCGTTTTACGGCTTCACGGGAGCCGTGCACGGTCTGCTGCCGTGTCTCCCTCTAGCGGCGTCCATCACCAGCATAGGGCGGGACATGCTCAGGCAGACGAGTGACTTTATCAACAATGTCCTCTCGTCTAGAGAATACGTGTCAGAGAAGTTCGGTCTCTCAGACGGTGATTTTCAGGGGGATTTTTCCCTGAATGTCATTTACGGAGACACGGATAGCGTGTTCGTGTGTGTCAAGAACATCGTGCCCGAGAGGCTGGCCGGCATATGTGCTGACATATCTGCTCATGTGAGCTCGCAGTTGTTCATCGAGCCTATCAAATTAGAGTTTGAGAAGATGTTCCTCCCCTTGATGTTGATATGTAAGAAGAGGTATGTGGGAAAGATGTTTGATTCGGACGAGCTTGTCATGAAGGGCGTAGAACTCGTTAGAAAGACATCCTGTCCTTTTGTGAAGAACATTGTCAAGGAGATAGTCAGATTGTTGTTCTGGGATTCCGAGGTTGCTAGGGCGGCGGTCGAGCTCTCTCAGATGAGCTGCGATGAAGTGATACGGAACGGATTGCCCGCGGGGATACACAAGATCATTGACATCATAATTGGCGCGAGGGATAGGTTGTACACCAATAAGGTGGATGTCAATGAGCTTGTCCTGTCCACCATGCTGTCTAAAGAGATAAGCATGTATAAGCAGCCAAACCTTCCGCACCTCCGTGTGATAGAGAGATTGAGAAATAGAAACGAGGAGGTGCCCGTGGTCGGGGACAGAGTGTCATATGTGCTGATCTCATCCATGGATAAGAATGTTGCGAACTATGAGCTCTCGGAGGATCCCCTCTACGTCATAGAGAACAATATACCCATAAACGCCGAAAGATACTTTGAACAGCTGGTGAAAGCGGTCTCTAACATAATCTGCCCAATAATCCCCAAGGACACTATCAAAAAAGAACGGTTTTTATTGGGGGTGATACCGGCGCGCGTATATCTACACAGTAGTTTTAGGGACAGCGTCATTGTTATGTAAAAAAAAATCATTAAATAAATTTTACTTGAAACAGCACACATTGCTGAGGGTGTTTCTGTACTTTTCGTATTTTTCATTTATGTCATCCGGGATGTCCATCTCTTCCAGTTTCCTCTGGAGGACCGCATAGTCAAATTTTATAGACGTCTTCTGGACGTGTTCGCACGTCAATATGAGGACGGTATAGTCCTGTATGATGTTTATCGACACGTTGTATCCGCTGGTTGCCAGCAGTATCTGGTTTATACACTCGCTTGGGAGGTGTATGGACTTTGACTCGAAGATGATATACATGTGTAATTTATCTTCTTTTGGGAACATGATGGGGACGATGTCGGGGATCACCGAATTCAGTATGTAGTACGTCTGAAACACGCTCGGTTCTTGGCCCGATAGTTTGATCAGCTCGTTGTTTTTGCGGAAACCGTAGTAGAACTTTCTGTTCTGCATGACGGTGGACGCCTGATTCATGAAGGCGACGAGCGCGTCGGAAGCGCTCGGGACGACCTTCGCCGTGCATTTGTTGCACGCGCTCTTGGACACTTGCTCGTTTCCGTACGGTGATAGATCCAAGCACGCGTGGTGGTGGTGATGGCTTGAGAAATCGAACGGCAGCTCGATGGATTCTTTCCCGGTTATGGGCAGTTTCATTATATTCAGGTACTTTTTTTCTAGATCCGGGAAATGTCTCAGGACCGTGTATATGTCCGTGGACGTGAGCCGGCTTCGCCTGTAGGGCTTGTTGTTGGCTTTCCTCCGGAGGGCTAGGCTGCTCACCCTTTTATACATATTGTTGTATGGTGAAACTGGGGTCGACTAAGACGAAATTGTAAAACTGCATAAAGGGGATGAAATCTTTAATAAACTCGTGTAGGATCGTTTTCACCTTGAAAGTTTTCTTGACGACCTGGAATGCCTTGTATATTTGTATAGATAACCACAGTTCTTTGTGAACTTTGGTGCTGAAGTCGTTCAGATGGCAGATCGTGACCTTCATGTCTTTTAGCGCGTCGGCGCGGAATGTGTAAAACAGTGCCCGGGGCAGGATAGCCCTTGTGTTTGCCGCGCATAGGGGGTCGCAGAAAAAATGTTTGTATATCCCCACGTGGCCTACCTGTCTCAGTAATAAGTATCTGAACACGTTTATGTCAGTTGGACCGTTTTTGTACATGGTCTTCTTCAATATCACGGACGAGAAGTCCGTCTGCTTCAACCTGTTCAGACACGTGTTCTCTAACATGTTCGCGAGCACAAATTGGATCCTATCTATGGCTTTTATGTTGTTTTCACAGTAAGTCTTTATCTTTTCTAATATGTGTTCCACGAACAGCAGGTTGTGCTCTGACGTACACATGTATTCGCACAGCAGGCACACGGTGGTGGTCCCGTTCTGTGCGAGCGACACGGGGACGGGTGACAACAAGAAAGGGCCGAGGGACTTGTCTATGGCCGTCCTGTATGTTGGTATCTTCTCGAATTCTTTGTATTTACGTATGGCGATGTTCGTCAGGGGAATCTTGGAGAATATATTTGTCCCCGCCCACATATAGAAAAACAAATGAGTGAAATCTGTATTGGTGGGAGTGTTCTGCATGGCTATTATATCGTCGAGATTAGACTGGGCGGGTTGTTTTTGTTTTTTAAATATGAACTTCTTGGATCTGGAGTAAGGTATGGTCTCATCGTTGAGGATCAACGACCTTATTATCTCCAGGTGGTTGAGCGTCACCGTTTCGTTTAGGATAATATCTTCACTATTTGTGTTCGAGAAACATCTGTTGATGTAGAAGTGTACCTGGAAGTCGAAGACGGTTAATATCTTGTCTGAAAACAGGTTTTCCAGATTTATGTCTGGAAAGTATTTCTTTGTGATATAGATAAATTCAGAGGATATTATTAACAATGAGATGGTGGTCCTGGGGGAAGCGTTGCACTTATAACATAATAGCATATAGTCTTGTAGCCATAGTTTATTTGTGTCTCTCTTTGAGCAGATGTTCACGATAGAGCATAGGTTGCATCGCTTGTCTATGTTGAGCACGGTCGATATGTGCTTGAGCTCTTCCAGGTTTACGTTGTTCTCCGCTATGTTTACCTCTTCTTCCAGGGACGGAGCCTCTTCGGGCGCCTCCATGTCCGCCTCCAGAGGATAGTTGTGGGACTGGTGGCTGTATAAGAGGATCTCGTTGAGCGTCGGGTTGGTCAGTGCGTGCAGAGTGGAGTCCCATCCCGTGTAGTCCATTATGGCCGAGCCGAAGGGACTGGGTTTGGATCTTCTGTATCAGGAGATCATGCAGAGTGACGGGAACATAGAAATAGACTTCAAACCGATGTTGCCGAAGATGTACGAGGTGATGTTGCCCTCGCTGGACTCTAGATTAAATTTTATCAATATAGGGCAGAAGCATATGGCGTTTTGTAGATATATTTACGGAACGCACAGGTGTAGTCACTCAGATATCGTTCAAAACAAAACAAAACAGTTAAATATCCTCTTGACTAAATTGCTGGACGTGAATGGGATTCTGGATCAGCATCTGAGCGCGGCCAAGGATTAACTGACCATGCAGGCCTCTATAAGCCAATATGTTCAGGATGAACTCATATCCTCCACGGTCAGAATTCTAAATCTATCGCCGTCGGAGTTCAGGGTGACGGATAGGAACCTTTTATCGAAGAACCCCAAGTGCTCTATCTGCGACATAGTCCTGAAGACTGAGGTTTTGTACAGCATAGAGTATCTGATGGAGTTGTGGGAGCGGGTCTCTCAGAAGGATCCCAAGTTTGTCTTTAAGAACACCGGGGTGACGGTGTCCCTGAGTTGCTACATACAGCCCCCGATAAAGCCGGAGACTCACATCAATCTGAAGGAATTCAACACCCTGAACGTGAACGAGGTTCTGATAATTGGCGTGAGCGACATTGTCGCCATCAAACCCTCTAGGCGTGGTGTCTTGACGAAGTGTGTTATACGGAGGTGCTATAAGACATCCTCTTTCACACTGGAGTTTATCACTTTTGGGCCAGAGAACGAACTAGAGTACAACTCGTTGCTCGATATAATATACACTAAGAGGGAAAAACTGACACGTGTGACCATGGAGTCGTGTGTTGACTCTCAGCGGAAAAGGCTATCGTCTTATGGGGGTCTGAGATCGATAAAGTACAGATCTACTAAATTGCGGGACAGTGTCGTGCGGGATTCACTCAGGCCCGCGACGATATGCAGACGTGTTGGGAAGAGAGGGTACGGGGTATTTTTTGAAAGGTGGTTTATCGTGTGCTTTATTCTCGCAACCGTGGTCGTCGGATATGCCGTCTTTAAGGAGCTTTATAAAGAGAGTTATAAACCCGTTCTGTAGACATGGAAAATACAAACATCTGCGTCTGTTTATGCTGGGAAGATGCTGCAAGGCTTGCGCGATCAGTGTTTTTGTCACCGATAGACGGTTCCTGAACAAAGAATCGCTAGATCTGCTGTACAAGGGGTTTTTAAAGAAATGGATAGAACAGTCTAACGAGGACAAGAATTTTATAAAATACATGTTTAATCGTATGCTTATGACTAAGGGTTTTTTTATTCTGCTTCTGTATGTCTATCTGTTGACGCAGTTGAAAAAAGTGTCCGGTATGCTCAGGAATTTTAGCATGCGCGAGATGTCGTGGTCACGCATAGAACAGAAACTCATGGAGTATCCGAAGAGCGCACTGGAGGATCTCATTGAATCCCCCAACTCCAGTAACATAAATGACTTGCACGTTTTCATTTTCGGTTTTAACCTGGTGATACCTTTTCCCATGCACAGCATAATACCGTGTCTGCGCCTGTTCACGCTGAAAGACAATGAGGTGTGCGATGACTCCGTCGCCGTGAGGAGAAGTGCGTCCACCGACCTGTTCTTGAACATGCTGAGGGCGCACTCCGAGGGCGCGCAGTGTGGAAACCCGTTTTTCACTATGGCTAAGGCGTTAGTGGAAAGATTTTGTATAGAGAGCGAACAGTATCTGATTCCGTTGGGTGAAGGATTTTTATCCCCGCTTTTAGATGGAGATCCCGGATCCGAATTCACCATAATGTCCCACGCCCTAGTTACGGCCCTTAAATCTGGATTTGTTTCCAGTGTCATCGAGTTACCCGTTCTTTGTTACTGTAAGACAAAATGCATGAGATATTTTGACAAAGGGGCGCTGATCGCGATAATCTGCAATAGCTGTGGTTACTGCCTCAACATCGGAAAGGAGAAGCTCCGCTTTCCTGGAAACTTCCCGTTAAATTCTATTTTCTACTACAGGGATAAGCAGGAAAAGACCGTCATCTATGGCTCCCACACAGATATCATGTACTGCTCTCTGTGTGGGAGCCAGTACCTGACATTTGAAAAGATTTATGAAATTAATGCGGAAGCTGTATTTAATTTGAATTTTATGACCGTCTCCTGGAAGGCTCTCATAGGAATCAATTCTGCCGCGATAGTGTTTGACGGCGAAATAGATTTTGATGTGATATTGCCCTGTTCCGCCAGAGCGTGTTTCTCTACTGTGTGTTTCAGGGGGGTGAACATTAACAGGCTCCTGCGGATAATCTCTCACTCGTGTGAGTTCTATTGTGTGAGCTGCACGGAAAGATTCTCGGAGACCTGCCTGGATTTAGAGGATACGGAGTACTGTGTCGGATGTAAGATATATCAGTCGTTTTCCTGTAACAGGACTCTGAGGGAATAATAATGTCTTCCGGAAGGGTGGTGGAGGATGGTGTTGCCTCGATGACGACTGGATCTAAGAAGGATGAGGATAAGCGGAGACAGATGATAATTAATATCTTGGGGATAGGGGGGTCTATGTCCGGACACCCTGTCGTAACGACCATGCTCGCTAAGTATGTGAAGACGCATGTGCAATCTGTCGATAAGACGGCCTATAGATTGGATTTTTTAAGAATGTTATGCTTAAACAGGTTGTCTAAATAAAATCTTTATTAAGAGAAATATAACTTTGTCATGTTTTCTATAGCGTCATCTATGTCGTCTTTGAATCTATCGATCGATTCCTTGCTTGTGCGTATCATGGTTAGTGTTTTCTCTATATCCGTCTGCTCGGGCTTCTTTCCGTGGACTATCGTCGTCGGTGTGAACGACAGTGTTTCTTCTTTAGAGATCGTGCCGCGCCGCGGCGTCTGTCTCTGGGTGATGGGCTCGTTCAGGCTCTCGAGGGTCAGACTGCTCTCGGCGGAAGTGTAGTGGACATCCACCTCATCTTTGAAACGCACTGTTTTTCTGGGCTTACCTCTCGGCGTCGTGTGGGGTGGGGGAGGCGCCAGTGTCTTCACGTCCGGTGCCACGTTCCTGAGCGGCTGTTCGAATAAAAACTCGGTGTTTTCCGGGAATGTGATGAATTTTAACTGTTTGTTTGTTTTCTGGGTGATGTGGTTGAAGGGGTTTAACAGGGCCAGCGTTGTTTCTTTTTTAGGGGGCGTGTGCGGTGGCGTGAGCACTTTGTGCACCCTGTTGGATGATAGCCTGTATACTATCAGTGGCGTGTTCTGCAAGGATATGTCATTGTTTTGGACGTACGCTATTATCTTGTTTAACTGCACTCGGAAACAGGAGTGTTCTATGATATTTCCGGTCCACGTGTCTCGTATGATGTGATCGAGAGCGACTGTTCTCGAGAACTTTATGTTCTCGAAATCTATGTTTCCTGTTACGTTTTCTATACTGCGTAGGACTAACAGTCTATCTCTCGCTAACTCGTCGACATATATTGCGCTGGTTAATTCGACGTTCATTATATATGAAAACAGGAGGTAGTCGAGCACGCAATCGTTTTCCAGGAACGTGATGAGCTCGGATTTTTGCAGAGATTTGTTTCTGCGCAGATTGATCTTGGATTCTATCCTGTACCCGTTCTTTAGGTGCGTGGGTTCGTTCGGAGTGACGTTTCCGAATTCTATGTTGTTACGCTCCACAAAATCTTTGCACAGACTCTGTATATATTGCCTATATGTCCCGAATTTTGCGTTTGCTGGCTTGAATTGATTCCATAGGAGGTTTAATATCTTGTTGGGGAGCATCAGTGTGGCCAGTAGATATATAAAGAACTTCCCGTGGTTTCCGCACAAGTCCCTGAAGAATTCATTCTCCCATAATAATTTCTTACAGTTTGTTTCCGTCCACGACAAGAGGTCTATGCAGTAACCTTTCATGTGTTCGAACGGCGTGTAGGGCGGGTTTCTGTAGACGTTAAGGTGTTTCCTGACCGCTTCTTCGCTGATGTGCTGTATGAGGGAGGTCACGGAGACGTCTATGGAGTGCGACACGCAGTTGAAGATGAACTCTGGATAACATGTGATCATGAATATCGTCAGCTTTTCTAGACTGAGCTGCAGCGTGGTTTCTGGTTTTCGTGCGACCTGTATGTTGGACCATACTACCCCTATGACGTACGAGAATATCTTTAGGTTGTACATGGGGGCTACGTTTTTGTCCACTTGTATGTTTTTACCCTGTATGAAGGGCATGAGATCTATGGAGTCTATGTCGGTCCACATATTGATTACAACCGACGCTATGGTGCACGCTACGGTGGTCAGTTGGTGTTTTGCAGATATTATGAGATTGTTCTTCCGTATCGCCAGTTTTTTGTGATTGATACAGAAGTATTTGAACACGCAATTTACGTACGAGTTCTCGAACATCAGCGGTTTTCCGGATAGGTTATATATGTCGGTTCCGCCGAATATTGACGTCACTTGGTACCATGTCGTGTCGTCGGACATCTGGAGTTTTGTCTTGAAATCATCAAGTGGGCTGTCATCTTTCGATGACAGGTCCATGGGTATATTTTCGTTCTTCAGTAGTGATTTTCCCATGAGGGAGTTCATGAACGTCTCTGACATTATGACGTAGTTTTCTAGAACATCGAGGCCTTTTATGTAGTCCTCTATATTCACTTCTTTCGTTGTCACTATGTCGCTCTCGTGGGGAAATTTATTGAACGCTTCGCCCTTGGAGAACTCTTTGCACCTGTATTTCAGTGTTTTGATTTTCTGGATCTGGGTTTTGAAATCGAATCCGTATTTGTAGGTGCGAACCGAATTTACCAGATGGAAGTATATGTTGCACAGCTGTTCCTTCTGCTCGGCTTTCATCATGTCGTCTCTGAAGTTATCGATCTTATTCGACAGTTGTTTATACCTTTCTTCACCTCCGACCACCCTGTTCGGTTCTAGTCCTTTCAATATGTTGTTCAATTTTAGCATGTCTGACGTCTGCTCCGCTATGGTGTTGAGTGTGATCTTCTCTTCCATCGTGGATTGATGTATCGTGGTCTCGTTGTACAGTTGTTTGAGCGAACGGTGGTTGAAGTGTATCGCCTTTTCTCCGTATAGATCCACGGAGTCGTTACAGAGGTGTATGGCCGATGTCAAGAAATACCCCATCCACTGGAGTGTCTTGTGAGCCTTGGCGTATGGACTTTTCTCTACTGCCCTCTTTCCCATTTCCACGATGCATCTTATCGGGTCTTCGATAAATTTCTGTTTGTTCGCCGTTTCGTCCGGGACCGTCATGAACATGTTCGTGACAAAATCAGACCATCTCATCTTGAAAGACGAGAGCATGTTCTGTTTGTGATCCGCTGCTAATTTTACCTGGGCGTTTAATTCATTTACGTGATTTTTTATCAAGGTGTTGTGAGTGGTCACCAGCTGTTGCGCACAGGTCTTGAAGACCGCGGCGGTGAAGCCTTCGGATATCTTATCCCTCAGATCTAATTCTACGTGGGTCAGTAAGTATTTCTCCGCATCTATCGGAGGTAACAGATCTTCCAATGTTTTTAGTTTGGAACGGAACTCCGCATTTAATTTTTCAGAGGTGTGGGTCGTGAGGTCGCTTATGTACGTCGATAGTTTCTTATATGATTTCACATCGTTGGCGTATTTGGAGGACATTAGGACCTCTGTTTTGTTTTGCTTGTTTTTCAGGTCGCATGTTAGCTGTATGTTTGCCACGAAACACTTCAGGTGGTTGCATGTTTCTTGGTAGCATATGTTAGTGCCGCTTAGGTTGTTTAGGAAAGGTATGAGGGTGTTCGCGCTGTACGGGGACAGCTCCTGTTCAAAGTCCGTGGCGTTTATCGTCTGGTTATTCAATATGTATTCTATGATTTTCTCTTGGAGCTTATCGAGGTCTACGTTCGTGGTTAATATGATATCGCGCATGTCCGTGTTGAATTTGGCCGTGGAATCCTGGTCTTTTGTGGTGTTGTACAAGGCTTCGAGTGTGCTTATGTCGGATTCGTTCAACTGGGAATACTGTTTGTTTTTGAGTAGGGATATTATTTTGTTTAGAATGTTTATCAGTTGGAGTTTTAAAATCGCCTCCTTCTCTTTCATTTCTACCTCTATTTTTTTCTGAACCGCCTGCATGTTATCTTGCAGCTGTCTGTCCAGTTCATCTTTGTATTTTGCCAGTATCTCTGCGTTCGGGGCGGATGCTATCAATTTTGATAATATTTCCGGTGATGATATAGTTGTCTTTTTCAGCTGGTCGAGCCAGGATCTCTCCCGTTCCTCCATGAGCTGAATTTCAAAATTATGCTTGAGCATATTGTAGAATGCGACGAAGTCCTTGCCGAACTGCAGACGAGACATTTTCTCGAACCTGTCAGAATTAGAGATGATGTAGTGCAACATGTCTCTGAGGTCCTGAAACGTTTTGACGGTTTTGTATTTCTTTACGAGTTGGCGGAACAATATGACCGCGTTCAGGAACTCTGTCCTCTGAGGGTCGTGCGGCAACAGTTCGATAAAGTGAATCACCTGGATGACGTGCTGGTCTTTGATCTCTATTTTGTTTATCATGTCGTTCATCATAAGGGAGAGTATTTCTTGTAACCTCTCTATCAGTGTCGTTCTTAGTTTGGGGTCTGATGCCAATAGTTTTTGGAGAATGATTATGGACACTTGTTTAATGTCGGTAGGCATGTTGTGGTACGAGAGATTCTGCACCATTATGCGCAATAGTTTTTCATCTTCCTCTGACTCGTATAGCTGTGTGACTGTTTTGGATATTTCCGGGTCATCTATGGACATGTCTTTTATCTCAGACAGCTGTTCTTTCAGCATCTGTCTCGTGGATTCGGACTGCACTCCACCCTCCATAGTGGATTTTATGTTAGAAAGTATGTCTCCCTTCTTTACCTCCGAATGTTCGCTCTTGGACGCATCGTGGGCGTCCTTTAGATTTTTTATGTTGTCGTCTATGTTTTCGTTACTGTACACGGCCTGACCAGTTTTCAGAAAGTTTAAATTGTCCTGCATCTTTTGATGTTTCTTTACGAGGTCCTCGCTTATGTGGACCCCGGACCCTATTATCAGAGTGATTCCCTGAGATGTTGTTTTCAGCAGGGAGAGCTTCTCGTCTATTTGATCGGTTGGCATATTTCCGGCTACAATATTATTATATTTTCCGTCGATCAGTTTGTTTATCTGAATGATCGTTTCCCCCAGGAATTTTTTTATCTTACTGTTCGCGTACTCGTCTATCTTAACTTTCAGGTTTTCCGGGAGCTCCTCGTACGAGCTCAGTTTTTTGCACTGGGTGACCAGGTCAGAGTCTACCGGGTATGGGTCCCCTATCATGTCTATGGTGTTCGTGTACAGCTTTTCTATGGTCTTTATGCCGTTTATGAGTTTCTCTATGCTGTTTCTCTTTTTGCTTATCTTTGAACCTATTTTATGCTTGTCCTCTTTTGATAAACAGATGAACCCCTCGCTAGAATAGATTGGGTGCTCTGTGAAGATCTGGGCTATGCTCTGGAGGTCAAAGAAATGGTTGTTGGGGACCCTCTCGATTATGTCGTTTAACCAATCGTTCACTATGTTTCCGTGCTTTTCACTGTAATGGTGGAACACTTTCAGTATCTTGCACATCAGTATCTTATCTACCCTCGTGAACTTCCTGAGGTTGCGAAGGTAATCGTTATGCAACCGTACGATGTTTAACTGGCTCGCGTGACACGCGGTGATCGCGACGTCAAAACTGGGCGAGAAATTTCGGAAGGGTGAGAAATAAGTGATGTAGAGGACGTTTATGTCCTTCTCTGGTACGAACAGCTCTTCTTCTTCGTTGGTGGTCTTGAATGTCAGGAAGGCGTCCACGCACTGACAGAATAGATGCAGTACTCTGTCCCACAGGAATTCGTGCTCGAAAGATTTGTTCAGGTGATAGATTGTCCATTCCTTCCCCTCGTGGTAGATATTCTTGTGTCCTATTGTGAGCTCGTTGATGGCATTTCCGAACTTGACAATTGACGGAAATGAGTCATTGTATATCAGGCTGGGTATTTCCACGCCTTTGTGCTTTTTCTCATTAAAGTCTTGGCTTTCTGCCGAATTATGCTCTGAAATGTTTCTCTTTAAGGGCCTGGTTATGGGTATTGGTTCCTCGAACTCTATGTCAGGGTCATTATGCTGTTTTAGGATGAGTTCTCTTATGGCGTCATCACTCAGATTGGTCTCATCCGTTCTCACAAAATATATAATGAAGGCCTCGTAGTAGAATGACGTCTGCTGCACTAGTATTTCTACGAGTTCCTTCAGGTCGTCACATATGGTGACGGAGGCGTTATCCGAGAGAGGGCTGGCGTGGGGATCGAACAGATAATATGTGCCAAAGGCGATGATCAGTCCCCTGGATATGACTCCGGATGTTATCATTATGTGCACCGGATTTTTTTTTGCTCTGGCGTACACCAGAAAGTCAAATATGCCGAAAAACGTTTCCTTTTCGATTATCTGCGTTTCTAACGTACCATTGAAGGGTGTGGATAGGGCGTGTATGGTTTTTCCAAAAAAGGATGCTATCACTTTCGGCACCTCGCTCGGAAACCGCAGGTTGGCGGCCTCTTTCGAGAGCGTCAGTGTCTGAACATTCTTGGCGGTTATGTCGTCCAGTTTTTTGCCCTCCTCTAGTATTTTATCCAAAATGTCTTCTTTGCACACGTTCTTGGCGCCATTCAGGTACGCCGTGTGTAGGTATAGAAACGTGTTGGAGACGCATTGCAGTCCGGCCCTGTGCCCGAACCGCGGGTGGTTTTGGTTACACGACGCGCTTATGACCCTCATTCCGTCTCCTTGGCAAAGTTCAGCTCTTGCAGTATGTCCGCCTGGGCGTCTATCGTGAACGCGCTATACCACCCGAAGAATTCGCCGGGGTCGTATTCGATGTCGTATCGAGGGTCAAAAATATCCAGAAATGGGAATTTGTGTATTATATTTTGTTTTTGTTCATGAGTCATTTGGATGGCGTCATGCGCTGCGGGTATCTCAGCGTCTTGAAATTGATCTTCTAGTATCCCTAGTCTGTCTTCTGGGATCTTTCTTTCGATCTTGAACACGTCCGAGGGGTTGTACCTCTTAAGGATCTCCGCGGCCTCCAATATCTTTACGTTGAGGGTGTTATGGTGGATCTCCTCGTTGCTCAGCACGTCTATGGTCTTTAAGATCCGTTTGAATGCTTTGATTAAAATACTGTTTGAGTTTTTGCACTTAAGTAAGAACCCGTTTAACGCGTTGAAAACGGATTTTAAACTGTGTGTGGAATCATTTATGACGGTCAATATGTTCTTATCATTTTCCGGAAGGGGCACTTCCCGCACGTCTTTTTCTAGGGAGGACATGACCATGGATACGCTAGCCTTTATGTCCACGATCGTGGTCAGTGTGTTACGTATGTTATCGCGGTGCTCCTCTATGGTGTTTTTACAATATTCCAGGAACACGTGTACGGGGATTTTCTGGGTTATGCCGTCGTCTATGTGCATGTCGATGACGTACGGGTTGAAGGAGAATGTACATCTGGTGCTCAGAATCGCGCTGCACCTCTTGGTGAACTGCACATACGATAGCGCGAGGTCCACGATGTTTTCGAGCATGACGCTTATGTCATGGTCTACGCTTGTCTGTATGTGGTGGGTGTAGACGCTGTCCATCAGTGTCGACAGAAAGCGTGTGCCCAGGGGCAGCGTTTTGTCTGTGCTGCTGGATACCATCTGGGCCAGGTCGTTCATCGTGAACAGTATGGTCTTGAAGGTGCCTACAGTGGGATCTATCTCTATGGTGAGGTTGTACAGGGCGGTTATGTGTGCCAGGATGAGGTGGTGGGTGGGGATGAGGGCTCTGCAAGAGACTATCAGTGTGACTATTATGTCAAAATTGACCTTATACTCGTCGAAGTGGAGGTTGCTCAGCTGGGTGAGCTTCGGTCCGAAGAAGTGCGTCATGAATATCTGGAAAAAAAATCTGTATGACGTAAAGGGCAGGAGGAGTTCAAACGCCGTATCCGAGGCGCTGGCGCACGCTGTCTTGCATATATCTATCAGGTTCTCCGAGGTGAAGCGCTCGGGCTTCTTGTCGAGGGTTGGCACCTGGACGTCAAAGAACAGTTCCCCCCATTTAAAGAGCATGTCCCTGTACATGTAATAGATGTCCTCGTCCCTGGCGCCGTCGGACAGCGCGTCGAAGGTGTCTTTGCTGAAACCCGTGCGGAACATGTCCGAGATGTTCCTCTCCACGTCACCCCATATCTTCTGCACCCGAGGGTTTAGGTTCAGGGTGGATTTGCATTGATCCATTATGGCGTCCCTCTCCAGTCGAAATATGAACGTGGGGTTGCATTTATTTGCGCACTTATAGAATACGTGGGTGTTAATTACTACAATGTATAGATTTGTCATCACCTTATTGAACTTCGCCTCGAATGCGTTTCCCGGGTACGTGCATAACATGTTTACGTACGCCTCTGTGGTTATTGGGTTGAGACCGATCATGTTTAGGAAATAGAGGCGGTGGAACACTTCTGCTATGTGCATGTTCGTCTTTTCGGGTTTTTCTTTGAGGTGTGTGTTCACGATCTGCTCCAGAAAATTATTGATAGACTGTATCCGTGAATTGTCTTCGCTCGTGAATGTTTTTTTGGTGAGCAGGTGGTGACATACCCCGGGGTGAAAAAAAAAGTTGTCATATTTCATGTGGTCGAACACGCTGAGGTCGCTGACGATGTGCGGGAAGGAGTACAGGTGCGCGTTACTGGCGTTCAGGGTCTTTGCCGCGATCATGTAACTCAGGTCCCTCAGGTGCTTCTGTTCCGGCGCGATGTTGGGATTGTCGCTCAGAAAATCGAACGCCTGGTTGGTGTTCAGGTGTGTCTCGATGAGTTCGACGAAGGATTGTTCTAGGTGACTGTTCGTGGAGGGGAAGTAGGTGAAGGCGTGGTATATCTTCAGCAACAGGTCTAGCGTGCCGTCGTTCTGGTCTACGAAATCCTCGTAGAACACTGTGTTGTGATAGAACCATCTGAGCGTGTTCTTGAACAGGGATTTGATGAGCTCTGCGGTGACTCTGCAGCTCATCAGGATGAAGTGGCGTAACACTATTTTATCGATCGTCGCCAGGATCTTTCCGATTATATTGTTTTTCTCGGCCACGGCTGACCCGGCGTCGCTTTTCTGAAGTATGTTGAAAAAGGCGTCTGCGTTGAAGTTGATCTTGGTCGTCTCTATATTCTCCAACCTATCCAGAAATTTGTTCACGTTTCGCACCATCTCTTTATTGTTGATGTTTTTTAGGCTCGACGGCACGTTTACGGACTTTGCGATGTCTAGGACATTCATCAGCCGTCTGGCTTCGTACAGCTTCTCTTTTATGGTTTTCATTGTGGTATGAGAGAGGATATAATATATTATATTAGCGTGGATAAACGGAAAGTGGTGCGAGTGGGTAGGCAGCGTGTCCAGAAACTGAACGAGGGACATTCTGGTCACGTCGCTGGACAATATACTGTTAATCTCGATCTTGGCCAGCACGTCGAAGATAGTGTTTTTGTTCTTTACCCTGTCCCTTATAGTTTCCGTCGCCGCGGTCAGGCTGACGCCGTGCACGGCCATAATGGACGCCGTGAAGGTCGTGAATAAACGTGGATATGAGGACGATGATAGTTACTTAAATAGACTTTTTAAAAGGGAAAGGTTATCATCGAATAGTTTTATCTATTGTTCCGATAACAAGGCCATCACATGTAAGGTTTTTACACCGGGCGGGACCCTAGAATGTGAGAAGGATAATATGGGGATGCTGATGTTCCGTTTGGACACGAATACAGATTCCCCGAAGTACCTGGTGATAAGCCTGTTCGTATTACTCCTGAAGTGCTATAACCTGTCCGCCCCTACCATGCTCGCGCTGAAGGCGATGTACTCTGGATCTATGATAGAAACTGTGCTGAATTTCATAGATGTGAAGAGGCTGGAGGACTCGCTGCACCTGCTGGGGCTGACGAATTTTATCTCCACCGGATACAACAGCCTCGTCTCGGTCGTCATGCAAGGAAATTCTTACAATACCCTGAAGACGGAGATATACGGACTCATCATACCAAAGGAGATATACGTTGACCTCGACTGGGACTCTAGACCTGGCGGTGTGAAACACGTCTATATTATAATTTTGTATAAGTATGCTAATGAGTTGGTTCCGGGTGTATTTATAGGAACTTCGCACAGTACAAATATGCAGGTGGTCATCGATACTGTGCGTATCAGATTCGTGAAGGACCGCTATAGCTTCCTGAGCTGTATGTCTGACGCGGACTCTGACAAGGGGTACTTCGGGAGCATTCTCAGGATCGGATACTGTGACTTCGAGAACATAAGGCCCAGCACCCTGACCTACCGAGGATCATCCATCTCCGTACTGAACTTTAATAAGATATTTATGGACATCGGAAGCAGGCACAGTTTTTTGTGATCGCGATGGAGAACATATTCAATGATTTTGATTTTGTGATAAATACGTCTGATGGTATTGTGCCAATAAAATATAACAATGAACCGTTGCAAAAGTGTCGCGGTGGGAAGTGTCTGTGTCACAATGCGAACAGCTATAGAAGGTTTTGTTTCGCCATATTCTCTCTCGGTCCCGGTAACCTGATTTACATACAGCGCGCGCCCAAGTTCGCACTGAGTAGGAAGATGGCGTGGACGGTTCACAATAGGATAATATCTGCCCTCCGCACCGTGGAGTGCTGTCCGCGGCTGGATCAGTTTCTGGCTAATCAGTACACGAAGACAAATATATTTGTGGGTAATGACATATTCACCTGGGAAAAGTATCTGCGGGATGATATATGTGATTTTTTTAAAAGTCATAGAAATAGATTTCAGTTGCTGTGGCGAAAAGAAAAAACACCGCGCCTGAAATCGTTCTTGCAGGCGAGCAGGTTTTTGGATCAGATAGCCAACTGCATAGGGGGGAGGTATGAGACGATAGAGTGTGTTCACAGGAGGATCTTTTTGGTCTGTTTCTTCTCGCTGAGTCTCGTCGAATATGGTTTTACGGACCCGTTCATCGTATCTAAGTACCTTTATAGAATGATCATGGATCAGAGATTCTCCTTCTCTATGCTGTGTCTGTCCAATATGGGAATATATAAGGTGAAATCTACTATCTTCGACTCGGTGATATATAATTACAATAACTATACCCTGCAGCAATTGATCACAAATGATGACCTCATGTTCTTTCTGCTGCTGAACCACACATCGATCTCTCTTAACCTGAGCTGTACCCGAAACGTGGCGCAGATGCTCGATTATCTGTGTTCCAAGGTGCTTCTGGTGAGCGACGTCGCGCCGCTGCAGTGCAACATAAGGATATTTGTGAACATATGGAGCTCGAACATTCTATATTTCGTGCCGTCCCTCCCGGAGTGTGTGGAGAGCTGCGAAAACATAAAACTGTGTTTCATAGTCCCTAGCTACTTTATCAGGAAGTACGAGATGTCTACCAGGGATAGTACATGGTCTCTGTTTTTCGATAGCTCGCTCGAATATCTGGACAATTGTCCGGAGAACGCATTCTATGCGGTCTACGATAAGTTTGAGGCGACGGATTACAAGAAGAACGTGAACATCAGGTGGTTTATGAAAAAGCTGATATGTTCTCTGAATAGAGATAAGGTCTCTATCGTATTCAGAGACAATATCAACATGTCTAGCATCTTTAAACGAGGATCGCCGGTGTATTGCGTTTCCCCGGACATAGATTTCCTGCCGACCAGGGCTCTCGCGGCGAACACCTGTTTCAGGGCCGCGCTGAACCTGCCCAGTTTCGTGCACGCCACGGAATCGTCCTGCGACGGGGGGCACCTGAAAATAAACGGTAAGTGTGTGGATATGGATGCCATCAACGACACCGTCAGGGCGATGGTGGTGATCATGAACGCCATCATAGACACCTGCGGGTTCGCGGACGCGCTCTACTCCTGTCTGGAGGAATGCGGGAGACCGCTGGCCATCTCCGTGTCTGGGTTTCACACTGTGTTGATGATGTTAGAGGAACAGTTTGTGTCGGAAACGGCCAAGACCCTGTACAGGACCATACACGAGAACATATACTTCTCGGCGGTCAGGACGAGTGTCGATATATGTAAGGTCAAGGGACCGTGCAAGATGTTCGGTGAGACCGTGTACGCTAGTGGGATGGTTTACCCCGATATGTTCAATACGAAGTATACCATCCCCGTTCAGAACTGGAAGCGGTTGCGGGAGGACGTGCAGAGATATGGTCTGCGGAACTTACACTTTGTTTCCGTTTCCCCCATGGAGGAGGAGGCGGATCTATTGAACTGCTCGGCTTCCATATGGCCGATAGAGGGCAACAAAACCTTACGAAAATCTGAGGTGTTGGTCCTGAAGCGGTGTCCGTATAAGATGGATGTGTGCGGGAACCTCACGAACGGTTTTTTGCACAATCTCCTGATCCCTTTTTATAATTCGCAGATGGTGGAGAGGTTTTCGAGTAGGTTTAATTATCTGGTCGGTATCGATTTCGATCATTCTAGAGCGGGTAGTGAGATGTTCACGGAGGTGGAAAATGCTCGGCTGCGAGTTCTGAGGGATGGTTTTGCATATGACCCCCTGGAGGTTCTGAAACTGTACGTTGAGGGAACCCCCTTCATAGACCAGTCTCACTCTTTCATGTTTCATGTACGTGACGGCGATTCTATCGGAGATCTTCTCATTTCCGCTTGCAATTACGGCGTGAAGGCTATTTATGGTGTCATGGATAGGTTTTCGGCCCATCTCGGCAGGAAGATCAAGACGCACTGTGATTTGCTGGGCTTCGAGCGGAGGGAAGTCTCATTCTTTGAGACCAGTAGACCAATCTAGTGGGAGTGACGCAACACATTATTAATGTGCTGGATTCGGGTGCAATATATAACAAGATTCTCGCTATCGTGGGCAAGTTTGTAGTTTTATCGGTTATCAACTCTCGACATACGGTGATATTCCTCCGAAATGGAGCGTGGTGCCCGGGAAAGGGAACAGAAAGACCGGGAGAGCCTGCGCGACAGAGACCCGCCGACGCTGGCCCTTCATATGAAATCCTGGAAATGTTATTTTAAGCAGCTGAGGGTTTTCTGCAAGTTTATGAAAGAGAATACCACCGTCACGTTCACCGGGACGCCTTCCATTATATTTCAATCGGTTAAACAACATCATATACTCAAGCTCACTATAAATCCTGAATGCCTATACGTCACCGATAGGGATAATTTCCACACGAAAACTATCAATAATTCTATGGCCCTGTTTGACAGTTTCACCAGCATGATCTCTAACCCTGAGATGACCAAGATGTACATACAGGACGATTCTTCGCTGTACACGAAATTCCTTGTCACCACGGCGGACGTCTGCGCCCAGACGTCCGTGCCGTGTGTGAACGGGCAGGAGATCGTGAGGGCCACGGAGAAGTTCTCCACCAAGATAGATCTGGACCATGGTACCGTCACGGATCTGATCAGGTGGCTGGCGCCCGTCACCAGGAACAAGAGGTCGAGCAAAACGGATAGTGTGCTGAACGTATTGATCTATTCTAGTCCCCCGTCTATAAAACTAATCACGGAGACCAACGAGATGGAGTTCTCCAGCGGTACTCGCGTGACATTCCACGACGTGAAAAATCAGCGACTGGCGCTATCGGTCAGGAACTTTTACCAGGCGCTGAGCGCGTGTACTGTCGTTAAGTCGTCCACTACTCTCAAGGTCATGCACGGAAAGGATGTGAAGATGTATTTAATCACCCGCAGCGGCTATTTGATATTGGAGAATTTCATCACACAGGAAATGGTCAAGGAGGACAAGGCTGACAAGTGTCGTTCGGATGATATAAAAGAGCGCATCCTCAAGGAGGAATGCGGCAAGGGGGACCTGCAGAGCAAGATCACGAATTACCTGCCTTCCAAGAGTTCCATCCACTCCATATTTGATAGGAAGGACGATAGCGACAGTGAGGACGAGGACTCTATGACATTCGAGTACAGCCACATATCTAAGAAACAGAAATGCTAGACCTGTTGCTCTCCGTAGTGTTCGGAATGGTGTGCGGCTTGATCCTACCGGGCTATGATGAGATGGTGTTTCTGCGGTTCATGTTTGACTCGGATTGGCACAGGATGTTGTTCTACGCGTTCGTGATATTTATCGGTTTTCTGTACGTCGACGAGAAGGTCATGTCTAATCACACGGCCTACAACTCGATGATAATTATCATCCTGTGCAAGATGATCCTGATGACGGTGAGGGGTGAGAGTACTCTGATGACCTGTATGTTGATGATGGTTTCTGAGATGTGTGTCTACCTGTCCCTCAAGAGGCTGCAGCTCTACGTGGGAGTGGATCCGTTCGGATGGAACTCTGGCGTTTTCACGGGAGTTTTTTTTAAGGTCGTGTGCCAGTCATCGGATGACTGGTCGCTCGGCCTGTATGTTCTTAGCCTGCCCTTTCTTTGCTTCTTCCGAAAGGCCAGGAAGATGCTTCCCGTTATTCTGGAGAAGCAAGATGATGTGTATTCTGTCACTACCGTTCCACACGTGACCCTCTGTGTGTGTCTGTTCGTGATGAATATTTTGCTGCATAAGATATTTTTAACCAATCCGTTTATGATCGCAAACTTTATTCTACTCATGAAGATTGACGTGAAGCTGTTGTGCATGGAGGTGTTCATGTGTTGTACACTGCTGATGCATGTGGTGAATCTCTTGTGTGGCGGGGCGGTGATGTACTTCGCCCTGGATCTGGCGGTAGGGATCATCTGTGCCATGTTTGCGACGTGGGCGGGAAACTGCTTGTGGAGAGAGAGGATGAATAACTCCGCTGGGGTACTTACCGTGTTCGCCATCGCATCCCTGAATTTATAAGCTCAAATGTCATAGGTTGTGGTTAAATTGGTCATTTCCGGTTATTATTTTTTATGGAGTGGTCTATTCTGGTGTTATTTAGACTGGAGGTGGTTTTCTCTGCGGGAACACTGGTGTCATTGATACAGGACTGAGGATGGTTTTCGGACGGGACCCCTTCAGCTACCATCGCCTGGACGCCTGCACGGGCGACACGAAGACGTATCGCCTGGCGTGGCCGAGGGAATGGCGCGTCACTTTCCTGTCATCGGGAGATGTGCCGTACGTGTCGGAGGCTAACCTCAAGGCGTGGTGCGAGATACACATGTGCTGTGAGAAGAGGCTGCATTTTCAAGGACTCCTTCACCATCAGAATGACAACTGTCTGTTCTGGGGACCTATGCTGTTTCTCGGGTCGAGTGGAAAGGTGTACGTGTTCAGCCCCTTCCCGGACAACGCTATGTACTATGTTGCCTCCGACTTCGCGGAATTCTCCGTCGTCGGCCTGAGGCACTTCTACCCAGTTTCCCTCTCCGTGACTCCCGTGCCGTCGGTCCCCGTTCTGGACGGCTTTCTGAGAGATTTTATCACATTTGATGAGATAATAGATTACCGTGATAAGCACATAGGATACAGGTTTGTGTTGTGGACCTACCCCTTTGACACATTTGCTGAGATAATAGATCTGTCATCGGTGCTGTTCACCGAGTCCGATCTCCAGCGATTCGCCGAAAAGATAGATGAAGAGAGGGTGAGCATACTGTTTCTGGTGACCAGCCGCGTGAACGGGGACTGGAAGGACATGATAATCCTAATAGCCGACACCGGTCGTCTGTTCGTGGTGTCCGGAAAACATGTTTACTTTTTAGCGAGAAACATATCGGAGTTCTTGTGTCTGGGGTGTAACAGATTCTTAGATAACAGGAGGTATCCCGCGGGCTGTTTTAGCAATGAGAGGATATACGATGCCACTCCGGAGACCAGATATTCTATACGACCCAAATGTTCTTTCGGGAAATCATGCAGGAGGGGGAAGGGGTATATATTTAGAGTCTTGCTACAGGTGTTTGACGCAGTGAAGTTTTACAGGTCTACGTCACAGAAGTCTTTTTTAAGGGAACCGCATTGATGTGACTCTCGACACCGGGCTCATCTGCGACATTTCGCTTTCCGTTTCCGTAGATATGCCATCTCAGTCGTATTCGGTACAGTACTCTGGAAGTAACTTGAGTATACCCATGTACCCGCCGCCGTCGTACGAAGAAGTCTGTGGCGGTTATGGTCCATCTGTTAGGATACTGAACATAAACGATGGCTGTCATCGTGAGCGATCTAGGAGTACCTATCCCAGATTCACTAAAGAGTATGTCTTATATCTTCTGTATTCTTTTGGAGGATTATGTATGATTTTGATATTGATTGCTGTATTTTCTTATGTAGTTTATATAATGGTGAGTAGTAAAAATAATAACAATAATGGAAGTAGTAATTGATGGATTATTATATCTATGCTTTTATGCTATGGAAAAATTAAATAAAAGTATTAAAGTAAAATCTTTTCGTTGTACCCGTGTAATATGTAAGGATGCATACATGTTATTTCCTGTTGCTATGTGCCTTTTATGGGAGATCTTTACAGGTGAATAAAGATGTAGAGCCGTTTGATCAACCTAGAGATATTGGGGGAGGTTTTGGAAGGTTTTTTGGGTCAATCAAAACCTTATATTTAAATGGGCCAGGTGATGATATAAATACAAGGCGGAAACGGACGTATCTACCTGACACTAAATATATAAAGAACGTCGACATAAGATATAGGCGTAGTACACGTTCATTAAATTGCTCGAATAACGACCACGCGCAATCACATGGAAGTAATTTTACAAATAGAGGATTAGCGGGGTGTGCTGGGACATCATCCACTCTGCCGTGGGTGTGCGGAATAATTATTGGAATATGCATCACTCTTTTGAGTCTGTGGCTCATTGTTTACTGCTCCGGTAACGATAGTAAGTTTGAGATATGCTCGGTGGGAGATTATTTTCGATGCTCTTCCTCGGGGTGACCGGCTTTCTTGAACCGGCCGCATGTCTTATGTTAAATTTTGACGGTGTCGTGGAAGAATTATGCGTGCACAGACAGCGGCAGGTGGGAGTACTCTGTGAACATGAGACTCTACCGAAAAGATTGAATCCTCTCTGTCCCGAGAGCGAGAGGATTTATAATTCACGCTACATTTCGATGGAATATATCATGCACTCCACTAAGAATTTTATCGGCGGGGTCGGTGTAAAGGTGGTGGATGATAACATAGTGGGTGTCCGCTTAGTGGACCCGTTGTATCCGTATATATACATTCCGGAGTATGGTGAGCGTGGGCTCACCATGTGTCCTCTGAGACACGTCTCTAAAGTCGAGGAGAACTTAGAGATTGTGTTTCTGGCGGTTGTGCGGTCCTTGCTGTACAGTACGAAAACAAATTCATCTATGATAAAGATGGTTCTCATGTGCGACAGGCGCTACGGAACGGGTGAGGTGGTCCTTGATATTGTCACGACAGAGAAATGCCACACGGTTGTAGTGAGGGGCGAGGGTGTAGACTCCACGTTTAAGATACATGAAAAGATGCGTGGCGCGGTTCTGAGCGCGTATATGCACTACATAGATTTCTGTATAGCGCACATACCATTGAGATCGAAGCCCCCTAGACAGCTACGTGAGTTCTTTAGAACTGAAAAGAAGTACGAGGAGAGGAGTGGGATGCTCACAACGTGTTGTATAGCATCGGAGTGGAGGCCCAGGCACCATATTTTTTGGGTAGATGCGGCCGGCAGTTTAATTTCGCCAGAATATTCCCTTCTGCCGATACCGACCGCCAAGGGTATGCTGGAGTACGGTTCTTGTGTCGTGGAGACCGCTAATCGGACGGGGAATCTGACGTGTAAGAGCCTGGACGTGAACTTTTGGCCCGAACACATCGCTCATTTCGAATTCGTCTGGCTGTGTCTGCAAATTGTACTCGCGTGCTTATTGGTGTTTGAGTTGACGGAAGAGTGATAGCGCCTTGTATAAATGAGCACGGTTTCTGTGTCCGAGCATAGGCGTCTGAACCCCTCTCAAAAGTGCCGGGATGGCGAAAAATCCTTCGATCGCGCTGATTTTCGTGATCCTTACCTGCGGAAATGCTCTGATGATCTATCCTTCGTACTGTCCCCCGAGATGGATCAATTTGGACAAGAACCTTACAGAAGGAACTCACCTTAGGATCGAACTGACCCTAAAGAGGGCCGTTAACAGGTATAATGAACAATACCTGGAAACGACGCAGAGGATGTCGGTGAATTCAGAAGTCTTCTATGATGGAGATGACGCCAAGCAACAGATGTATGACTTCACTAGATTTGTGGCGTATACGTGCCCTGGCGCCTTATGGAACATCAAGAAGCTTATGGAATCGCCTCTTACCGATGCGTATAGCAGCCAATTTGTGACATCGGGCTTGGATATGGTGAATATATACATACACTGTGATAAATCTATCAAGAAGATTATCCTTCAGGAGAAGGTCAACGGTAGCGGATGGGACACTGTGAAATTTATCAATCATGTTAAAGGGAATTCCTGGAGAGTGTACGGGAGGCAGGTCAACGCAAAATTCGGCAAGTTGGACGATATATTAAGATGGAACTTTTACTCATTTTTAGCCACGTGTCACTGGGACCTGGTGTACCTGGACTACGTCCATAAGACATTCTACAGCACCGCCGTTTCGGCGCCGTCGAACGATTTATCTATAGCCCCGCCGAAAGTCTTGGACGTTGAGCAGATTGGACATTCCTCTTATGCATCCTTCTGTCACTTTTATCATAGCAGAGACGTTCATAATAATGATGTGCTGGTGTGTAGATATGTCGGGCACCATATGGCCAGGCGCGGCGATGTAAAATTGTTTCTGGGTGTGGATGTGAAATGGTGGCAGAGTGACGAACATTGGTTCAGTCATAATTTTGATCACGGGGGTGCGACTGTTGATATGGTCTCGGGAGAATACGAAGCGGTCTGGGGCTCCGTTGAATTGAAGAAGGACTTTAGAGAGAAATTTGATTTTAGGTGTGTATGTACAGACGGAGAAACGGGTGAGAAGGTAAAACTCAACATATATCACAAAATTGAAAGAGATCGTGTCGGCGAACATTCTGATTCTGATTCTAATCTCAGGTACTTTGTTGTCGTCTTGTGCATTTTATTGATTATGTTTGTGTATTATATAATCAGGGTGTATAGACATCACATGATCAATATTATCGATCATAAAAAATATGGAGATGTGGAGATACCTATTACGTCGGGGGCATCTTCCAGCTGTGACGTGTACCAGGTGAAAAAATGTGATTGAGACACGTAATTGAGACATGTGATCATTCATGGTGAAGGGCTCGAATGTGTACACCGTCGATGTTATGTAATGTCTTGTCTCCTCCCATTTCATTGTAATAAACTGATCGTTGAAATTTATAAAAGTGTTCTTCACTTTTTTTTTTTGCTCATTCGCCGCGATGGACGTGATCGATCGTCCGAGTTGCTGGGTCTGGAAAGACAGGTTGAATCGGGCCGTCGCCTTTCCGAGTGTTTTCAGAAAGGAGGTGCAGGCGGCTATGGATGAGGATGTATGGATACCTCACATTACGGGACCTTCCGTGCGTATATGTAACGAGACGGACATATATGTGGATGCCGTGTTGATGAATGCGTTTAAGAACGGGATAGCGTCCTTCGGACAGGATGTTAATGTTTTCGGAGTGTTTGAAGAGTGGGGCAAATCCGCATCCATATTTCCGCAGAGACAGGTGGTGCTGCTCTGCGTGGGAGGAGCGGATGTGCTCTCATATGAAGATCGTACTTTCTTTTACATAGCACCATCGTTTGACCATTTCTGGACGTCTGCGCTGATATTTACGCATCAGACATTGGTGGCCGTTGACGGTACGGATGGTTTCGGGGGGATTAGGAACAGAAAGTATTTTACCAGTCTGTTTGAGGAGTTGCGGCTTTACGGTGTCATGGTTCAGGACTCTCTTCCGATGAAACCTAACTTCGTGTCGTGTGGGGATGCGAAAGTGATGTGCACCGAAAAGAGCATAACGTACAACGGCATCGACCACACCATTTCTAGTTTTGACGTTGTCCATAACCAGTCTTCCAGTTACCTGAAGAGGTGCCTCTCAAAGGGAACCCAGACTTTCTATTCTTATTTGAGGGATAAGAAACGGAAATTAAGAATGCTTAACAGATGTAGGGTGACCTTCAGGGGTTGTACGCTCTCACCTATAGTGGAAGAGAACGAGTCCGCGGAAGATGACCAGCCAAAACCGGAAACCGCACCGGAGATGAAGCACAAGGTGATAAGCTCGGTGTACGGAGATGCCATGAGAGCTATTGGGGACGGCATCAACAGGGCCGTGAATATGGACCACGAGGAGGATGATGAATTTAATTTGATTCTACAAGAGGTCCTTAAGCTTCAAGATGATCTGAAATTTAACGAGCTGTTCTGCTCCGGGGGATTGACCGGCAGCGAGACAGAGTAGGTTTGATTTAGATCATTCTGTACTATATTTTATTTTTTTAATTGAAACAATCGTATTAATCAATTAATTTTAATTTTAGAAAAATATTAAATGAGATGATGGAAGAGTATAACGGAAGCTCAGCATGATATCACGTCATCGGCCCGACCCTGACAAATGACTGGATTGTTTATTCCGTTCCGGAAGTCATGATCTCGGAAGATTGGTGCACGGAACTAGTCTCTAGTACTCTGAGTTTATACTTGGTGTGATTTTATTTAATTTGTATATAATTTTATACAATCAAAATAACATTTTAAATAAATACATTTATTGATAAGTCAGTGGAAATCATTGGATATTATTCGCATAATATTCACATTGGTAAAATTCACAGTGGGACATGGGAGTCGGGTTATCCAAGGTGAAGTCTCAAGGCCTGAGCTGTGCCAAACACTCGGTGATTCATTCAATTTTGGGAAGTGATGGTCTTTATTTCAGGAAGCGATTAACAAAGTCCATAGATAAACTCATCTCGAATAGTGCTATGTATGATTTGTCCCGTGGACTCTAAAAAAAATAAAAGACCATGCGATAATTACGAGAGGGAACATTTTCCAATCTAATGTTATCGTTGCGTATACGATAACGGTTTTTATCGAATTTAAGGTGTCCACATCCGTATCTGATATTTCAGGTTACATACAAAATTTGATATGGTTACACAATCTACGCGTTATCTATAGACAATAAAAATCACATTGTGTGTTGAGCTATACACTGGATATTCAGTCTCATGTTGTATCTACTCACCGCGATTGGAGATATTTTCTGGCTGTGGTTCCCATCCCTGAGGACGCTCGATCTCACATTTTCTTCACATGCCCGTGGCGAGGGGAGAGGAAGCATTGGCGGGGAACGTGATTGCGTAGAGGAGCCGTGTTCGGCGGCGGCGAAAAGAAATTTAAGAGATATGGAGAGCATTTTGAGACATTGATTCGTGCGGGCGCTTGATGGGAAGTGAGTGACTTGGGCCCACCCATGATTTTTATAAATTTTAAAGGGACTTCCCAGACTGTAACTCGACCGAGTCTGGTAAGACTGGGTTTCGGAGAAAAAAAAACTTGTTGTTACAGGAATTGAGTCTGACGTAACGGTGTTTACGTTGGGTAAATTCTTCTTGGTCTATATATGGCGTGCGAACCTCTTTCGATAAACATTCCCAGGATGGAGAAAAGCTTGACTTACAAGTCTATGTTCTCTGAGCTCTCCAGGCTTGTTTATGCATTCTCAAACGGGAAATTCTACAGATATCTCTTAGACAATGCTGGGTTGAAGATACGTATGCGATGGCCGAAGAGAACATGTATAGTCATCGGAACGGTGGATAGCTGGCCTTTATGTGCGCCATCGTATGAAGCAATATGTAACATATGTAAGTATACCCTTAGCTTCAGTGTTATGCATGTAATTCATTACACCCATTTACATATTAATACATGTCTTATCTTTTTTTAGTTGTGAATGCCATATGTTGTGATCATAAGTTTGACATATGTGGATATATAGAGTACATGGATGGAGAAGTTGCTAACTTACACACCCTTTTTCTCGTCCTGGAAGACCCTCAACGTTTCTATGTCGTGGATACGGAGGGAAAGTGCATGTATCTTGTGGGGGAGAACATACACGTATTTTCTAAGTGTGGATTATATAGATGTGATGAGATGTTCCGTGTCCCTACCGCCAAGTACACGGTGAAGGTGGACGAGCTATTGGCGGAGCTGATCGAGTGTAAAGATGATGTCCCCAAGTTTGGAGCTGTGCTGGAGTCTCGTATGAATAAGAGATATCTGATGCGGTCTAGGTACAGCGATGAAAAATATATACTCATGTTTTTCATACTGAGAAAGGGAAGTTTTCCCAATAAATATGACTGGGACAAGATACACGATACACTGGACGATTTACCGCAGGATAGCATCATTATAGGGTGTATCGGGAGAGGACTCGTGTACCCGAAGACGTGTGTATTGGTGCTCGGATCGGATAGAGCCGTGTATGGGATCTCTACCATCGGGCCGCATTTTCAGACGGGACAGAACTGTATGAAACTCGCGGATGATTTTGACATGTTCCTGCGGATGGGGTTCTCCCGCTGCGCAGGATCTTACAAGTTTTTGGCCCGGGACGGGGGTAGAGCGCTACATGACGCACAGCCCACGTGCCCACATTATAATGATGCCGAGGACGGAATAGCGGATTTCGACACATCCGATGATGAGTGAAATCTGAGATTAAGATCTCTGTTCTTGTCAAAATAAAAGGGTCTGTGAAATATTAACCTCTCGCATTTGTTTTTCTTTCACTCTGACCATGGATCCTAAGTACAATCGCGTGTGCACCTTTGGTTTTTTGCAGCTGCTCTCAAAAACATTCACCGAACTGGAAGTGATTTGTGTCAAGTATTTATTTAGATTGAACTTCGCAGAGCGCAGCAAGTATGTGCTCGTCACCCTTGCCGGTAGAGAACGGGTCACAAAAGCGATGGTTATAGAGATTTTATACATATTGAACAAATGGAAACAACTGGAGGAGTTCTTCGGCATCAATGTGACCGATGAATGTCAGTGCGCACTGGCCTCCGGCTTCAATAGGATCCCCTCGATTAGGTAATGGCTATTTACTTTACACTCGTCTGATATAAATAAAATAGTTGACTTATTATTAATCATTGCAGGAAGGCGATCTGTATGTTCTTTACCGTGGCGAGCCGTCACGAACATCAGAACTTCCTGGATATCACCGATAAGGTAAGTGTGGGAGTGGTAGTGTTATGGTTTCGGTTCACATCCCTGAAGTTTAACATTTTCGTTCCTGTAGTTCTTTGACAGGCCGAAGATAACGCTGCCTCCGGACTCGGTCGAAGCCGCGGTTCGGTTCTTCACCCATCTGGATGAGCTGTATCTGTACAGAGATCTGTTGTTTGATTTCTTTGTAAAGATGAACAACAAAGAGATGATACGGATTATGAATATTATCACTGATATTGAGACCGTCTGAGCCCGGCTCATGGATCTTCCTCGCGGGGCGGTGAAGATTCATCTATCAATTGTCTGAGTTCCCGTGTACTGATGCCCAGTTTATTGCTGACCGCATTCATGGCGAAGAACGACGATGAATTGGACTGAACGTTTCCAATGATCACGTTCGAGGACGATGTCATGGCCGTGTGTGATCCCCCGTTATTACAAAATATGAATGAGTGTAAATGGCTCTGGATGTCTCTCGGGGTCGAATATAAATTATTTAGAGAGAGTGGGTTCACGATGAGTTTTTCTGGGCTTGGATCCACATTTTCATGTATCAGTGTTTCTTGCTCAAGCGTGGGATGGGCCTGGGCCATTTGCTCAAACTTTACTGCCGCTGAGCTTATGAGGCCGGGTATTATAGTTACATTTCCAGGGATTTGTGTTATAATACTAACTAAGTTTTTTATTAATTCTTTGGTGCATGTGATGTCTTTTGTATTAATAAATATAACGGTGCTTTCAAAAACATTCCGTGCTTCTGATTTTATATCAGGGACTTGCATGTATGTGCTGTATACGATTTTTGAGAGCTCGTTACTCTGCCACTCAATGTAAGCCTTTAGGGCACTCTGTTCTTCCTCACATCGCGTGGCCATGTTGCTTAGCGCCATCATAAATAACATGTCGTTATAACCCGTCTCATTGTCATTACTCTCCAGTAGACCCAGTTTGAGTGTGGGGTTGGCATCGAATACCAGTGAACGCAGATTGGCTAGATATATATCCATACATTCTCTCAGCGTGAATTGAGGTAGACTCATAACATGGTTCAGATCCTTCATGTGTTGGAACACACTATCCGCGTGCGCGGGCGTGAAGTTCACGCTCGCGCCTACTTCGCACATGGATGTGACATATTGCTTGAACTGTACATCTCCCAGGTTTTTTATGTTGGCTATCATGATGGTATACGGGGGGGTTACGTCCCGTCCCTGAAATATTTGTCTGAGGGACTTATTTAGCCTATGTATGAATACTGGATTTGATAAGGACTCCTCAATAAATTCTTTGCACTGTGTGATGTACGTATCCATCTTCTGATATCTATTGGAATATAAGGCGAATTTAACTACCGGAACTAGGATATTTCGCACGTGTCCGTGGGATGTCTTGGGGATTATCTCGAGCATCGTCTCGATGGTAGACATGTACATAGGTATGGGACTGTTCAATAAAGACATCATGATAGTGGATTCTTCTATCAACATGTTTTTTATTATCTCAACATCATTTTCAGAGATTAGGTCATCCAGAAAGTTAAGGTTATCGGCGTGTAGGGACCGCACGAGTGACGTGAAATCCATTGTGGTTAGTGTGGTCTGGTATCTACAGGTGTTATCTTAAATATTGTGACAGTGTTAATGGATCTAGTTCTTGAAACGGGGAACTGCTGGAGAGTGTTATGTCATCTTCGATAAATTCCGGATCTATCCGAGTCCGGGAGTCCTCTGTGGTTTCTATCATATTGGGATTCGGCGGCTCGTTTGTGTCGGTGAGCCATATGTTACCGTTATCACACATTCGGATGGCTTGCAGGATGTCATCCTCTTTGCTTAATAGGTCATAATTGTGGTCGTGATTCACCCGTTTTACAGCGTTTCCTCCTGGACATTTCCGCACGATTATTTTTGCTTTCAGGAGTCCTTTGTCTTTTAGACATATAAAAAATTTTTGGTCCTTCTTGCACAGGATCGTAATCCTGTGACGAATCTTGACATAGGAGGGTATGTTGTTCATATCTATGTTCTGTGAATCACAAACATATTAACTTCAGTTCTTTTGGAAACGGTTTCTGATCTGGATCTCAGGAAGTTTTTCTTATCGCAAAGTCTGCATCTCACGAACTCCATGAATTTAGTGCGGAACGCCATGCCTGAGAATGCGTATGCTAGGGGATTCGTGATCAGATGGACATGGGGGAGGAAGCGTATAGACGTATTCAACGCCTTCCTCTCCATCTCCCAACTACAATCAAACCTGTTTTTAATCGAGGTCAGGAAATACATCTCATATAGGAGAGCTGCCAGATAAGGTGTCTGTATCACAAGGAACGTTGCAATGAGCACGCTCACGAAAGTTAAGGTTTTTTTGATCTTAACATCTGCTGTTTTGTTGCGCAAAACCCTAAGGAACCGTATGTAAAAGAAGGTCATTATGGCCAACGGAAATACACCCCAGAGCATGCATATGATCACTTTCAGACAGATCAGTATACTTTTCACAATCTCGTTTGAAAATTCAAATGCACAGGTATTGTCATTGGACACTGTGTAAATCGGAGCCGGCGATGCACACATGTATGATAACACATAAACCAAGAGCACAGCGATTATGTGCGTTCGGTTGGGGTTATCCTTTTTGACATTAATTACGGTGATCGCTCTGTAGCGATTCAGAGATATCAGACCAATGATGGTGAAACTTGATGTGCATGCCGCGAAGTAGGTTATCGACAGTACCGTGCATGTGTATTTAGACAGAGAGGTGATTTTATGGCGATTGATCGTGATGAGAAGGATAGTTATTTGCATGCAGGCATCACTTAAAAATAGAGATATTGTGTATATTGAGGCAGCGGTGTGCTTAATTATTCTATGATAGAATATCTGAGTTAAGATAATTGACAAAGATAATGGGAGAGCGACAGATATGACCAAAGAATTGATGACGAGTTCAATGATTTCGATGGTAGATAAAGTATAGGATGGATCACAGGATGAATTTCCGTATGGTTTCTCTGTAACCTACGTATATAAAAATAATATGTATTAGACTCGTGTAAATTTATAGACTGGAAACAAGGTGTGATACTTACCTGCATAATAGTTATTGTCCGTTCAAAAAAAGAATCGTATATATCCGCTACCTGTGGATTCAATAATTATGGGGATGAAGTTATAAATATAGATCAATACTCACTGAAGCCGTGGTCGGCCAAAGAATATTCACATCCATTCCCTGCAGACGAAAGCACTATTTAACTATTGCGATAGTGCGGCCACGTTTAAAAACTATAGAATATGGAGCGCCCGATATTTATAAGGATTTCCGCCTTAGCGGGTGATTGTATAAAAACCTTCTTTAAGAATTTTAAAACGTTAAAATCTATCAATTTGGAAGAACACCCTGAGATCTTAAAGCAGTGCGTAGTGTCAGATAATGAGAGTATCGACGAAACCGCCACCTATTATAATAGGATGATGTTATGGATGCATTACTATCAAAAGATATCGAGCGATAAGCCAGATCTTTCTATATTGTGGGACAGTGTGCAATCATCTTTAAAACTTATTAAGACCAAAGCTTGTGAGAAGGGCATCCATCAGGTGGCTCTAGTTCATATGAATGTGGACAAGCTGGTTTTGAATCATATGTCTTGTCGACGACTTAATTCTGACATGGTTAAGATTGGCCAGATTTTTAGATGGGGAAAATTGATCGAGTCTGACCGCAGTCAACCTTTTGTTAATCTAAGTTTACAGGAAATCAATAACATTTACTTAAACATTTTTAAAATGCAGAGTAACTGTTTAAATCTTGAAGTCCATAAGATAGCTGACCCGTTAGGAGATAATGGGCGCCTGGTGACTCTTATCAACAATACTATCTATAAATCGTTCTTATATGTGACGCTGAAAGATACATGGAAATCTTTGGAGAGAAATGCGGTCGAGCAGGTCAATGCCAATAGACTTGCTCTATTGCAGTGTATTTCGCGCCACGGTGGCTTCGATGCCATGTATGTTAGAAAATTTTTTAATCGGCATTTTGCGGCCGAACATATAAAACATATGATGTCTAAGATAAGTGATGACTCTGCCATATTGCATCCATTTCTATTAAAAGTATCTACGATGACGCCTTATGATATGTCAGACATCTTTAAGGAATCCTACGATTATGATGCACCAAGCGATGACTATGATCCACTGAAATGTCTAAAGCAAGTGACTAGCGATGCACCTAAATCTGATGTGGCGTATTATGAAAATATGAGGAAGGTTCTAGAGAATGATGGCTTCGAGAAACATATTGAAAAACTTAAAAAGGCTTATCCAGACGCGTTTCAAGAATCATCAGGCAAGGAACAATCGTCAGATTTTGGTCAGCTTTACAAATTAGACAGGTACAGAGATAGTTTTGAATTAGAAAAGCGTGACAGGCACAGACATGAGAGCGCCGAGGCGCATAAGCACAGAGAGGTTGAAGATATCCTCTTAGATTTTGACGAACCAAGAGAGCTGAGGGATGATCTGTTCGGCCAGAGAACTAGTAGAGCAAATGTTGAGGACTTGATCAAATGGGAAAGTTTTAAGGGTGGACCTGAGTTAGTAAATCCGTGTGAGATCTCCCTACCCGAGAGTAGTGCGTCGTCATACGATGTAAACAAAGTTGAGGAGCCTAGGATTGATAGTGTTAGGGCTACATTGCCATCTAAGATCGATCTTAAGGAGGAATATACAGACGACGAAGAAGAAGAGGATGATGACGATGAGGAGTTATCATTACCGAAAGAATCATATAGAAACAGATATGTAAAGAAAAGTGATCTGACGGGAGGAGACGGTGGAAAGAAGTACATTCTATCACATAGTCCCGACACCAAAAAACAGGATATATTTGTAAATAAGGATCCTACCGTGCTCGTGAAGAATCCGTTCTCTGAGAATGCGAAGCAGAAGCTCCTTGATATGTTGAATGTTCGGAGTTCTACTTATAAAGTGGTCGATTCCCCTTTTAGAGTGGATCCGACCGATGCGAAAGCTTCGGATGATGGATTGATGTCTGAAAAAGCAAAGGAGGCGTCATTAGAAGCAGTCGCGGAGCAGTTCAAAAATGACTTACCTGTCGGCGAGCAAGGCGAAGATGATGTTGACGCACCTTTGTTGGAGGAGGACTCGGACGACGTGTTTGCCAACGATGTGCGGAGTAACAGTACCGTCATAGAGTCTCTTATAAATAATATTAGGCGGGTGAGCGTGGGTTTAGAGACAACGTTGCATAACATCAAAGGGGAGGATACAGATGTAAAGGCGACGAATGGAGACGCCGTGACGAACACGACAGAGGAGAAACGTGACGCAAAAGAATCTACAGATCAGCCTTTGAAAGAAGCTGAGGAATGATTTATTGTGCGTATATTTCACGCGGAATTACAGCAGGGAAAATTTTCTTTGGGCAGTTTGATGTTTCCCACGAAGAAATTGTCCATCACGTTGAAGCACTGCATGCACAGCGGGTTGTGGGGTGTATTTATCTTTAAGGTTTTGTGCACCAAATAAAGCTTGGCTATGGGGGTTCCCTGTATAAGCAAGAAATTTGGAGATGTTGACCTCAGTGTTATAGCCAGCAGTCTGTTTTCCGACCACACTCCGAACTGTGTTTCGAAGTGTCCGTCGCTTGGAATTCCAGAAATTAAAAAATTAAAGATATTGTTTGTCTCGTATGTGATTGGGTATGTTATCGTGTGATAGCACGTGGGGTAGAAGTTGATGTCGTAGGGGGCATATATCGTCGCCTCGTATAGGTTTGGGTGGTGCAGGTCAGAGTTCATGGTGTTGAAAGCGTCACCGGTGAATAACAATCTGGGGTTAGATGAGAATATAAGAGGGTATACTGAGGCCTTGCTGTTTATATCGAAACGGGCGGTCAGATTTGACGGTAGCGCCCGCATATCAAAATAGAGGGGCGTCTGCTCGCACGCGGCCGTGGCCACGGAACCTTTCACGAAGTTACTGTCCGGGAAGAATATCATCTGCTCCACGTTGATGTGAAGTATGTGCCCGTCGCATGGGCACTTCACGTTGTTCCTGAATCTTATGTACATATGGTGCTTTTTCGGCGGATTTATCCACGTACCGAAGAAGTGTGCCCTAAACACGGACTGAAGCTCTTTCCTTGATGTGTCCTTGTACTGCCTGTGCCATTTGATGTTTTCTATCTTTATGGCGTATGAGTTTTCGGTGCATTTTATGATGGTCGCCTTTCCTGTCCTGTCACTGGGCGGGAATATATCCCCTCTGAACATGTTCACCTTCATGAAGTAGCTTGGGATTTTGCTCGGTACGAACGGGAGCATTAGACATCTGTGGAAAAATCCGGTTGTGTTCGACACGGTCGATAGGAGTTCTTTTCTGTAAGAGATTGTCCCCGCGATCCACCCACCCTTGGTGACTGTGGGGTTCATCACGACATTGCTGTCTATAGGAGTGACCACTAAAAAATATAATTCCTCCGGCATGAAGGTCCTCGGCAGTGTCGTGCTTATCCAACTTATGATGAGATCGCCTGCCGAAAAGTATTTCCCAGTATCTATCAGCAATGCTCTCATATCTATAAAACCCTTGGTCGCGATGTATATCCCGTTATGGGGAACTTCCGTCACGTGGAATTGTTGTACTACATTGGACATGTGTATGTGGTAGTACTGCTTTGACCCCTTGACGAACATGATGTCTCTCCTTTGTCTCTGTTCATATATTGTATAAGAGAATTTTTTGGAATACTTTTTCTTAAGGATTTTCTTGCAATTCAGAAATACGGTATCCATTGTGTTATGGGAATCGGTCCTCGTCCTCCTGCTCGTCTAAAAAAAAGCACATTCTGAGACGCTGTGTGTATTTGTCCGTTCGGCTCGAGATCTGTGTTTTTTTCTATTTCCGTGGGGACGCTGGATATTCTCGATAGTGTGATCTCATTGGATATCCTGTAGAAAGTCTTTCTATAAAGGCGTGGCGGACCCGAGGAGTAACACCTCATTGAATCCTGCCGTGGCAAACATGGCTACGGCGACACAGTTTTCGCAAATAGAGTTGGCCCAATTTACAACCTTGTGCTGTCGCGCAGACTTTCAGGGTCTAAGTGAATATCTGGTCAAGTTTCACAATTGGTGTTTCTCGATCCCTTCCAGCAGTGGCAAGTGGTTTCGGATCACGAACGGTGTCGACATAGCGGGCTATACGCTAGATAATTATAAGCAGTTTCAGTACAATTATCTGGGAAGATGGGAAGGCATGCAAGTTATCGGGGCGATACAGGACGATGGATACGAACTTCCAGTGATGTGTGGAGAGAATCTTGGGATATACTTGCACAAACCGTCAAACGATTGCATCTATCTGATGGCGGACAATATAAATCTGTTCTACAAGATCGGATTCTACAGGATAGAGGCAGAGGATGATGACGTGAGCTCAAAAGTCGATGCCCCTGTGCAGTTCAGGCGCTTTGAGGACCTCGTGAGGGAGGACGCGCTGCGGCTCATCACCAATACCAACGTGAAGCAGTTTAAGAAGTTCCACACCAATTATACTGTGAAGCATAAGTTTGTTAACTGTCTGCTTGACTATGAACCCCTGTCCAGGTGCAGGTCCCTATACGAGGTCAAGGAGTATGTGGAGTGTAACATTGGGTTTGAGCTTCCTGTTATATGGCCGTCCTCGTATGTCGTGAGGATCACCGACCTGCAGCACGCGGACCTGACATCGAAGGCCATCTCGTGCTTTCATTCTGCGTGTGAACAGCATCATGAGAATGTGGAAGTAATAGGGAGGGTTAAACGGGCCAATTCCACCGAATCTAGGTTTTACTCGTTACTCTTAATCGGGGAGTCTGGGGTTATTTATCTGTTTGGGTCTCTACACAGAAACTTTGATGAGATGGCTACGAATCTGCATGCCTTTGTTCGGCACGGTCTTTCTAGAGAGATCTTCGATTTTGGATATGACAACATAGGTCTGGTTGCCAAATCATTTGGTTCGGTGTCGACGATAGGCACCACGCTGGTGCCGAGAAATGCGATGCTGCAGGGGCATCTGCGTAAGTATCTGGGGTCTTTGCCCTATTCCTCCCACGCATATCATGTTATTGATCTGTGTATCTCATTGCAGGTATGGTCGAAACGACGCGCAGGATCTGCGAGCTATATCGGGGTAATGTGGAAAACATGAGGCATGTGGAAGCGGCGGTGAAAAAAGATAGGGATGGAAATTATGTATTTGACATGACTCCAGGGCAAACATACAGACTGACATGGCCTCCTGGATATGCCCTGACCGTGGGGGAACCTACGGTTTTTAACTGTGAGATGGACTTTGGATTCCTCAGACATTTTGATATACTGGGACTGCATGAGAAGTTGGTCCCCGTTGGGTTCGCGCACCCATGTATGCGGAACCCTGACGTGTTTCTGGATCCGTATGTTTTTATAAGCAATTTGCAGAGGATGTTCGCCCTCGATGTCGATGAGAGCATTTTATACCTTTTGTCCGAGACCATCCACGGGTTCATCTCATCGGGGCTGAGGAATCTTGGTATGTTGTACGATGCCAATCTCACCTCGAATGAGGAGAGGTCTTGGTTTGGGTCCACGACGTCTGAACACAGGAAGCTCTGTATGTTGCATAGGAATCATGCTGGCATGAAAGAGTATGTGAGGAAACACAGTGGAGAGGTCATCTATTTCAAGGTTTTTAGCGCATGCAATTTCATTCTCTGTTGCAAAGATGATATAGAATATTCAGGAAATAGGGGAAGTATAGAGGAACTCGAAAGAGAGGATTTTTATGTTGTGGGGACTATATCCGGTGACGTTAGAGACCCATCATGTAGACATGTGATCCTCCTCGATTCGAGTATGTCCGTGTACTGCTTCGACGGACACAGGGCATCGAAGATTTCTAGGAGTCTCAGAAGCTTTATAAGACAGGGCCCTTCTGAATTTGAGAAGAGGTGCAGGGGAGAACGTCTCGGGGAGGAAGACATCTACGTCCCCTTGCACGCCATAGAGGAAGCGGTATGGACGGATAACCGGGTCAATGCGCCTAATATATCACCGATAAGGTCTCTGATGGCCAAGACTAGGTACGATGACCTCGACATATGGGGGTGTAGGGTTTTCACGTCTACACTGTATGTTTTTCAACCCTGTTTCCATCTGTTTTTACGTAGAACGGAGCTGACCAGCGTATATTATTATGAGGTGGGACAGATCGACGATGATGACTTGTTCAGTCAGAAATTTGTGTCAAGATACTTGAAAAAGAGAAATGCGTGTTCCTCTTTGTTAAATGTCAAAGGAATAATCCGTATTTCGGGAGAGAGGATCTGGAACTCCGTGGAAGCCACGCTCCACGGAAGATATCTGATCAAGGGGTTCACTCTTTTTTGGGACAGTCTGATGTGGGTGGTCCTATTGGATCTACAGAATGAGATGCATAAATATCCTTTCACGTATATGCGGCTCAGCACATTTATAAGACATTTGTCCGAGGCTAAGTTCTTCGATGATTACCCCGCTGCGTGTCAGCCAATATCAAAGATTCTGGCCATAAGTCTGCACGCATCCTCATCTCTGTACGCGTACAGAGATCAGTTCTCTATCGCCTATTGGGTGCGGTATTCTGCAGAGTATGCCATGTTCCTGTTACACGTGTTCAAAAAGATGGTCCATCAGGTGCCCGAACCGGATCAGAAGATGTTGGCCGGGATCATCCCAAACATCTTTATGGATGATGATTACTGTGAGATGGAGGATAGAGATTCGGTGTTTTTCAGGGAAGACGTTTATATGCTGATGGAGACCTTTCTGATTGAGACGTGTGCGCTGCTGTGTGGGTGCGAGGATTGCAAAGGTTCTGTTGTGTCTATGTGCATCAAGCATCAGCAGGGAGGTGAGAGGTACACATCGAATGGGCCTCATCTTTTTTTCAGAGCCTGTCCAGAGATGGGTAGGTTTCCCCCCCCCGTCCTACCTCACGTAGAGAGCCACTACAAGCGGGTCATATTTAACTGTTTACAAGAAGACTTCTGCCTATCCCTCCTTGAGGGGAATATAGGGAGACACTGCCTCCCTTTGAGTGTGAAGGGACTGGAGACGAGCGGTGCGAAGAACATATTGTCGGTTTTGATAAATCTGGTCTTCGTGGCGTACATCTGTAAGACTCTGTACAAGGTCCTGAGGATCGAGAGTGGTCTGTGCAAAGACTATTTCAAAAAGTGTATGGGGGAGTTGTTCGAGTATCAGAAAGGCAAGGTCGGTCAGGACTGTGGCGATGAGAAAATCACATATGAACTGCTTATGAAGTGTGAGGACTGTCTCCAACAGGTTAGCGACGAGGGTGAGGCGGTGACGTGTCTGACCGAGAACGGTTTTTCGGGCATCGACACGTTTCTGTACAGGCTGTTTGAGTATTGCCAGGGAAATAATTACAGCGATAAGGAGTTTGTAAATATTCTGTCTATTGTCCCCCAGATACTGCTGTATATCAAGGAGTATAAGGAGTATTCTACAGATAATGTCATGAGAAGCTTTTTGTTACACTACTTGTACATAAATAGACAGTTCATACCTATCTATGGCGAGCAGCTGTTGGCCGAGAAGGTGGTTCCGGGCTTTATTCTCATGAACCACGGTGATGCTGACTTTTACTCTATAGTACGTGATAAAAAGAGGGGGATTACCGATGATATATTGAGTAATTCCGTTGACGTGGATGGTCTGCTGTGTCTCACGTTCAGTTTTGTCAGGAGGTACTTTCTGTATGCCGGCGGGAGACAGGAAGTGGATGTGCCAACACCCAAGAGGAAGACGTTCTTTACGTTAAGTTCCTCTAAATTGCCCGATCCTAAATGTATGTATTATATACCTAAATAAGCTTCTGTACGTTCACAGTATTAAACTGATCGCATCAATAAAAAGTGTGAGAAAAAATGGACCTGGTGTGTCATGATCTGTACACGGGACCCGTCAAGGACAGTGTCATATACAATGTCCCGAGCCACCCGTACCTGTCTATATGCTTCAAGGATGTCAGATCCCTGAAGGTGGATCTGACGGACATCACGGATGACATGCTGATAGACAGTGGGTCTCTGACGGCGGAGGACCTTTACTCGGTCAGGGGGCTGGATTATGTTGATGATAGCGTTCTGTGGGGTTTCTTGGTCAGACCCGTTTTCGAAGATCTCAGCGCGGAATCTTCCAAGGACAGGGTACTCGAGTTCATCGCCCTGTTACGGGGCCTCAAGTTCAGGGACTGTTCTAAGTTCGTGGAGAATGTCAACCTGTTGACCATCATCAGCCATTTCGTGCTGAGTGAATATGTAGTGGACGTGACGAGGAAGAACACTAAGGCGTATTATTTTAACAAACTGATAGAGATCCTGGACTCCCTGTTCTTCCAGTTCATTCTACTGAGGAACAGATGTGAGGCCGATGTCATACAGTTCGTGTTTTCCCTCCTAATCAACCCCAAGGAGCACAAGAACGACATACCTATGCCCACGATGAGTAGACTCAAAGATTACATCAGCGACACGGTGTACTACAACTACGTGAATAACGCGGAGTATGTGACTCTTTTGCTGTGTCACTGCAGGCGGTGCAGGTTCAAGGCGTTCTGCCGGGGTGTGGGTAGAGAGCGTAAGGTAGCTCACGGGGTGTTCGCGCTGGAACACCTAGAGCTGTTGCACATGGACAGGGAGGAGTGTGAGCGGTTGAATAAGGTGATAGAGGAGGACCTGGGGTACACTCTGTTGCATCGAGCGATAAACAATAAGGAGCTGCCCATCAACAAGTTTTCCGAAGACATCGGCAGGACTCACCGAGACATGATGATACTGAAGGTCTTTTATAATATCATTTTTGTCATGTCTCTGGCGAGGCATGTGAAAAATTGTATGGAACGAGACCTTGACCTGTTGAGGCGTACTTTTTTAGATTTGGTCGCGGATCTCAGGGGGTCACTGACCAGGAGGAACAGTCCCCTGGTTCGGAACATGTTGAGCTGTTTGACACACGTGAAGGATGTAACTGCTATGGAATTTCCGGGGACGTGTGTTCTATTTTTGAATAGTGCCTTTCCCATATTAGAGGAACGCCCAAAGAATCAGCACAGGATCACGCTTCTATTGGAGCACCTTTGCATGCGGAAACTGGAATGTAGTGAGGAGACTTTTCAACCAATGAAACTTGTCAGACATCTGAGACATGATGTGCTGGAGGGATACTTAAATTCCATAAGCCTGACCTATGTCTCCAGTCCTCTGCGGTTCTCCCGCCTGTCGGATAATAACTTATACAACGTTGGTACGTGGAGGGGTCTGTTCCCTCACGTGGTCCCCCTGTCCGTGAGATGCAGTGTGTCGTTCGAGGCTAGGCTGTGTGAGCATCGGTTGAGGCAGAAGAGGATTTATCGTAAGAGACAGATTATTAAAAAGGCTCGCGATAGGGCGTTCCGCGCCAGGGAGGTCAGAAGATGCGTGCCTGCGTAGAGGCTGAGAAGGACATAGCGGACGAGGTAGCTGAGTCCAGGGGGACTCTCATGACACGTTTTATGTATCGCGCGAAGGGGTACCTGAGCGCCAAGAGAGATTTCGAGGGCCTATTTAATGTCTCCCACAGCTTGGAGGAGGTCGTTCAGTACGTGGTCCTGAACTGTGGCAAACGGCTGTCGCTTGCCTGGCCGGCCGGGGCGAAGCTTACGCTCGGATTATGTAATGGTGATAGCTGCCGCGGAACACGCGCGGCGGAAGGGTCTACCCGCCGGGCGGAGCGTCCCGAGGGGATGGTGATCATAGGGAGGGTTTACGCGCAGTGCCATGTAGACGTGAATGGGTGTTTCGTGGCCATGTCGGAGGACGGGGCTGTCTATGCCTTTCCCACGGAACCGGTTGTGGGCTGGGTCATCGTCGGCGAGGATGTGGAGACGTTTATACGTCTCGGTCTGTGTAAACTCAGGCTGTTTTGTGACAGGGTGAGGGGCCGCGCTGCGTGGGACAAGCGCGTCGCTGGAGATGGAAAAGAAATACCAGGCGACGGTCCACATTCGGCGGATGTTTGTAGACCTGATCAGGAACTACACCTCGGATGACGTTGTGAGGGGCTTCGTCGCGAAGAACTGCGGCCTCGCGATACCCTTTTACTGGCCTCAGGGCTTTTTTCTGTACATATGTGAGTATGACAGATTGGGATATGATGTGGATGTCATAATAAAGTTGGAGAAACTGTTGTGCTGTCCGGAGCGATTGATCTGTCTTGGTTTCGTGTCTGACGATCGCAATGTCGGTAAGAACGAGTTGGACGTGTTGGTGCTGATCGGATCCGGCGGAAGGTTCTACGCCGCGTGCGCCAGGACCTGTGCCGAGCTGTACAGGATAGGGGACACGTTTGACAGTTTTATTTTCAAGGGGCTGAAGAGGTTCTACCCTATCTATCACCACGTTCCGGAGTTCGCCGTGGCGGATGCGGATGATGCGATGAGAGCCGTGGACGGCGTGCAGGCGGTGAAGGCCCTCAGGAAGACGCACGGGTTCAGGACCTTCAGACTCGCGTGGCCAGAGAACGAAGAGATGGTCATCTGCGACACGGAGGACGACATGTTCTGCTCGAACGCCGTGAAGACGCTGCTGTCCGAGATGGAGAAATTTGGCAGTTTTGGCCGGAGGGGGGCGTGTCGATCCCTGTGGGTTTCGTTATATATGCATGTGTCTGGGCGGATATTTTCGTATGATGACAATATCGGGGAGCTGACTTATATCGCGGAATGCTTTCACCATTTCCTAAAACTGGGGGTCAGGGGACACTACAAGGACCACTGCCTCTCCGGGGACTTTTCGGGACTGCGCAGGAGGGTGCCCTGCCCTAACAGTGAGGCGTTTTTGCGGAAGACGGCCAAGTTCGACGCGAACGACACCGTTCTGTTCATGTACCGTCAGCGGAGATATCGCCTCGGTCATGTTAGAAAGGAGTCTTACCGCCTCTGATGTATTGTGCGCGAGATATTTGTGACTTCCCCCGTTCTTATTGGTCATGCTCGGGATTGATAATAAAGTTTACTTTTTCTTCGTCGGTGTGATGGCCGGTTTTAACGTGTGGGGCGCCGGATGTTATCCGGATGATGCGTCGGGTGTCCTGCGGGAACTCATCTCTGTGCAGAGGGAGTTGTGCGAACTCGACAGATTCGCTCGTGAGAGGGAAGGGGCGCGCCTGGGGGTGTGCTGGCCCGACGGAGCTCACATCATCATCCAGGGCAAGGAGAGCCTCAGTTTCACCGATCGGGATGTCTTCAGGCTCTCCCGGGACCATCTCTGCTGCGAAGAGGAGCTGGTGATCCTGGGGAGCGCGGTGTTTGTGTTTGACGTGGACATGGTCGTGACGGGGACGGTTATTTTGGTGGGGGACACCGGTAGCGTCTACATGTTCAATCGCTATTTCGGCAGTGGGCTCTACTTTCTCGCGGACGATTGTCTGGAGCTGTTCCGCAACGGCTTCAGGCTGTGCGAGGCCCTGTACTCCTTCACGCCGCTTCTCTCGCTGGGATGGCCGGACGAGTGCACCTACAGTCTGTTCGACATCATACGTTTTGCGGAGACCCACAAGGGGGCGGTCATAGGGCTGCCCTGGCCGGCGGACACGAGCCTGATGATCGATGTGCCCGACGACCCGGTCCTGAGGTGGCCGTGCGTCCACAGGGGATACTCGGCCATGGCCCTGGGGAGATTTGTCGGACGCAACATGTGGAAGCCCCTCGCCGAGTGGATCGTCGTCATCGACAGGTGCGGAGGGGTGTGTGCGGTGAACATGAGGACCTCGCAGCTGCGTAGGTTGGCGCCCACCCTCCGATCCTTCCTGAACAGGGGCCCCAAAGGACTCTTTGTCAACTTTTGCTTTGTCCCCAGGTACCTGCGGGAGTTCACGCTGCCGGTGGCGTGCCCCCACGTCAGGGGCGTCGAGCTGCCCAGTGTGTACAATATTGGGGTGAGGGACGCGGAAGAAGATGGCTAGGACGCTCGTGTTTATATTGTAAATAAAAAATTGTTTTTATTGAGATTAAGATGCGGACGCGTCTATCGAGAGAGTTTCTGTGCGTTAGTCGATCAGTAAACGATTAGGTTAGTTTGATGCCTGTCCGGTTAGTAGGATTAGCGGGGAGGGGAGAGATTTTACTCATCTGATAAGAATTCCTTGCTGAAGCGGCAGAGCCACGTCTGCTCGGTCATCACCATGGGTGGGAACAGGGCTTCCGAGGACAGCTCCCGGAGGAGGGTCATCTCCTCGGCGTACTCGTTCAGCCCCGTGATGTACGTCAGGCTCGTGTTCAGGTCGCGGTGGCCGTAGCTATCGGGCGCGGGCTGGCCGCGCGTGGGGAAGGCGATACCGGGGCACAGCAGCGGCCTGGACAGGATCGTGTCTTGCTGCGTCCCCTTGGAAGGGTCCGGCGAGTACAGCGCCATCTCCTTCAGGGGGTTCATGCACTGCAGGGGGTTGTCCCCCCTCCAGTCGTAGATCGTCGAGTAGCGGCAGCTCGACTGCGGCCGGGGAGGGATCTTCACGTTCACCAGCGTCAGGTTAGAGGTGTTCTGCAGCACGCACTCTCCCCTCTCCATGGGGGAGATCTGGAACCTTTTCTCGCACGCCTGCAGTATCCCCGACCTGATGAGGCCCGGGTGGAGCATGACGTTGTTCAGCGACGCGTGCCGCACGACGGCGAACAGGCTCTTCAGGATCAGGCTGAAGGCCGGCAGGTCTAGTTTCTTGTGCCGGCTCAGCAGCTCTGACATCGTGTGCACAAACTGCTCGTAGCACTTCCGGGCAGCGGGCACCTGCAGGCACACCAGGTACATGGACTCGTCGATCATGCTCAGGCTGGACGTGATGTTGTAGTACAGGTCTTCCAGGGTCTTCTCGAACATCCACACCAGGTGCCCGAACCCGATCAGGAACATGGTGTCGTTGCAGGTGGACTCTATGTCCGGCGTCTGCGTGAGGCTGCACAGCAGGCTGAACCCCGCGGCCTCGGACTCGTCCCCGCCGTCGAAGCGCACGGCGTCCCTGATGATGTCCGCGTACATGTCCAGGCCCCGTGTGAAGCGGAGGCACATGAACAGGGGGCAGATGCTCAGGAACCGCAGCATGCAGTTCTTGCGGAACAGGTCTAGGTCCAGACCGTACACGCACCTGTCGCCGTTCGAGATGAACACGGGCTTCGACAGCGCGCCCTCGATCACCAGCAGGCACCGTATCGCCGCGTCGTCCGTGATCTGCGTCCCCCCCAGGAGGTACAGGACGTTCTCCATCCTGTTGCTCACGGGGAGGATGTGCCGCGAGAACGAGCTCCGCACCACCGTGATGGTCGAGGCCGTCACGGGGTCCTGCAGGATCCTCTTCAGCCGCCGCAGGATGCTCATGCCCTTGAAGTAATAGTTGGACAGCACCGCCAGCCGGATGACAGGCTCCGTGGCGCGGAAGGTCGACAGCGCCCCCGGCGACGGCCTGGGGTTCAGCAGCGCGTCCAGCCAGGTAGCTCGCATGGGCACGCACCTGTTCAGGTTCTCGATCTCCCGCATCGACTGCGGGTGCAGCTGGTTGCAGATGAATTGGCTCAGGGACTCGTCCAGGAGCTCGGGCAGGAACCCAAAGTTGGGCAGGCGCACCTGCTGCCCGGTCCTGGCGTCCGGCGCCACGTCGGGCCCCGCGCGACCCCGGGGGGGTTAAGGCCGCGATGGAATTCGGAGGATTTTTTACTGAAAATCTGTATTTTTACCTCAGAAATGTGTGTATGTACTGTGAAGTTTGTGAGCATAGAAGCAGTTAATCCCTTTGGCAGAAACAGGCCGCCTTTCAGAGAGCATAGTCAAGACTTTGAGAGAGCCCTGAGAGGGTACAGCAAAGAGCACTTATGCAGTGTTGTTACACAGTGTTCTAAAGATTTTGTGCAAATGTTGTTTTCCCCGATAGTGCCCCTCTTGAGACATACACAGATAGCGCAAGAATGCTGAGACGGTTGCTTAAATCAAAGTTAAAGTATGTGTTCTGTTTTCCCCATAAAG